CTGTGTTGTATGAAGGCGGTATTGACCGTTGGTCCGGTATGTTAGAAATTGCGCGCATGCTGGGGTATGTGGATTTGGTGAGTGGTTCTTGGTATCAACGCACTGCCAAAGGCGGGTTTGATCCAGAAAAAGAAAAGAAATATCGTAAGGCAGAGCTGGGAGATGACTTCTGGTATCCGCTGCTGGAAAACCCAGACTTTGTTGACGATGTGAACAACATGTTCGGTATCTCTCAGAGTTCGGTTATGCCTGCAGATATGCTGGAGCGCCTCGATAATGTCATCAAAACAACCGAGTAATATTGCAGGGGGAGGAGACTCCCCCGTTAATTACAAAATCATCGACCCTGGTTCTGATCAGTTAGCAATAATCGAAATAACGGAAGGCAAATTCCGTGGCGTTCAATTTCGTATAGGGAAAGTGGGTGTCCATTTAGATAATGGAGAGCCTCGGTTATCCTTTACAACAGATATATTGAAGAAACCATGGCGTTTGTTATTTGTTAATTTGAAAGAAAATGACTTGTTCACTGTGGTGTCTGGGGATATCTTAGTTGATCTGATACAGCAAAATGCTCAGGATTACAACAAAATTTTGGTGGGGTAGTTGCCAATGTTACTCGAATCTGTCGTGCTTTCCCAATTAATCTATAACGAAGAATATCAAAGAAAGATCCAGCCGTATTTGAAAGCCGATTATTTCGATAACGAAGGCGAGAAAATTATATTCGGTCTCATTGACCATTACACTTGCGAATATAATGCTCGTCCTTCGGTTGAAGCGTTGTCTATTATGCTGGAAAAGACTTCGCTCAACGAACACGTATTTGATCAGGCCATTTCTGCTCTTGAAAATATTAATGACAATACCTTTCATCAGGACTGGTTAGTAAAAGAAACAGAAAGTTGGGCGCGTCAGAAAGCTGTTCATAATGCGATTAGACAAGCTGTTAACATATACGGCGATGAAAAACGCAAAGATGAGATGAACAACATCCCCACTTTGCTGCAAGAAGCCCTGGCAATCCAGTTTGATTCATATCTTGGCCACATCTATTGGGAAATGGCTGAGCAACAATACGACCACATGAACTCTAATGAAGCGAAGATCCCTTTCGCTGTAGAGATATTCAACAAAGCAACTCGTGGTGGTGTTGGTAAGAAAACATTGAACATCGTTACAGGTGCAATTAACGCAGGTAAGACAACAACTCTGATTGATTTGGCTGCTGGTTATGCCGAGCAGGGGTTGAATGTGTTCGTATTCACCCTCGAAGTGGCTGAGAACGTCTGGCGTCACCGCCTTGATGCCCGTATGATGCGCAGGGACTTCGAGTCCTTAGAGAAGCTCTCACGGCACGAGTATATTGCCACCATACAAAAACTGAGAACCCGTCAAGACGGTTCTATGAAGGGTGATATTGTTATCAAGGAATATCCTTCGGGCGCGGGGCACACAGGTTTGTATCGCCGCGATATTCTTGATTATGCGACTGCAACAGGAATTACACCTGATGTTATCATCATTGACTACCTGGGGGAATCGGCGTCTTCTCGTCTCCCAGCCCACTTGATGCAAAACACCAACGTGTATTATACATCTGTGGCGCGTGAATTCCGTGCTCTTGGGTTTGAGTTTGATTGCCCTGTTTGGACAGGTATGCAGTTTAACCGTGAAAAGCAATCAGCAACCGATGGTGATATCAGTGACTTGGCAGATGCTATCGGTATCCCGAAGGTCGCTGACTTTATCATGGCATTTTATGCCCCAGACGAACTGGCGGCTGTTAAGAAAGCCAGAGCATCAATCTTGAAAAATCGTTATGCCAACAAGCAGAAACTCAAATCATTCTTGTTTGGTATGGATCAAGATAAACAGATCTTGTTCGACTTGGATTGGAATGAAGTCAAACGAGATCTGACTGATGAAGAAGCCCGTTATGTTGAGAACGTGCATATCAAACATGATTTGAATAAAACAGGCGACTCAAATGATGTTAAAAAAGCCGAGACCGTCAATAGTTGGAATTTCGGTTAACTTCAATAATGGCGGTCATAGGGTATAATCTCTATGATCTGAATATTAACCCAGGAGCACATCATGTCGGATGTTGCATTTATAGCTGACCTGATTCAGGCGGCACAACAGGTGTGCCAGTCTGGACAAACCAGTCTCAGTCTCTCTACAGAGCAGACATTGGAATTTTATAAGAATCGTCGGCATTGGGGTAAAGCAGTCAAGATACATTGCGAACCAGGGGAATTGGTTCAGCTTGATCTTCCGTCTTTCCCGTTGCCAGTGCAGACCAATACTCAGGAATATTATAAAGTCGAAGGCGTCGACATTATTCCTAAGTTTGGTTTCCACAGTATCGTTTATTTCTTCCTGCGCCGTTTGGGGACCAGTATTGGCCCACTCGGTTCTCGTCATTAATGAGGATATGTTATGTCAGTTGAACAAATCGGGTTTTACCAACTTCCTTCTGATCCTAAACTGCGTCAAAAGATGATGCAGACTTTGGAAAATTGCCGCGCCGCCCAGATCCGTATCAAGTCTGAACAGACATTTGTTACCGAAGCTCTGGCCGAATTGGCAAAAGAAACAGGCATCAAAGCCGTTGATCTGCGCAAAGTCGTTACTGACCGCGCTGGCGGAACATACACCAAGACCATCGAGACCAGCGCCAAATACCAAGATCTCTATGAGTCTCTTTATCCTAATGCAGCGCCTGATCGTACAGACGATCCTCAGCCGTAAATTCCCAGAAAGCCCAACAAATTGTTGGGCTTTTTATTTGAAACCTTTACTTCAATAAAACATACGGCTATCATTTAACCTACTTTGAAAAGTTTCACTACATCATGAGAGGCAGATATGAAAGCCAAGACCTTCAGTATTCCTATCGACAACATTGGTCGTGTCAAGGAACGTCTGGCCAAACTTGAAAGAACGGCCAAGCGCCTGAATCTCGAGTTCCCTCTTGTCGAATACAGCGAACCATACAAAACCCAGCATCGCGATTCTATCACTGGTGGAAAATTCTATCGGTGGTGGCAGGATTGCACACTCACTGGTGAAGGCATCGACCGCCCCGTTTCCTACGGCGGGTGGAGCATTATTGGACAATTCAATCACCAATATCCAAAAGTCATCTTGAATAAATTAGCAGATGACATCCATCCTAATTTCATTCAAAGATTCGAAGCCGAAAACGTGTCTTGGTGTGAGCATTGTAATAAATCTGTGCGTCGTCATAACACATATGTTGTTCGTAACGAACAATCCGGCGCTCAAATGCTGGTCGGTAGTAGCTGTATGCATCATTACGTTCCTCATCAGAAATCACTTGATGCTGTGATGTCTTATTATATGTCAATACATGAAATGTTCTCACCTGATGAAGATGACCCTGAAGGCATTTATCGAGTGAACGAACCTGATTACGTTGACACTGAAGGTTATTTGCGGAATTGCTTTCAGGTTCTGCTGTCTGGCATGAGTATGAAAAGCGATGATTTTGGTCGAGTTCTTGGTCATATTTCTAGCGGGACTCGTCCGGAGAAAGGTTCTGACATTGAGATATTCTATAACAAGGCAGTTAAAGCCCGTGAAGATGCTCAATCAGAGATGTACCATATGATGCTTTTCATCGCCGCGTTGTCTGAGAACAATGATTTCAACGTTCGTCTGAAACGCATGTGTGAACCTGGATATCATCTCGTTAAGGACTCCACGACAGTTCGTTGGGGAGCAGCAAAGTATTATGATTATATTCACACCCCGCGCCAAATGCGTTCCGTATCAAATTGGGTGGGAGAAGTCGGTGAAATGTTAGAAGTGCAAGTCAGATTCGAAGCAAGGATTTTCCTGTATTCATCTGATTATGGCGACACGTATCTGTATACTTTCAAAACCAAAGAAGGCAATACCATTACATGGAAGACTTCTTATATGGAAACCGAATTCCTGGAAGGTGATATGATCATCTGTGGTCGTGTTAAAGAATTGACCGAATTCAAAGGTGTTAAACAAACTCAGGTAACAAGGGCAAAACTGAGGAAATTATGATTCTTTTACAATTTGTTTTGAAAGCATTTGCATTCGGTCTTATCGCATGCGGAGTGATCACAGCTATGCTGTTAATCATAGCCCTGATCATCCCCTTTAAGAGGAAACGCTGATGGAATGTTCATGCGGAGGGCAAGGCACAAGTGCGTACTTGCCATTTAACACCGTCAAGGAAGCCGAAGACGCTGGATATGCCGTGGACAAGGCTCCCTGTGTAATTGCCATTAAGGATTGCCCGTGCTGTAAGAGGCACTCTCAGGACGTTTGGTATGCCCCAGAAGCAAAGGGCAAAATTAATTTATTGAATATGATGAGGAAGTAATATGACCACACTCGTAGAAACATTATTCCCAGGATGCACCCTTGGGCGCGGCGGTAGCGAAGCCAACGGGCTGGCAATTGACGCCGAACCCCAGAACTGTGTTGTTATCGACAAGTTCCATGACAACCACTATCCCCTGAGCCATCGCCGTGATCATTATCTGGTTTCTGTGGGTGAAACATTAGTCTCTCTTCGCATTTGTGAAGCAATGCCTGGTTATGGTTATGACGCATTTGCATATATCCATAGCGTTTCCAATGGGGAAATGGGGAAAGAAACCCTGACTGAACAATTCAAAGGATGGAAAGAATCTTTTACGTCCGTCAAACCGCCGAAGAAATAATTGAGGATTATATTAATGTCACTGAAAAATTTACTGAAACGCATCTTCACCACCGTTGAAGCGAACGTCACCGCAGGTTTAGATAAACTGACTGATACTGAAAAGCGTCTGAATTTGGCTGCGCGGAAACTATCTGATCACATCCGACGTTTAGAAGAAACTCGTGTAACTAATGTCCGTCAAGGCGTTAAGATGAAGAAAACAGCTGATGAAAATCTAGCAGAAGCCATTAAGCGGGAAACAATTTTGAAAGACGCCATTGCCCGTGGCGTAACGCCTACTCGCGCCGATGCGTTAATCATTCTTCATCGTCGTCGTATGGGCGAAGCCTTGTTGGAAAAAGTTAAAGAGATTGAATCTGGTAGCGTAAAATTAAATTCAGCAATTGTTCAATTGGGCGACAAATTGGATGTTGTTAAGTCTAATCTCGAATTAGTTCGCGTTCAAAAAGAATCCAATGATCTCGGATTAACTCTGCCGGAAGATATCGATTATGCTGCTGATATGGTCAGCATTGACGTTGATTCTATTCTGCGTGAAGCCGAAATTGCCGACTCCAATTATTCATCCAATAATCCGTCAACGATTGAAGCGGACAACTATCTGGCAAGTTTATCAAAATAATTTGAGAGGGGCAAAGCCCCTCCAATCGGGGGATTTATGGTAATTATTGACTCAACAGATATTTTGATTTCGGTTTTTAGTATTATTGGCGTCTTCACCCTCGTGTGTAGTATCAAAAAATCAATTCGAAAAAAGGTTGTTGATGTTGTTGTTGCCTCAGATTTACAATTAGAAGATACCAAAGAAAATTCTAAGGATATAAAACAAATTCTGGCCAGCCGTGTAACCAAACGAATTTCACAGGAAATGGAAGATTTCAGTTTGGAGCAAAAAGACCCCAATACCACTCCTGAAGAATATTTCCAATATTTTATGGAAGGGTTGGGTTGGCCATTCATAGAATATTGTATCTTAAGAACGAATTATTTCTATGTGACCATAGTATGTAAAGGTGATCAACAGGTTGCCGAGCCTAAACAAAGGGTGTGGTTTTATAATTACTCAGATTCAGATAATCACTTCTTAGTATCTCTTCATAGATTGTTTAAGGAGTATATGGACAACGGAAGCACACAAACCCCCACTGTGGAAACAGTAGAATCTATTGTGGAACGTGCCCGCGCCCGTAATGAATCGAAATCGGTTTACCTTTCGAAGTATGGATTTGTTTGGAAGGAAGACATATGAAAGAAATCTTATTTTATATTTGGTCTACAATATCTACAATATTAATCCTTGGGATCTTGATTATTCTTTTTCAGCCATTTTGGGCCGAATGGATCAATAATAGAAGAATGCGCAAATATGGGGTAGATGTTTTACAGATTGTTGACAAGGCCAGAAAAAGACACGGAAAATAAATCTATTGAAGTCTCTGGGGTTATAATAACAAGACGAATAACCCTGGAGACACATGATGCTTCCTCTCTTAGAAATAATCCAAAATCTTCGTGATACCAAAGGCACTAATGCCAAGAAAGCCGTGTTGACCGAAGCATTCAGAGCCAATCCGGAACTGGTTGATTTCCTTCAATATGTTTATGATCCAATGCGTTCTTATTACCGCACGCAATTCAATCTGAATGCATTCCCTCGCATGCTTTCACGCGGCGTAGTCGGTAGCTGGGATCAGGTTTACGACGTTCTTGATATGATGTCAGAACGTCGTATTGGCGGGATGAAAGCCGACCAAGAACTGGCAAAAGCCGCAACGAATATTCACCCTGATTATCACACCCTTATCCAGATCATTCTCGACCGAGACATTAAAGCGGGAATTGCTGAGAAAGGTATCAATGCAGCATTCAACGCAGCTGGAGGCACAGGTCGCCTGATTAATATCCTTCCATATCACCGTTATGACAACATGACGATTGATCTACTGAAGAAGATGGATTTCAAGCGCGGTGTATTCAGTCAGCTGAAGTCAGACGGGATGTTCGCGAACATCATTTGTCGCTATGGAAAAGATGCAGAGATTCGTTCTCGCTCTGGTTCTTTGATTGCGGGTGGTTCCGTTGATAACCTGTCATTGGTTTTCAAAGATATCATCTATGACGCTGGGATTGGGGAAAGCGTTTTTCACGGTGAACTCCTTGTTATCGATCTGAAGACGAATACAGTCCTTCCCAGAGCTATCGGTAACGGGAAACTCAACAGCGTCATCCAGACTGGTGAACCTCTGGAAGATCGTTATCAAGTGATTTATCGTGTATGGGATGTTGTTCCATACGACAAATGGTTCAACGCAGAGCGGGTTGACACCCCGTATGAAAGACGCTTCGATATTATCCAGCAGCTGTTTGATGAAGGCGACGGGTTGGTTCAGATTCAGGAGACCCGAGTTGTTCACTCGTTTGAAGAGGCGGTTGATCACTTCAAGGATGCACTGGCTCGTGGCGAAGAAGGCACGATCTGTAAAGCGGCTGATATGCCATGGGAAGACGGCACTTCCTCTGAAGGTCTGAAATTGAAGATGGAAGTGGAATGCGACCTTGAAATTGTGGGATTTAACGAAGGGGATAAGAAAGGCAAACATGCCAAGACTTTTGGCTCTCTGTTATGTAAGACTTCCGACGGCCTATTAGTCGTTGGCGTCTCTGGGATCTCAGATGAGCTGAGACTCCGGATGTGGGAAAACCAGGGCGACTACATTGGCATGATAGCTGCAGTGCTCTCTAATGGCGTACAGGATAAAACAGATGACGCCATGAAGTCCTTGTTCCTCCCGCGACTTGTTGAAGTGCGCACGGATAAGAAAGTTGCCAACACGCTGGCTGAGGTCTATGCGATTCAGAAAGCATACATTGAAAACATTTTGGTGTTGCTGGAGGCCGCGTGAGCAAAGAAACCAGCACGGAACTGAAATGGCGTGACCTTGCTCTTCAGTTCGACGGTCATCGTATGCAGTCAATATGCTTCTTGAAACAAATCTTGAGCACATTGCCCGAAACTGAGTTTGTGGAAGCACGTGAATTCCTAAAAGCAGGTCCATTGCCTAGAGAGGAAGTATTGCGCCAGCGCCTGGTTGATATGATGAAAAAGGAGTCTGACAATGGGTGAGTACATGAGTTTCTGGTGGGCGAAGTTCCTTGTTGAACTTCAAATATCCGGCATTGTGTTTTTGTTACTGTTCTTGATAGCCATGATACCGGTTACACGGAAAGCGATCAAGCAATGGCGTTGCAAGCACCCCACCTATCGTGAGAACTACGCATGCCAAGCCATCTGCACACATTGCGGGAAGGATATGGGCTTCGTTGGCACTATTCGCAAAATGAAGAATCACAAAGAGGTGTAGTGATGAACCAGATGTGCAAGAGGGTGAAAGAATTCATCCGCCGGAACCCCAATTGCTCCTACGCACAGATCGCTGAAGGTGCCAATATCCCCATGAGTATGGTCAGTGGTTGCCTTCGCATTTTGATACGCGATGGTCATGTTGTGAAGTATAACCATAAAGATGCTCGGGGTATAACTCTATCTAATTCGTATGATGTTGTAGGTTAGAATTGAATTAAGGGGGTTACACCCCCTTTCAATAAAACTGTGGTAGTATAATTCCAACAAATCATCACAACGGTATTGTTATGAAACTTGTTGACAAACAACCAAGAAAGAATAATGACTCATTACATCTCTTAACCATTATGAGGGAGTTGGGAGTTTCTGAATTACAGATGATGAAGATGATGAATTGCTCTGACGTCGTCTATAATTGGACAAACGGTTATCGTCTTATTCCAAAATCATTTCGTCGTTTTATTTTGGCATTGGTGTTTATTCATCGCCAAGGAAAAACAGAAGAGTTTCAACGTTTCGTTAAATCAGAGGAGAGATCACGTGGTTGGTAAAAATCCGCCGTCATATGTCAAAATCGGGATCGCTTTCCGGAACGCTATGCTTTTCATTAAAGAGAAAGGTTTGTTGTCGGAGTTCAATCAGTTCTGTTCTGAACGCCGTAGATTACAGAAACAGAAAAGCAGGGAGAAACGCCATGATAACTGAGTGGGAGAAAATGCAATATGAACGTGCATTTAACGTTTATTGCATATATATGGCGATCAAGTTGCATTTCACCACCAAAGATTTTGATTATGGTCTGTATGGGCCGATGAACAATTATAAGTTTGAAACATTCTATTCTAAACAGGGTGTGGCCAAACAATTTGCCAAACTTGCTCGTCGGTTTGAATCTTCCCAGGGTGAAGTGGTGGAAAATTATATCATCGCCAACTTTGTTAAATCACCAAAGACATGGGTGACAACATTACTCACCCGCCAGGCTCAAGAAAATTATAATGAATATCGCCGCCTGTACGATAACTTTTCATATAATTTTCTTGACCATTTTGAACGTTATATGATTCCGGAAATAAAAGAAAGAGGCGTGAATTTTATCCAGTACATCAAAGGAAATGGGAATGGTCACCCACCGTTGCTGACAGACATTATCATCAAACGTTATCCAATTTGGTTTTTGGTTGGATTGAACAAAGTGGTGGGGTTCATCCATCTATATGATACAATACTCAAGGATGACATTTATTGGAACTCTGAGTCGTTCTTATTGAAAAAGACTAATTCTGTGGTTCCAGATGAAAACACGGAATACACGAAAGGAAAACTCCGTGAGCTAATCCTTACCCACGGAATTTGATTACCAGTCCCAAAGAATACGACCTGTGTCAGTACGGTTGGACGGCTCCAGTTGTGAACTGTTGAAGTTGTTTGTCGTACTGACTTTCTTCGAGTTGTCCACATTTTGTTGTACAGGCATGACCACACTGGCTGGTGGGTTAGCATAGGAAGATTTAACTTCCTCAATGTTGCTGGCTGCTCTACCCTGAACCGGATATGCCCCGCCCAGAGTACCTCCCCCAATCCCAGCATATGCATCTTTCAACTGAGAAGTGCGGTCTGTTACGTTCACAGCATCCGAAGATACTCCAGAAGGCATCGGAGTCAGCGTGCTAATATCTGCATTGGGTTGTGTTGGTGATTGACTGTTCGGCGGTACAGAGGCATTCTCAGGAGCCTTATCGTCTTGGCTTATCAGCATAGACTGTCTTGCTTCCGCCATCTTATTCCTGGCCGCTTCACCACCCAATGCATCTGGGATAATGCTGACAAACTTATCCACTATATCGAACATCGCATTGGTGATGGCATTCAACATGTTGAAGAAAGGTTTCTTCACGTTTTCTGCAAATCCTTTCTTCATGTCTTCAACGACTTTGTTTGCAGCCGCCATGCCGTCATCTATCAGGCCAGATATTCCACCCGTTACCCAATCAACCAATTTTATCAATTGGCCTTGTAAGTTATCTGCAAGTTTACCAGGTATTTCGGTCAGTGATGTGCTCTTCCCAATACCCGCAAACAAATCGTTGGAGACCCAATCAACAATCGAGTTCAACCAACGCACGGGCGCTTCGGTCATTTTCAGCACTTGTTCACGGAACGCCTTTCCAAACCCAGCATTGTTCCAACCGAATATTTCAGCAACCCAATCAGCGAGATCCCCGAAACTACCGACCAGCTCTGTTATCCCTGCCTGAACCCGATCGACTATCGATACTTGGGCTTTACCAAGGATTTCTTTAGCATTAAAGAATCCTTTACCGAATTCAAACACAGATGTTATTAAAGCCAAAGGTCCAACTCGAAGCATCTTGGTTGCTGCTTTCAGAGGCGCAAGCAACCCGCCGATCCCAGCACCAAACCCCATGAATAATTTGATGAAGCCGCCAATCAGTTTTAATGGGGACGTCAGGAGTTTTAATGCACCCAATCCAAGGAGTGCTCCCAGCGCCGCGCCTAACCCAGAAGATTGCCCATCCTGTTTCGGTTCCGTTGGAGGGATAGAATGGGCTTGAGGATTATCCTTGTTCTCTTTACCTTCTTCTCCGCGACGGAATTTCTCTTCTTCTCGATATTTTTGATCACTTTCATAGATACGTGTCAGAGTATCATTAAGATCTTCGTTCATGTATCCTAATTTGTCATCAATACTGTCTAGGCGGGTAACGGTTTCGTTACTGGCATCTTTATTGAAATCAAGAGTGTCCTTATGCGTTTGAAGCATTATGTCAGTCAGGTTTACGATCTCCCCTCCGACCAACGCCAGCTTATCCTTTAATCCATCAAGGCGTTCAAGACTATCTTCGTTGGCCGCGCCCAATTGATCTGATATCATGTCGAGGTATTCAACTGACATGTCATCAACGGGGCCATTTGCCGCTTCACCAAATTTTTCTATCTTGGTGGCGATACGCATCAGTTCTTCATTGCCATCCTTTGTCAGGCTGACAGTATCCTTCATCCAAGTGCTATAATCCCTTGTGAAAATGGGGCTGACACGGACGAACCCACCAACAATATCATTCACCGATGGGAATTTAATTGGCGGTACTTTCTGCTCCTGATTAGACGCCTGTCGTGTCTTCAGAGATTGCAGTTGTTTGTTGACATCGGCGAGCTGTTTATTCGTCTCGGATTGGGCGCGCAATTGCTTGCGCTCCATCATTTCTTTTTTGATTTTATCCAAAACCTTGACGATGTCTTGCTGCCCTGGTGTCGGTTGATTGTTATCTGCCATTTGTCACCTCTCAGACCTTCTGGGCTTGTCCTTTCTCTATTGGCGTCGGGGTTGGTGTAGAAGCCACAGTTTGACCAGTCTGAGGTGGTAAGACCTTCTGGATCATACTATCTTTGGCAATCTCAGCGACGCATTGGTAATCATTTGTCAGGCGTGAAATCTTGTGGCGTATCTTTGTGACGATATAATGGCCTGTTGATAACTTACTTAACTCGGCGATGTTTTCATTAGATTTCGGACGGTTAGACAAATCTTCAATATAATAAACCTGTCCGACATTCAGACGATTATCCCCCACGACCAGCAAACGCATAACCGTTGATGCAAGGCTGAATTCTATAACGCGGCGAGCATAATCTATTTGTTCAGCACCATCGGGTTGCGCTTCAATGTACCTAACATTCTCACGATCAAACTGATCAGAAAATAATGGGAATGGATCAAGGTGAGCAGTGCTGTCAAACCATTCTGAATAAATGCGTTGGGTCGCTGTCGTGGATTTTGTACTAAAGTCATACACGCGCTCGTTCACTGCCAAGATATCCCGATAATTCGCCATGTACTGATCACGCGCCAGTTTCTTTTCAGCCTTGATGATCGTCCGCATAAAACGTTCGGAGTTGAAGTTGTTGTCTTGCATCAACGGGGCATCTTGAGGATCACGGAAGAATTTCTTTTCCGCGCTTGCCTCTTGTTTCTCTTCAGCAGTCATGGACTGATTGCCCTGGTTGAACAATGTCGTCATGCTCTTGAAGTGATAGCCTGTGAAGTCTTCATAGAAAACAAATGGCATAAACAATTCGTCGTATGCGCGGCTGGCCATATAATCGATGGAACGAAGTACAGGCCAAAGAGGAGTTGCGAATCGTTCTTGCACACCATACGACGGATCTATGTCTTCAAATTTGGTTCGAGAATTTAACTGCTCAAAAATCTTGGCCGCCATTTCTGAATAAGAACCGCTCAGTCCGATAGACTTACGCAGCATGCTGTCACGGTACGCATCTGTTGTCACCAAGTGCAGCCAAAATGCTTTTTTAGATGATGAATTGGATTCATCCGCAACTCTGCCCACCCGACTCACGCGCAATGAGAGAGTAGTGTAATCAGAAGCCGCTGGTGATTTGAATGACACCACTACTTCTTCACCGCCAAGTATCGGCATTGTGTCCAATATATCCCAACCTTCTTTTATCAAGATATTGGCTGTCAGTGAAGGAGAAGCATTACCTTCCAAACCAAGATCTTGGTAGACGTTGAATTCTTGAAATAAAGAAGACAGGTCATATGGTCTTGGCGTACCACCTTCTGGAGTATGTGGTAGGATCGCCATATACTTCAAATCAAATGTGGTGGACGGTGTTAAAATGCCGTCTTGGGATTCTTTATTTTCGATCATTTGGTCAGCTCCTGTTCCAGCTGATTAACAAAGGAAGAAACATAATCTGGATCAAGCACTTGGATATTACGTTTGGCTTCGTTTTTGTTTATTGCATCATCGTGATATGTAATGCCAGTCAGCCCATAATTCGCAATGATTGTCGCATCGTCCATAGCACCAAGGCCATATGCCAAACGAATAGCGCGAGGATCGGTTTCATTCCCGAACTGGTCAACGTAGTATTTCACGTCCCACATCCCGTCAAGCCCATAGCGAGCAGTTAGCTCTTCAATGATTCTGCGTTCTGGTTTCGGCCAGTCTTCTGTGATATCCATAATACCATTGATAAGACATGGTATCCAAAACAACTCGAAGGAACCATAGACGCGTTCTGCAAAAGACCTTGGGGTTTCCCCATCGAAAACAGTATAAGGCAGGAGAAGCCCTTCTATGTCCCGAATTTTCTTAACGACCATAACCCGTCGTGTTAAGTTTTGTAACAGGACTTGGTCATTTTCTTTGACACCAATTAGTTGATGCCACACGAGTGGAAATTTCTCAAAATATTTCATGGCATCTTCCCCTTAGAAGCTGTCGCCTTCAGTATCAAAGCGGCCTTTGTGCAACGGTTCTAGTTCTATAAACGTCATGTCGATTTGTGTCGACACGATGCTGTCATCTTTGTGTACAGCATATGAAGAGTCAGGCGTCTCGTTGACAAACATATTTGATAGGACGCAAGTCGATATCCGATGCAACCATTTGTTGCGTTCTCCCTGTACCATGAACGTGATATCAAACGTGGATGGATGAAGATAGAATGCGCTGGAATTCTTGTTGTATTTGTATTCTGGATACATGTGCATCTTGAATAAACGGATAATCTCCCGCACCATTTTCGCCTCTTTTTGCGATCTTGGAGTGAATTTGAATGTGAACGGGATTTCTCGGTTGCGCACCCCTTGGAAAATCATTTCCACATACGGGTTGGTCATCGTACCTGTAAACAATTCTAATGTATCATGAGCATTAATTGTCGGCAAGAAAGGAATTGCTTCCGAAGCAGATTGGATGGCCTTTGTCGCCGCAAATCTCCCCATTTCTTTCCCAACATTCAAAGCATCCCCAAGTTTGAATTGACTCATATCTTGGGCGGCGCGTGATAAGAATTGGGCACCCATACCTGCTAATCCCAACTCGGAGCCGTTCCAGCCAACGCCATAGTTGGTTGTAATAGATTCAGGCATACACAACACTATGGACTCGTTAGATCGGACGTGACGCGCCCAAGCATATTTGCTAATAGAACCCGATTTAGAACCATAAACCACAGGAGTCTTACCCAATGGATTTTGTATCGGATTTTCGACGGTTTGGGTTGTGGTGTCCCCATATGAAGAACCAGATATTCGGTTGATGTTGAATAGAACATAATGGCCGAGGGTTTTACCCCCTGTTATGTCTAATGGATAGACCAATTGCTTCTGAGACTTGGCCAAGCCTTTTGTGTTCAGAACTTTGATCTTATCGATGGTCGACTTGAAATTCGCCATGGTCTGAAGCCCTTTAATTAGAATAGAGTGATGACACTATTTAGGACTAGAATATGGCTATGTATTTGCAGGGGAAGTATGTTCCCGTAAATCCCAAGAAATATAAAGGCGACGTGAACAAAATAGTATTTCGTTCTTCGCTAGAACTTGTCGCCTTTAAATTTTGTGATATGAATCCTGCTATCGTCTATTGGTCTTCAGAAGAAACTGTAATCCCTTACATATCTCCGGTTGATGGCCGCGCCCATCGTTATTTCATGGATTTGAAGGTTTGGACTCGTCGGCAGGATTCCGATGAATTACAAATTACTCTTATTGAAATAAAACCCAAAGACCAGATTAAAGAACCTCGCAAAACTAAAACGATGAAGGAATCAACATTCAATAATTCAATGCGCACTTGGTTGGTAAATCAGGCAAAGTGGACAGCAACTAAAGAACATTGCGCAAAGGTAGGTTGGAAATTCATTATCTGGACAGAAGAACATTTGGTGCCAGGTGAAGACCCAGAAGTTAAAAAACAATTTGCTCTTCGTTCTAAGAAAAAGCGCGAAGTCGAAATGGAAGATCGACGCCGCGCTCAAAGGATTAATGCGTTGAAAGAGCAAATGAAGAAGGAAACTGCTAATAAACAACCAACGCAATCGGAAGATGATGGTTTGTTATTACCCTGATTTCCTTGGATGTCCAGGGGCAAAGCAAGTTTGTTTGTCCCTGCATATCATCCATCCATCAGCACGGGCTTGTCTAGCACAGTCTCCCCAAGATTCACCAGCATAAGACTTCATCCCACATCTGGGGTGATGTTCTTCCCAAGCCCAATTACAAGATTTGCATTCAACACACTCACAATACAAATCGACGGTGTATCCTGCAGTAATCATTTAGTCACCCAGATGATCATAAATTTTTTGACGGAATTCGTTCCCTTTAGCACAACCTGTAGCCAACAGGCGAGTACCGCCCGTACCAATAACACTGATGGTCGAAAACTTCAGGATACGGCCTGTAATAGACTGGTCCACCTTAATGGTTTCTACTTTACCAAGACGGAGTTCATCAGCATCACGACGAATAAATCCCCGTTTGACAATAACACGCTTGTTGGTGACTGCGAATTCAGTTGTCAATACGTTTAAAATTGTTGGTATCAGAAATAACAAGCTGAATCCAAATGTTGGGATAATCGTTAAAATAACCAGAACATAAATCCAAAAACCGCTCCACCAAGTCGGGCGGGTGAAAGCGATGACATGTTCATTTTCGCCGAGCATGCGGTCTACATAACGCATTTTAATTCCTTACTTTGTCTGGGTTGGATAAGATTTGTTCGTATCCGACTTCGCCTTGATCGTCGAAAACATGCTGAAGAATCGCCATATCGTCTACCATCCGATAAACTTCAATTCCAGCGTTCATCAATTTTTTGATTCCATCCATGATACGATATGGCTCTTGATAATATACTTTATCGATCTTGCCGTTGTCGATGATCTTCTGAGTGCAATCAGGGCATGGGCTATGTGTCACAAACATAACCAACCCTGTGAAATCATCTGCATTTTCGGGGATACGCATTAGAGCATTTTCCTCCGCATGAATGACACACGGGTTTGTAACAATTTGCCCGTGTTGTTTCATCTCACAAACATTCGGCATGCCAGGAGGCGTTCCGTTCCATCCGATAGCCACAGGCTGATCAGTTTCAGGGTTTACGATAACACAACCGACTTGTAGACGCCGAGCATAACTGGTTACACCATATGCTGCAGCTGATCGCATATGGGCGAACATCATTCGTGGTTTGATAGCCATTATTTTACCAGAGCCTTTTCAAGTAAAAAGATCATGTCATCCTGGTCGGCGCGGCCAAAGATCTGACCGAGTGACACCATGGAATGAACCTCTTTGACAATCAGGTCTTTGCCTGTTACACCGCTGCTGTCCAATTCGAGAATTGTAGACATGCGCTCAACCATATGAGGTGGGTGATTGATATAACGTTGAAGATACTTTTCACGCAACGCAATTTTTTCGATAAGATCTGACATTTCTGCATTCTCTTCTGAATACAGACGTTCTTTAGATTTCAGTTCTTCGAGGCGTTCGTACATTTCTTTTAATGAAATCATGTTTGTCTCTCCCAATAAATTAAGGGGAAGTATACCTTCCCCTTTCTTCAATAACCTAAAATATTATTCAGTGCATGCTTTACCGAGGTCTGTAAGTCTATAGAATGTTACTTCAGACTTCGGCCAATGCTTATACTCTTCAGAGTTGTCATGAACCATTGTAAACGCAGGTTCGATCAGACCTTTAGATAACAAGGATTGACCTGAACGCGTATCCCATGGATCACCCTTTACAGAACGAAACCCGCCAGATATCGGTGGCGCATGAAAAGTCCAAACCGTTTTCCCTTTATCGTTCGTCCAAGATTTGGGATTGAAATACCAATGACAAAGGCGTCTGGCTTCACCTTTTTCAAAATTCAACATTCCTAAAAGGACGCAGAGTTGATGTCCTGTGATTCTTGGCTTTTTCATAATATATCTCTCTTCTTCAACATGCGTTCCACCTCTGGCCAGTTCACGCAGGGGCGATTGGAAACTTCATCCCATACCAGAGGGCAGCCAAGAGCGGCGTCGTCGATGTAAACCTGGGCATATGCCTTTGGAGACTCCGTCCAAGTCTTCTGTGATGGGTTTGTATTAACTCCATACAGAGGGATGCCACGGACATGGAACCAGGTTTTCGCTTGCTCCAATTCCGCACCAGAACGCATCGTGAACAAAATCAGCTGATGCCCTTTGGCAACGAGCCTCTTCAGGCAGGCATCAGCACCGATGTCCCGCCCGACCTTTGGGTATTCGTGGGTCACACAAGTCCCGTCAAAATCCACTGCAATGATCATAAGATCCCCAAGTCAGTAAGGTAACGATAAAACAAGATTATAGACAGAAATCCAATTAACGCCCAAGACGACAGGATAGGCTTGCAATTTAGCGTAGTCTTTCCATTGGGTATGTTGGGACTTCCAGTAATAACAACCGAATCCGTTTTAGCTCTCAGCGTCATGACAGAACCCATGAGGATGATTGGGCGCACATAATGTCCTTCATTATTGCGCTTTACGATACATGGTGAAGAAAATCGCAGGAACGGATCACCGCTTTTATAACCAAATAACTCGACCTTTTCTATTTCTTCGGGTACTTTCTGACCAGGAAAGAATATTCTCATAGCACAATTCCTAAATTTGTGTATAATAACTCAGCCAGGGTTACAGGACGCTTGAATTGTTCCCAACTGCAGTTCAGGTATTCGCGCTCTTCGCGAATATTTTCGTGAAGATGACCATGGATATTATACGCCCAACGGTCTAATTGATAAGGAACATGTGTTGTCAACACACGGCCAACAGGCGTGTCACGTTCATACATAGCGCCGAAGGAGCTAATCCAGCCGTCCAGATACAGAGACAACAACATCTTAAAGCTGTCATGGTTGCCTTGTGCCACCCTGATGATAAAGTTCGGACGCCAGTCATCGGGAACGGGGCGTCGCTTAAACTCATCAATGTTTCGCTTGGCACCCTCCCGCATCAGGCGAATGAACCCTTCAGCCCCGATGAAGCATATATCACCAGCCAGTTCAAGAACGTCCCGAGACTTCAACCCCTGAAAGATACTGTCAATGACCGCAGCGTCATGGGCTTCCTGTGTATCAAATCCACGCGGTTTAAAGACCTTCTTGTGCCCAAGATGAGTGTCACCAAGGTGCTTTACAATTCCCGCCATTATGGTTTCCTCAGCCATTCTAAAATTGGTACGTTCACAAACCCTTTATGCCAACGATGCGGTTTGTGACCTCTATTATGTTCGAGCAAACACGTGTCTGGTGGGACACTGAAGTGGATGCCTTCGATGTCGTAGTAATGTCCGTCAATCAGAGTATACACATGCTTCAGAACCAGAGCAACCTGATAGCACTTTCCGTTCTTCCCAACATACTCAACATCCACCTGTTGTGGGAAGACGTCTTTGATAAGATTTATCAATCTCGTGATGTCATTTACAACAACCGAACATTTCATCTCTATGATAACTCATGGCGATGTCGAACACACGCAGGGCAATCACAATTCTTTTTCAAAATTGGCAATTCACACCATGTCATTAAGTCATGTATTGGGGACATGTGATGATAGAACCAAGATTTCTTGAGACTAATCAATGGATATAAAATTTCAATAGATCTTTCCCCGTCTCTGGTCATCATGTTGTATCCTTCAATAACTTTATTAAAGGCGGGTATCCAGTGTATTGCGTCATCGCCGTTAACATATGCCAAGATATACGTGGAAGGCAAGCCACTGCCTTTAAATTGCGTGTTTAATAACCATATCGGGGCTTGTGCTAAACAAGCGCGAAAACCACCGTTCGGGACGTTGATGCTACTGATAGGTTCTTGATGATGTGTCCAACGATACATGAGAAGTGGGGCATTTTTATTAATCCAGTTGTGTATTTTATTCCTTGCCCAATTTTCGCGTTTAGATTTAAATTTATTATTTTCGAGGTGGCAATACACAGTATGAACTGAATATCCTTTCGATAACAACCAAATCAACATGTATGTGCTATCCACCCCACCAGACCAGAACAACGTCACTTCTTGATTATTCTCCGGCAATGGAGCATCCCCTTGAAGAACACGGTATACAAAATCACAATCAGATATTGAGACAACAATTTCCATTAAAATATTCCTCTTAAAGAATCATTTATCCTGCGCAATTCGTTTTCCACTTTTATCTTCATATTTTTATCGTCGTTCACGAAAATCATTTTATCTAAATCTTCGCCATTAATCTTTGTATAAAAATAAATGTCATGCTCAAAGAAAATCGTTTTTCCAACAGAACGCATGGCAAAGAACGTTGCAATAGTTCTTGGTAAAGGTTTGAATTTAATGGCATTGAAACGCAAAGCCTGATAGAGAGGTTTTAATGTTCCTAAGCGAATACAATGCTGGATAATTTCTTGCTCTTTCATTTGTTGTGCGCCATAAAGATATGATGGTACAATGATAATACATTATACAAATAGAAAAGCCCCTTTCGGGGCTTATTTGTCTTCAGATTCGTACAAACGCCAATTGCCGATGCTAAACCATTCCCCTACATTATTCGAATATCTGGTTGTTCGGACTCCTCCGACTTCATACGCCCATTTGAAGAATTTCCATTTGGACGATAAAGAAGGACATTCGCTTCCGGATTTCAAAGAACACGCTGTGAGCCAACGCGTAATACTGAGAGCCTGAAAAATCGGATGGATAAATGAAGAATACAATATCCAAAGCGTTATGGCAACAAAAACAATGGTCGTGATCACCCCGACAATTTGAAAGAACATTTAAGAACCTCCAAAATATTGAACACAGACTATGAAGAAAACTATGATTGTAAACAACCATGAAAACAAGGAAAGATTCATCCTTCCACCTTCAGCCCCATCAGGTCTTCCATGGTTTTCTGAATGCGTAGCCAGTCAAGCGCCGCATCATAACGAGGGTCATGATAGATCATGCCTTCCAGTTCCCACGCCTTGATACCAGCATATCGATCCTGCTGCCCAACACCCTTCAGCCAGCTTACGATGTCAAATGTGTGGTGATAGTCCCAAGGTTCGTTGGAATCTTGCTTACACGTCACCTCAATGATGTGCTGAGCCTTGCGGAGGTCAAACAGATTCCTATCACACCAGTCAACCGAGCGCGGGTCGATCCCAAGGCGATGGCATCCCTTGCGAATTTCATCGGCCAATTCGAAAATAGAAATATCCTTGTCGGTCGGATATAGACTGATAGCTCGGGCGGCGTCGCACGGGTTGCGTTTACCTGTACCCAGCCACCATTCCACAGTCCCCTGGTCCTTCACGCGACCGAGTTCTATCTGCTCTTTGACATTCAGTTTGATAAATGTCGTGCGCTCTTCAACAAGCTGCTGAAGAGTATAACGCTTGGTCAGGTCGGCGATAGTATGCGCCCAGGATAACATAATAGCATCGTCCCAGCGCCCCAGAGTCTCGCTATCGGCGACAGCCAAGAAATTAGATTTATACATCAGTTTCCCCTGCTTTCTCTAAAAGGAGTTTCAAAGGATATGTCCCACAAGCGGTGGCATACTCGACTTTGAAATATGAATTATCGTTCATGGCGAAATTTCGATGTGGGAAATATTCCCCGTCATCCAACCCACCTAATCCCCCGCCGACGCGATATTGTTTCAACTCAACTTCGCCACCATAACGGAGTTGGGCATATAGGCCGATAGGAGCGCGAACATAATGCTCCAGCCATACCCAATTTCCATCGTGTAAACGTGTAGGGATAAATGCAAAACGCACCTTGGGATGAAGAACGGCTTTGGCGAGCATCTCTTCTGTTATTTCACGCTTCATCCAATACCTTCCTCTTCGATGATATCTTCTTCACTAGCGACGACAGAGATTCCGTAGTCCACCATCTGGGAAAGTTCTTGTAAATCTTGTTCAAACCCGTCACCCTGTCGGATATAAAAGACGGGTACTACACGACGCCTGGTATCTTCGAAGATAGTCTCCGCGATTTTATTAATCTGACTCACCACGTGAAACAGTTTTAATCCACCGATGCCACAGCCGATGGCGGGTAAACCAACATAGACTGTTTCGTCAGTTTTTGCCTCAATGATATCGTGAACTTGTTCAAACATAATCTGAACTGAACTGATAATGGAAGGCATGCGTGCGTTAGGACCAGGGTAGAACTGAGTATACAAATTGAATCCCCAGACACCAGTGTCATGATCAAACGCATAGGACATGTTCCCCAAACGTTGTTCCGGACCACGTTCATCTAATTGGTCGGCTCGGTAAATTTCTGGGAAATCTAATCGAACATGGTTGGCGATACCTGCGCCCATCACAGACCAACAATTTGCGCCATGAGCGAAAGCATTGATGAGATTAAAACTCGTAGCGGCTTTCAGTAAATCGCCGTTTGTGATAACATATGTGGTCATGCGTAACGTCTCCATTGTATAATTTCGTTGTTGACACAGCTAACCTGGATGATACACATATTCTGGCGATGGTCAGTGAGTGTCATAATAAAACTGTCTGTCTGTGCCATAACACAATTGACAGATATTCCTCGCATCATCAAACGAACACAGATTTCTTGATATAATCGTTTCATGTATCCTGAAACTGAAGCGGACTCATACACGCGTTCAAATTCATATAACTCGTTCATTTATTCAGGCCATCAATAGCGTGTTCAGAAATATATTCAACAAATTGGTTATCAGCTGCCATCTTTAAAAGTTCAAATAATTCCGTTCCAACGGTACTCCCAAACATCCCTTCCAATACACCCTGAACATCTTCATCTATTTCTTCGATGACGAGTCCATACGATTTCAGGCGGCGTGAAATAGCACGGAACTGGGCAATATCACCAATTTCATTTGCCATGTTATTTGTCTCATTATGGGGTTAGGCGGCAATTATACCGCCAATTTATTCAATAGAGGTCTTCGGAAAAGAGTTTTTTGAAAGGAGTGTTCTTCAAACGGACCTGATTAGTTTGTCCAGCTTCACGGGCTACAATAGCCGCCTCTTCCCTGGACATCCATTGCCCATAGTTATCGATAAACCCTTGTTCACGCGTGTGGGTGGTTTCGATAACACCTGCTTCCTTCAATCGTTTCAGTTGCGCATTCATCAATTTGTCGTGATGACGGGCACTTACAACGATAACATCACCATATTTGTTGGCAGCAGCCACTACGCGTCGGTCAAATTTAGTTGGGTCTGGTATATCCCGAGCATACAGGGCGATATGGGTGTCGTCAACAACCCCCTTGACTTCAGAATATAACTGACACCCATTAGGAGATCCAGTGGGTAAAGAACGAAAATAACCAAGTAATTTCATAATCTAGTCTATCCATATTTCAGGTTCAGGGATATCAACCATTTCCACCGTTTGATTCTTTAATTCGTGGAAACAGTCGCCAAGGAATTGTAATTTACCATCAGTCAAGAACAAATGACAACGGCTCGCCGGATCAGAATGGTTCACTAATAAACTCGGAGTGAAAGTGGGCAAATCCGGATTGTTGTTCCATTGCCAAATTGGTCCGGTTGCTTGACCGGATACACGATATGGATGAAGCATATTACATCCAGGACAATGAAAATATATGGAACCACCCATTGACAATAATTTTGAAGTCAGCAACTTTGACATATTACGCCTCCACTTCTTCATCAGGAAAATATGGACGTAATTCCCCAATTAATTTAGGGAAGAGGGCAAACCCAAACAGATTAAAAGAACGCATGGTCCCAACCATACCAACATCATCCAATTCGGTAACGTCAGAAAGGGCACACAACGGTATCCACACGTCTTCTTGTCCTTCGTAATTTACGAAGGCAACTTCCTCTTTGATGAACCGAGGACACAGAATATCAAACAGCCAATAGACGTATGCCAGTAATGAGAGACTGCGGAAATATACAAACATGGTGAACCCCTCACAGGTTTGGAGGGAATTCACCCTCCAGATTTATAGGCTTAATGCCTTTTCAAGATCATCTAAATCATCATTGTAGAGATCAATGTCTTGTTTGTTATTTAATTCTTCTCTTTGTTCTTCCAGATTCTTTATCTGATTCAACAATCTCTCGCGAGCATCCAACGTAATTGATGATAAAGACATCTTGAATAAATCATCAAGATCACCATCAAAATCCGGATAGTCTGTTTGGAACAAGGATTTCAATTCCGTGAGACTGCGACGCATATCCGTAACCACTGCCCAACCGATGAATAGAGCACGGTTATTCAAACGATGGATTTTGTCACTCATTTCCTTCAACAAGTATTGCCGACGGTCTTCATAACGAGTTAATCGGTAATTGAAGAAGGAGAGCAGCATCTCTTTCCATCCAGAATAACGTCGAATAACGCCATCTTCATCCCAGGCCGTCCAAACAGGCTTGACAGCAGCATACAGCCTGAACATCTGCTCAACCTGTTGGTCATCCAGTTTGGTGAGTTCACCGCGCTTGAACACAACAGTGATGTCCCACCCGTCCTCTGACGTGTCGTTGGCATACTCGGTCAGCACACCAGACTTGTACAGAGGGAGCAGCACCTTGGTTTCGTAGTCTTTGGAGAACCAGCCGACCGGAACCTCTGTGATATGCAGGGTCGTGGCATTAACGCGCCGGAAGATCCCGCGACTATACGCTCTTCCTTCCTCAGTATAGCCTGTCTCTCCTTTGTAGCCGTTCCAGTACGGTTTTAAGTCCGTCGGGTCTTCGCCACGGAGAAGTGCTCTCAGGGCACTGAGGACTGACTTAACGCAATGGCATGGGGTGTCAGTTGCGTACCCCGAGCCGATACCATTGATCCCATTCACGAGGAACATGGGCAGGATGGGTAGGAAGAACTTTGGCTCCAGCTGCTCTTCACCAAGGTAGTTGTATTCTAAGATACCCTCATCCTCCTTACGGAAGATCTTGCGGATAACGTCAGACACAGCTACAGAGATGTAGCGAGGGGAAGACGCGCTCTTACCCATGATGGAACCAAACTGGCCATCGCGATCAAAGTACGGGATGTTGTTGGTGCCAGGGAAGTTCTGGGCCATGTTGACGATCGTCCCGCTCATGTTCTCACCACCAGACTTGTAGTTGGTGCGAGCAGCGGCAAACATACCCAGACGATCAACGATCTCCTCCTTGTTGTACTCAAGAGCAGCAAAGAGGATCTTGCGCTGGCTGGGCTTGAGGCTGTCAATCAGCTGAGGGATTTGACGGATGCTGTTGACCACAGAAAACTGCTTATGGTCAGTGTTGACAAAGTCCGTTACAGTAGTGCTCTTGGCAACCATCTTACCCACGATAACCTCCTACTTCATATGGATCGACAATGTAGTCCACAATCCAAGTCTCAAGTTTTACCGCCAGAGGAGATTTGTCTTCTTCATCCAGGGTGTAGTATCTTTTGCCAGTACCCTTCAGTGGGTCATGTATGACAACTTTGTCGCCTCGGGTATCCATGATGATCTGATGCAATATCCCTGGCGTTGCCGGACTTGGTACGCAAAGCAGATAGACATAATCATGATAGATGGTGACGGTTTGGTTGATCCCCTTCCCGTACAAGAACGGAATCCCCTCCATACAAAGAACATCCCCGATCGTGGTTTCCCAATTCGCGAAACTTTCATGCCACGTTTCGGCAATCTCGGCAACCGGGCGATCAAGTAACATAGCCAGACACGTTGACATACACGTGTCAGCTGTTGGTTGTATCTGATGAGTTAGCGGGTATTCCATTATTCATCCTCAGTTTCAAACAGGCAAACATCGCTAAACCAGGTTTTGCGGTAATCGGCGGCCTCATCACCGAAGCCGTTCTTCAACGCTTCTTTGTAGCCGTCGTCCAGCGTGACCGTCGTAGTATACGCATCCAGGTTGTTTAGAATACGTTTGAAGTCCTCGGTGCTGTTACCACCCAGACCTTTCAGATATTTCTTCTTAGTGATCTTCTTGGCATCAGGGGTCTTCAGGAACTCCTCATACTCGGCGTTGTTCATGAACTCATGCATCACCTTACCGCACCACACGCGCATGTATGGTGTGCGCAGGAGTTTCAGTCTACCCTGACGGACGTACTCCGGCCAATATGTGCAATACAGAGTAATCAACAAACCACGGATGTGAATGCCATCATCGTCCGCATCGGTTGCTACAACAGTCTGTGGATAGCGGGTGATATCAATCGACTGACCTGGGACTGCGCCTCCATGAATGGTGCAAAGATTCTTGAACTCCTCATTATTCATTACCTTTGATCGCGGATTGTTTAAGCAATTGATGAATTTACCACGCAAAGGGAATAATCCGATCTTTTTAGTATCACGGGCGTTCAGGATAGGATTGGACGCGCTGTCACCTTCAGTCAATAGCAGAGAGCACCCACTGCGATCACCACGGGCGGTCGCCGGATAATACTTCTCTATCTCACGATAATCCCGTTTGCTAATATCCTTCTTGGCCTTTTCAAATTCAGCATCATCTTGGTCGTTACGCAAGGCGGCTAATTCTTTACTCAGGCCAGCTGTGACAAACTCCAGAGCCTTCCGGATTAGTTTATCGCTGGGCTTGTAGGCCGTACCAAACTGGCTAACAGGAGTCGTCATGCGCTCCTTGGTCTGGCTATCAAAACGAGGGTTGTTGATAGCCGCCGAAATGAAGAGCATCATATGGTTTTTAATCATAGAAGGCTTCAGATCAGTCTTAAACTTTTTCACCAATTGTGGGCGAATCGCATTCACGATCTGGTCAGCAACGTAATCCACATGAGGACCACCGATATGGGTGGCAATGCTGTTCACATATGATGCATGAATAAACGTCCCTTGTGAAGGAGCAACAGCAACAGACCACTCCTCTGTTTCATCAACAGAAGAACCTTGGCAAAAGTAATCCACAAAATGGCCAAATCGGTCGATACGGATTTGTTTCCCGTTCAGAATGACTTTCAGGCGCGGGTTACAAGCAGCCACTTCAAATGCTCGGCGATAGATCATCAACAAGTTATTTTGATCAAGACCTTTGACACCCAGACGCGCATAATCAGGTATCCATGCAATTGACGTCCCAGGGGCATTCAAATTACTGATCACCGGATTAGAACGTTTGCTCAAATTGTCTTCAAATGTTTGAGTGTAAGACTTCTTCCCGTCATTTGTCGTGACACGGAACCATTTTGAAAATACGTTGACCAGTGAAGCCCCTTCACCGTTCTGCCCGCCTGATTTTTTGTTATTGTATTCTTCATCGTCGTCGTTGAAGTTGCTACCCGCATAGAGGGAGCCAAATAACATTTCGGGGAGCCATTCTTTGGTCTCCCCGTGTTTAACAACCGGAATACCCCCATTGTCAGCCACGATGATCTGACCATTCATAGGAGAAACGGTAATGGTGATTTCTGTGAGGCTTTTACCTTCTGGCGTTTTGCTATGATCTACAGAGTTGGTGATAATTTCATCAAACTGTTTAATCAATGCAGGAGAATATTCAAAATTATCCTTGAATATGACCTGATCTTTTATTGGATCATATATCCAAGTCGTTCCAACGGCTGAACGGATACTGCCCAGATGACGCTCTGGGCGGAGAAGGATATGCTCTATGTGAGTGAGCTTTTTGTATTTTCGTTCAATATCAATCATATTAGACATCGGCCTATCCCGTCAATGGTAAACACAAGATTATGTATGGGGTCGGCTTATAGACCAAATTTGGTACGCCACTTTTCAACTTTGTGTTCAATCGCGTGTTCTACTTTCACTCGCGTGTCAGACTGAGACACAGAGTTGACGATGCCAACAGCGCAAGCCATTTTGGCCGTGAAGGTGATGATCCTGTCCACCAGGTACGCCAGGTCGTCTTCTGAACGGTATGGTTGGTTCAAAAGGCGGGTCGTTCTGCCCAGGTAGTGTGTAGCCAACGCCAGATGCTTCTCCGGCTCCAGATCACCCACGTGGAACCAGTGGCTCTCCACATCTTTTGATTCTGTAGCCCCCAATTCTGCAAGACGGAAGATAACAGAATCGATCATTTCTTCCTTGTTCATGCACCCATTGACATGATGTGGGTTGAACTCCACGACATAGAGCAAATCAATCGCGGAGATGATAACATCCGCGATTTCACCGTTCAGGGGTTCCGACGCTGCCAGGCCATGGTAGACATCAGACAACTCACACAATTCTTCGACTAGTTTGCTGTGGACGAACACAGGTGAGCGGTCAGGGCAATGCGCGGTGCAATCGTATGAGGTTCCAACGATAATGTGTAGAAATTTCATTTCAAATATCCTTCTAAGCGACAGCGGTTGATATGTTGTATGATAAAGTCCATAGAGTTTTGAAAACTATATTTCCCCTGATGCTCATACGCATGGATAAGGGGGAGTCGGCTGTGGGCCAATTGGAATCGCAGTCTCGGGGGCATAGACAACAACTTGGCCGATGTCGCCGCAATAATACGAGAACGCAACATGGGGGAATCTGAATCAACGAGAGGGATTTGTGTTTTACCCAAATCCAATCCATACTTCTTGGCTTCATAACCACTCAGATGCCGAAGAGCATCATCGCGATATTTTATCCAATACCAATAACCCTCGATAGAATCGAAGTGTCCGTCCAGGGTTTCAATTGGATGATGGGTAAAATGCGATAGGAATTTTCCCAGATCAGTCCGGCTTTGGCTGTATATGTTATAATGATTGACACCCTCAGTTGTAGGCGTCATCGCTTTCTTTGAAACATTCAGTAATATAAGCATGATATAGAGTCTCAACTGTGTGTAATCAGTTCAAATCTTTTTATATGCTTTCAGGGCACAAATAATAGAGACGCCGCCAAATAGAACGAGCAATATGAATCGTTCCATCCTAAAATCAGGAAGGGAAAGCAGTCCCACAAGGCTGTCTAAAGCAATCATGAACGTTACTCCAGTCAGCATCCCCAACTTAAAGGAGTTGGAACCTCTTTTGCAACGTAGCATAAATCACCTCCGATTCAAATGGGGAGTTTCCTCCCCATGCAAATTATCTAGCCCAGAAACACTACTAAAGTCAAATTTGTAAAGCAAATGCGATTATCTTTTAACATTTGGTGGGCAGCGGAAAGGCGTTTAGCATCATGCAGAGTATCTGAAAACACGATGATATTGGCCTTGTCGATTTTGGTTCCCATAAAATTGGCTATGGTCGACGTTTTCTCTTTTCTATCAAATTTTTCATATTGCTCACCTGTGGTTACATTTTTCGATTGAGTGAAAAACATATCACGTTCACGAGCAGTGTGAAATACACCAAATACATCTATTTCATTTTCAATTTGGAATTTTTCGGAAAGGAGTTTCTTTAATGCCGCAGTGTGACCAGTCTGGCGAAGCATTCGATAGTAGAGCATGCTCCCACTGTCTGCGGGATCAAGGTCGTGACGAATCCGACGATCTTTTTGAATTTCATACGCATCTAGAACCAATTGTTGTAGCATTTCAATATGCGCATTAAGGGATACTTCTACTTTTCGTTTAACTAAAGATTTCATTGTTGGATCCTCTAATTTACGTTCCGCTCATGGGGAACATAAAAATTATACCCTTAGACACAACAATGAAAAAGAGGCCGAAGCCTCTTTAATCGTCATATTTGCCTGTCCTGAAATTCCATTTCCTCGCCTTGGATAGGTCAAGGTCTTTGAATATATTACCGAAGATCTTTTTAAACCCCGACTCTTCTTCAAGATCTTTGGGTTTCTTGACAGGTTCTTTAACCATACCGCCTTCGGGTTTCCCCACATCGGCGGTAGTAGTTGCCGGAGCAGAAGAGTCTTCGAGGTAATCCTGGAAGCTCTTCATAAATTACACCACAGCCATTTCACAACGGGTGGATGTTACAGAATGACCATCCGCATCAGAAACTACACACCAATATTCGCCTTCATCTGATGCTTCAACTGCGGTGATGACCAAATTGGCAGTAGCAGCAGTCGTGTTGGCACTGGCATCAATCACCGCACCCGCGCCGCCAGGAACATCAGAGAAGTACCACACATAAGTGTAAGGGGTTGTCCCACCCGCAGCCACAACGCTAAAAGTGCCATCCTGAACAGCAGTAACATCTTTGGTGGCGGTGAGGTCAGTTGTCAAAGACAACAACCCTGCGACGGTAATGACGGTAGAATCGGTGTGATTGCCTTCAACGGTAACGCCATAGACTGTAACAGAACCAGACTGAAGCAGTTTGAATTTACCACTGCCGATATGAATCGCCTTCGTCAGGTCGCCAGAATACCAGTTAACCCCTTGATATGTTGCGTTCGTAGGGGCAACAGTGGCCAGCAATTCAACGATTTGGCCTATTTCCCCGCTGGCAGTAGCCGGAGTAATGGTCAGACCCGTGGTCAGAACAGCAGTCGGATCATGGATTTCATAAGAAACCTGGAAACCTACTGGCTTTGTCGGATCAACTTTGGTGACACCGTCCGCTTGCAGATTGCTTTTGGTAAGCAACGCATCAAGACCTTTACATTCGGTCAAGATTTCATCAGGATCTTGGTTCAGGCTGGTTTTTTGCCAACCCTTTGCAACACCCGTCACGACATGATTGCGTTCGGTTTCCGGTTTGTTGCGTACAACTTCCGGCGCGACTAATACTGTGATTGTTGGCATGGTTTCCTCCACTCATCCAAATCGTTGTTCAGAGCCATCATCAGCTCGTTATCTGGTTCGTATGAACCGGAACATAAATCATCTCTCCAAACTCCCAACGTCAACAGCGCTGCCTTTAGACGAGGATGTTGGTTCTTATCCGTTTTCAACACCAGCATTCGACACACAGCTTCAGTTTCGAAAGTATTGAAAAGAATAATCAATTGATTGATAAGCACACGAGGACTTTTCCCAGGTACAAATCTCTTCAATGATTGATTAATTAGCGAAATTCGCTGAATGTCTACCATCAAATCATCCCGTGAGACACCAGCAGTGATATAGTGTCTCAGGGCATATTCCATCAAATTGCTTTCGTCAACGATAGCCATATTGAATTATAATCAGCAGTTATACACTGGGATTATTTAATCTGGAGTTTTTCAGTCAATTGAGCAATAATTTCATTCCGGTCGGTAGAAACAATCCCCAAAGGTTCGGCCAATGTTTTAAGATCATTGATGTCGAGCAAAAGAAGGACTTCAACCGTAATATCGGTGGATACCACAGTGCCTGGTTTCATAGGCTTGCCAAATTTGTCCAGCCCGTAACGACGTAAAGTACCCGCCAGCCCCGTAAGTTCCTCCAGAAGCTCCTTCGTGCCGTCTTTATATTCACAGACCCAACCGTAGTCACCAGCATAAACGACGCCACCGTCGCCACCCTGAGGGATGTTATCCACCACACGCTGAAGATAACTTGGGAGTTTGTTTTCTTCCTGGGCGGTGATTTCCTGGGAAGTTTGGGTATTTTCAATTTTCTTTGGTGTCTTCGCCATGATCAGTTCTCCTATAGACTGTAATGTATTTACCACAGCAATTGCAGCAATAAACGTGCATGGAATATCCGTCGTCGTTAAAGTCACAGCCGCCACAACGACAAAATAATTTCACGAACTGGTCACCACTGACTTCTCTTGGAGGAAAATTCTTAAACGAGTATTCTCTGAGTTCACCCTCAAATTGGAATGAATCAACAAGGAATTTCGTTTTCCGGCGTAATGAACCAAATGCTTGTTGTTCATACACGAAGTAAACATCTCTAGTTTCCATATCGACCTCAAAGAAAAGGAGGCCGAAGCCCCCTCTTTTATGTCAGTTCGCGGTTACTTGTATAGACCGTCAACATCAATAGATTTATGTTGGCGGTTGTATTCCGTAGTATAGTCATCCAACACGAGATATTCACAGCAGCGGATTTTACTAGAACCGTAATCATCAGTGATAGACACGATGTCTTTCGGGTTCAGCTTACAACGCACAACCCGCTGGCCCAGGCTACCGAAACATTGTTTCAGATACGCCAGAGAACAAACGTGAAGACCATAGGAGCACAGGTCTTTGTTGTTATCGTTCACAAATGAGCGAGCCATCCGAACAATGGTCCCAGGAGCATTACTAACTTTTCCTGTGCGCTTGTCCATATAATTTCCGCGAACGGATTTGTATAGAATAATGTCGCCATCTTCATGAATCTCAATGTCTGAATATGCCATGAATTCATAGATTCGACCGGACTGAACCAGCGCAGCGCTCGGGTTTTGGAACATTTTGTCCAGGAAACGACCCAAGCGTTCCAAGTTCGGATAATCGCCTTTTAATGCCAAAGCCAAAATGCGTTTGGCAACGGAAGTTCCGGTGATATCATAGCCACCCCAGCGAACACGATTGTCTGAAAGGTCAACCATGCCTGTGGTGAATTGTTTGATGGCTTCACGCGGTTTCATCAGAGTGTACGCCGTTTTGACGTCACGATTTTTAATCGCTTCAACGATACGGTCATACGCCTGGTGGCTTGTTGTGATCGTTTCCGGTTTACCGTCGACCACGATCACGATACTTTCCGGCAAAATCATGATCTGGTGTTCGTTCAGGAACACAGACAGATCTTTTTCATTAAATGAATTCTGAGTTTGCTTGTCGCCTGTTTCTCCAACAACTGCAACAGTCTTGACCACGAATAATACGGATGACAATGCCAGACGAAGTGTACGCCCCAGAATTGCGTCAAAGTATCCCACACGCCGACGGGCATCAAGGGAACCGCGCATCGGGTATGTTTCGCCGTCATGTTGTACACTGATTACCACGCCATCATTGACTTTGGTAACGCCATCAACCAGTGCTGTCGCCAATTCGGCCAACGGCGAAATATTTTCTTCATTGAAGCGGCTTGACCGAGTTTCTAACGGTTTCAGTTCTTCGCTTCTGAAAAGTTTGGCCTGAATAGCAGCAGAGCTATCGTAACGCATACAGATAAACACTGTTTGGTTTTCCAGGAAACGGCCAACATACCATTCTTCGCCTTCAGAATCGACAGACACCGAACCTTCCAGAACTTCATAGGTGTCGGGGATTTTCCCTTCTTCAGTCAATTCTTTAATTGGCGAAATCACGACCACGTTATTAGATTCTTTGATGATACGAACCATCAGGGCGCGGGCAATTGTTTTGGCACTGACGCCATAAACTGATGCCAGAGAAGAATTGCTTTCACCTTTGCTGCTCTTGGTTTGTATTTCTTGAATCTGTTCAGTGGTCAGAGACTTAATCGAAGCCGGATCCACTCCCAGTTCTTTATCCGACACGCGTTGTATCATTGAGCGCGGTACGCCCAATTCACTGGCTATTGAACTTTGACTTCTGTTCTCATTCAACAGCTTGAGAATACGTTTTCTATAGCATTTCATCTTGTAGTTCTCACTGTGGGGTAATGGGGCTATTATGCCCCGAGAATACGTTTTGAAATAGCCTTCACAAATCTAGTGGCATCTTCAATCGCGTTGTGTGCCGAAGGCTGATATTTTGACATCATGAACTTCACCAAACGATGACATTCAACTCGGTATCGGTTTTTGGCCTTTTGCTTTTGAGATATAGTGCTAGTGACCTTTATCTCATCAAATCCTTCAGCAGTTAATTTTTCATTCAATAAATCAACAACTTGAGTTAACTGGTTACAGGCGCGGAAAAATCTCGTAGTTGGGAAAGGCATTTCTATACGATAATGTAATTCCTCAACAGCCTTGCGGAAATAACCGTACCCCGATCCAGACGGGTTTCGTTTGGCCAGCATACGAACAATCTTCCATTCTTCTTCAGTGATTTGTTGTTTCGCATAACTGATGATTGCTTTTGCCCTGTGTTGATGATGGGCATAGCCATCCGTAACTTTTCCATGGGAATCAATCAACAGCTTGGCACCATAATCAATGCGATGAGACATGATGTTTATGCCCTTGCGAAGTTTCAGGAGTTTCTTAGATTCAAGCGCCTGAAATTCATCTTTATAATGCTCAAGCAACATATCAAACACTGCGTCAATGGGGATGAATACTTCTGGGAATTTCTTCATCATCGGAACAGATTTACGACGCGCAAGAACGATTGTTGGATGTGCTCCCAGCAAATCAAACAGGTTTTCGTTTCCATTCTCGCCGAACTTCGTTCTTTCCATCGCTTCACGCAAATGTCCAGCCGTGGATTGTCGTAAGGTAATACCATGAATTTTATGGATACCTTCTCGGCCAGATACTTCGATATATACGATCTTTTTGCCCGAATCAATAATATCTGAAACGGTTTTTCCATCTAATTCATAAACGCTGTCGAAGTTAAATGAATTGTAATGGAAACTAAACATCCCAGGATCTTTTTCAACGGTCGGGCGAACATATTCCATTTCATGCATGAAATAAACTTCATCCGGATTGAATAAATCGCCAAAAACCTCGATCAGTTTATCGGCAAAGACCAGGTAGTCCGGTGTTGTTTCTTGTACACCGATCCATGATTCAAAATAAGACTTCAATTCCTCATGGTTGGTGAATGATTCTTTATGTGCCGCCAGCTGATTCCGATTACTGAAATAATTTTCATTCGGCTTGACGACGATAACGACATTGAAGTTATTGCGTGCTGTTTGTATCTTCAGGTTTCGAGCACGATTCGAGTTATCAATAATAACAGCAATTTTTGATTTAGATTTCAACCAATTTCCGACAGAGTTCACATAAATGCTGTCGTGTACTACACCGTCGTCGTGTACTTCAATTTCGTAAGGACTACCAATAGACCGGAAAGGTGCATCCACAGAGTAATCGCGCACGACGTCCGGCGCTCCGATATAACGGAACGTGCCTTTGTAGAAACGGTTATCTGCAGGAAATTCTCGCTCCACTAATTTACGGAAACCACTACCGAACATATCGGTCAATTGAGCCTTCTTCATATACAGCATAAGAGGACCCATAGATTCGGCCTGGCGAAGTTCATACATCTTCGCCTGCATAATATTGTCAGCCACATATTTGAACACTCGGTTCAGGCTTTCACGGGTGAACTCGTCATATGACAAGTCTTCACGTGATGGAGGAACATTCAATTCTCCAAGTTCAAAGAATGTATAGGAACTCGGGAATTTCTCCAGCACCGAACGTATTTCAGAATCCAATTGCTCAAGATCTATCGGATAAGAAACCCCGCCCATAACAGCATAGTGGGTATTATCAGAATCAGACTTCGGCTGAATATACGTGTTGCCCACACGGTTTTCAAAATTGATGTCCTGCCAGCGGAAAGAATAACTGGCATTTTCAACCTTCGGGCGCATTGATGGGCGCATAACTCGACCCAGACGGACCAGTTCTTGTTCAAATGCAGTAAATCGCTGATTCTTTACAGGCACTTTAACAGTCAGACCATTGAACTCATCAGTGTCTTCTGGTTTCGGATCACGGGTGTCCAAATCCTTGGTGATCAGGTCCACAGTAGGAATCCTGTCCGCATTCAGATACATAAGGAAGCGATACAGTTTACCTTCATAACGACTTTCTACAGTAAATGAGTCCGACACTGCAAATGGGGATTTAGAACCCAGCCCGAACGCGCCGATCTGCCCGTCGTCGTCCTCTTTGGTGCTGTGGAAGAGTGTGGTGTACAAACCAGGTCCGCGGATGATCTCGCCATCCTCAGCGCGGAATACCAACACCCCATTGTAATAACCAGGCGTCCCAATAACAGCAGTGCTGTCAGGGATTTCATCTTCCTTCACAACAATGTTGCCTTCGACAAGCACTTCATCTTCCCGCGCTGCGATAGGTTCCCCGATAATCATTTCTAACGGAAGGCCAATCCCATAATCCTTGATTTCCAACCATGGTTCCATAACATCAGGTAAATGGACCACAACGGGCGTCCCTTTGGGAGCAAGATGCTTGCTGTATCTTTGGGGCATAGGGGTAAGAGGGGCATAATGGGACGGCAACCAACGCTGTTGGCGATCACGCATATTATGCGAGTCTATACCGTTACATAACGTCTCACGCAAAGATGCGGCCTCTTTATATTTGTAGAGACTTGAAAATAATGTTTCAAATAATTTATCCGTCATCTTGACATTAAATGTCTGTCCGACGATAGTGGAAGAAGAGCGCACGAAATGCTCAGACTTGCGCATTTTCATAGTATAGAATTCCTATTCAGTTTCAAAGGGAACACATTATTGGGGTATGGGTATGATACTAGCGGGGGACTCAATAGAAAAAGCCTCCAAAAGGAGGCTTAATCAGGTTTAACTCTGGTCGACATTTACAACGGCAGCGTTAAAGTTGAATGTCGGATGGGTAGCGCCTGGCTCTAACGTTTCTTCCAGATAACCCGCGATATTCCGCACCACGGTTTTAGGCTCAGAACGTGAAGGCTTCGTTGCTCCAAGTTCAATGATACTGGAAGTAACTTGTTCGACTTGGGTGTGAGCCACAACAAAATGGTAACGACTACCAAACGCCGCCACTTCAACTTCTGTAATTTCCAAACCACTCAATTCAGAGCTGCTCAACTGCTTCACATTCAGTTGTGAACGAAGGTGTTCCACAATGTTGCTGTAAACATATTGTGGCGTGATCAGCTGTTCAATAGAACTCATGACATATCCTCATTTCTTTGGGGGTTATTGTTACTTAACCGGACGACCTCTGCTCGAAGGAAAAGGATTTCATCGGCCATTATCTTTCCCTCTTCAAACATCACATGGCAACGTGATAATCTGGGTTCGCCTTCAGATAATGCGTGAAGACGATATTCAGGGATGACATCATTTACGGCGTTTCTTTTTGTTCTTTCCATGCGTCTTGGCCTTTTTATGACGACTAACGGAAGGACGGGCATGCCCAGGCTCCCCAGGGGTACAACCTTGGGCATAACGTTGGTCATCCCAGAGGCGTCCTTTGTGAGACATATCTTCAGCCATCGCGGACAAGGCGAGGGTTGCTACAGCCGCAGCAGATAATGGTTTAGACATCTGTTTCTCCTTTTGCTGCATATGCCAGTGCTTTTACAATCATCACGGCCAATCCGATTGGGTCGCACGTACCTTCGAATTCTTGTTCTAAAATCTCACGTATTTCATCAGAAGATTGTACTTCGGAGCAGTTCTTGCTCTGTCGACGTTGTTCTTGCTCAACGAGGTCTTTGAACAGAAGGTCTTTGAAAGAATACTCATCGAAGTTTTCCAGATACTGCTGGATACTTGGTTGTTTCGCATCCATCGTTCTACGCAGATTGCTGATAGTTGAACTCGCCTGTTCGCGGTGTTTGTTCATAACGGAAAAGTTCACGGGTTTCCCCCAAGCGTTCGTCACTGTGTTGGAACACACTTGTCCGAAGAGATCTTGGAAGGCGTCATCCAGATGAATCAGCGCGGCGGCCAGTTCATCATAAGTTGGTTTTTGAGCAGTCATTTTCGTTTATTCCTATTTTTAGATTTCTTGGCTTGACGTTTATGCTGAGCGGCTCCATACAAGCGCGGAGGCTTTTGATAACGCTGTGAGGCAATTATATCCCTGTAGTCGGCTTCGGCTTCACAGCAAGAAACATCCGTTCTTCGTAATTGCGCGACCGCTTGTGACACCAGCATTTTACGTTCGCTTTCTACCAGGTCATCACAAATTATCATGCGCTCGCCTGGTTCACAACGACGTTTGGGAATGTCGTCAACACTGATGCATTCCACCTCAACGCCTTTCAATTTTTCTTGAAGGATGATGGCCATAGTACGAGCGCCCACCCCTCCTCCAATAATTGCAATCTTTCTTGGCTTGTCAGACATAATACATTCCATAAAAAAGAGGATAGGGCAATAATACCCTATCCCCCTTTATTGAAGAACGATTAGTCTTTGGATTCTACTTTATCACCGCGCAGATCCTGGACGGGTTTGCCATCCGGCGACATGATGTAGATGGTGTTAATTGTCTCAAACCAAGACAGTTCATCGACTCCTTCGGTGTATGGTGTTACCGGAACTGAAGTTTTGATATGACCACCATCGTTGTTTGGGGCACCATCAGGCGTCAGCACTGGCTCCAGAAAGGCGAAACGGCCATTTGGGTAAATCACCCCACCTTTAAACATGCGGATCTTCTTGCGAGGGTTGTTGGCCTCGCCAAGGCACACGACCAGATGATGGATCATCTCAGGGCGGGTGAGCAACGTGTCGTCACGGATGATCCCCTGTTTGACAGCAGAGATCACCACTTCATCCAACAAAGCCTGTTGCTGTCCCAGAGTCAAAGATTCAGTAAGTTTCACGCTCATGATCTAGCCTTTGAATTTGATCGGTGTCTGAACCCCAGAGTCGAACGCGGCCTGGGTACGGGTATCGCTCACCACCTGACAGGTCTTGTCAAGGTCGATGCGAGGGTATCCAAAGATGCCAGCAATAATAGATCCAGGGAACTGGCCGAGTTTGGTTTCATAGATAGCACACGCGTCCAATTTCTTTGTCTGACTGATACGGAATTCATCACGTCCTGAACTGATGACCACCTGAATTTCTTTGTACAGGCTTGAATCAAACTGGATGTTCTGTTCCTGGATCCATTGCATAACCGCCTTTGAACCATCAGCACCATAACGACCCTGGAAAGTATCTTTGATCACTTCTTTCAGACCGTCTTTGTACAGGCCAGGTATCTGAGCCGTCTCTTGTACTTTGTTTGTATAGTTGCTCAGATGGTTTTCAGAATCTTTATTGAACTTTTTGACTTGCTGTTCAATACGATTGAAATCATTGAAATAACTGACGAAACTTCCTACACCAATTACAACAAAAGCCAGAATCGCCAATCCGATGATCCAACCAATTGAAATACCTTTACGCTGTGACATCTTTACTTCCTCTTGTTAAAACAAACGTTTGTAAGTGCGACCATTGTACTGCATATGGCCTAATATGAAAATTACAGTAAACGGAACACAACCTAATAAAACGACGATAACCACTTCCCATGTCTTGAGGTCACGCCATTTCAGATACTCCATTTCCTTCATTTCAACACGGTTATAGCCTTTGCTGATATTGACTGCCACTTCTTGGAATACTGATATTCCCATGGGTTTACCAGTCAATGAAAGACCATTTCTTGAATGGAGTTCCATGTTGTTCATCCCATCAGCAAATGACGTAGATTTACCCCAATTGATCTTCATATCCTTCGATATGTCAGTGACCACAATGACATCGTTCTTTTTACCACCAGACCATGCGTATAGCAATCCCTGAAAATATTCTACGGGCTGACCAGAAGTCACTACCCACACGATATTGACCTGACGTGATGCCCCCAATGTTTTCAAAGTGTTGTTCAGATAATCATTCCAGTAATCAACAGGAATGTCCATCCCTGACATATTCAGAACACGAGTTACTCGGTAATAATCATACACCCTCGGATATGAAGGGATATGCTCTTTGAACTTCTCAGCGAATTGCTGGTCAGATTTAGAGAATAATGAATCTTTGTTGCCCAGCACATAATTCATATATGAATGTTCACGTGCCGCAGGTTCCCCGATTTTAACTTGTGCCCAACGCGGAGGCTCTGTAGTACCCTGACGATCAATACGGTCAATGCTCAGATCACCGACGGTTGTTAATACGTCCCAATCAACGTCATAAGAGTGCTCATAGCACGTGCTGCAATGACGCGTTTGTGTACAAGATCGGTTATTTCCTGAACCAGAGCAAGAAGTTGTGTAATAGCACATACATTCATAAGAATGGCTACAACCCACCTTATTTCGTTGCTTGTCAGTAACGTACCCATTTAAAATTTCAACATCTCCCGAACTACCCAGGGAAAATGCAGCGTATGCTCCCGCCTGGATAAGACAGGATAATACAACCACTATCGCAGTAGCAATTAGCGTTTCTTTTGGTTCATGGGTTTTGCGATGGTAAACCACGAACAATATGGCTAAAATAATAGGGACCACAAACAGAAGGTAAATCATAACACACCATCCACGAGTTGTTCCTTCGTCATACCAAGAAGTTGATTTTTATGATCTGATTTAGCTCCATTTTTCAACAACAGATCCCAACGTTCTTCATGATACTGTGGAGCCATCGCATCGTCAAAAGAAACATGGTGGCGATGCATAATTGTTGCAACGGTATGAAGAACGATTGCTGTCGCTCTTTTTAAAGCACGTGTATCAGTGATATGGTCTTCATATTCGATACCCATCAAATCGAGTTCTTTCCGAATATATGCAATAGACAAATCACCTTCAGAATGCAATTTAACAATAGTCGCTTTCTTAGGATGTAACACGCCGTCTGTTTCTTTCATGAACAGATCGTACAAATATTGTTTGTATTCGGACTGTGTCATTTAGATTCTCCCATGACGATAACGGAAGCGCCATTACGGAAGCATCCATATTCAGGCGGAAGACCTTCGCGAACCTTCTGTGTGAACGCTTCAGAAACTACCAGACGGCCAACTCGAGAGTCTTTTTGTTTCGGAGTGGACTCAAAGTAATCACCAAAAGTCGCTTCCATATCGAGCAGAGACATATCTTCAATTCGTTGCATTGCCATGATGTATTTCCTTGCAAAAAGAAAGGGGAACGGGCTAATATTAACCCATTCCCCTTTATTGAAGAACGCAATCGCAGTCAGATTACTTTTTCTTCAGCTCTTCCAGCTTGGCTTCAATTTGGTCCAGAATCTCTTTACCTTTCTGGACGATGGCTTCACCGTCTTGCGCGTGTTTACGAAAAACCAGAGCGCCAGCTACGAAGCCGACAACAACGCCAGGAAGCGCATACACCAACAGATCTTGTAACATGATTTATTTCCTCACTTTTATAAGCAAGGATATTTATATCATCGTTTCAACAAAGACATGAGGTTTACACTGGTCGACTTCGGATTGTCCTCTATCTTCCGGACGGGTATTTTCAGATTAGTGTAAACCTCAGATGGTTCCCAACGCGTACCCTGCTGCAGGTGCCATATATGTAGAGGAACACCCGTCTCAAAGAACACAGGCATCTTCCACTTCTGGACGCCTGGAACGTGCCCTGCAGGAGCCTTCTCACATAACAGGGTATCTGGTAGCCAGAGGGAACGGGCTTCCCATAATGCCTTACAGGAGTACTCAGGCCAGATGCGTTCCATGTAGTCGATCTCATCCCAAGTACGCTCGGCATCCCACCCGATGTAACGGGTATTCTTCAGACGGAAGAATTTCTTAAGCCAACAAGCACCGGAGGTCTCAAAGTTCAGACGATTGATGAACGTGATGTGGCCGAACTCTTCAACGCATTCCTGAAACGCTTTCTCAAGGTCGGTTTCGAGTATATCACATTCTTCATCGGTGATAGGACAGCCGTTGATCTTTTTCTTCCCGTGCTTGGTCACCCAATCATCACGGTTGGATAAGAACGCCGCGCCGTTACGATTGGATTCACTGCCATCACGGTCACGCAACATGAAACCAGGGACGTCTATATCCCATATGTTACCGAAGACCATGTTCAGGGCTTCCAGGAAGTTCCATGCGCTCAGGCGACCGAAGTATTTCCATGACATCGCCGTATTCCACAGTTCGGTGAATTGGTCTTCCTTGGTAGTGCATTCCAACATCCAACGAAAAGAATCCATTTGGGTTTTACCACCCAACCAATCGATATAGGACTGAACGCACGGAATCATCTTCGACTTACGATAACGACAATCTGTATCGAAGCGCATACGATCAAAGTTCAGGTTATACCAATCAGAAAATCGCTGAAACTCTTTCGGAGATTGTGGGGGTACAGGAAATTCACTGTAAATTGTCCATGGTCCAATCCCATTATAGCAACAACCCCACAAAAAGGCCATCCAAATCTTGCGCTCGATCTTCTCGAGCTGTGTGATTCCTTCTGTAACCTCGATGGCATAATCCATCAGACGGACTTGCTGGTTATGCTCTTCAGTGTAGGATAGCGCCTCCACCCATGCCTTGAGCAGGTACATGCGATTTTCTGGCTTACGATAATCTACTGCCAGATCAATCGGGTATTTCCATTTTTCAGGGGCTTTATATCCCTGCGGCATTTTAGAAATGTGTATCATCCGATTTTACTCCCGAGTTCAACACGGAACGCCAGATAGAAGAAAGTGGTGATCGATACAGGACAGATCACCAAGAATGGGCGCTGTTGCACCCCTTCTGTGACCATGACGCCGACCAGCGAAACCGTAAAGATAACGAACATCAACATCATGAAGATAAAATCAACCTGCTTGATTTTCATCTTTCGCTTCCTCTACAGGAGAAACAACTTCAGGCTCAGCTTCGGGAGCCAGCTGAATTTCTTCGGGGCTTACTACGGGCTGTCCCAGAGACCAGATAGGCAGGAAACGACGATCATTCGTCACCAACCAAATTTGCTTGGCGGTTTTCGTCTTTTCGGAAATAAAATGCTGGGCATTGACCTGAGTCCGTGCAAGCCCAATTTGCCGCCATGCGCCGAAATCTTTAGAAGATGGATTGGTGTTTAGCTGGAATTGAGGAATGATTTTATTCTGTTCCGGATAATATCGGACAGCGTTAATCATATTGGCATCACCACGATAGTCAACGGCAATGGCCACAGCATTGCGAGGGATAAGGATTTTCATTTTAATTCCTTTTGAAACTTTGAATTATGTTGTAAACGAAAGGTGTCAACAAAGAAACACCACCCGAATAATATAACGCATAAACGTTCAATGTTTCTTTTGAGTCTAATTCAATGATGCCCAAATATTTCATGGCACCGATGATCATAGCTGAAAGGCACATTACCAGACCGACAAACACAAAATATTTAGACATCTTTTTCATTATCTACGCCTTACGCATTAGCCCCAGAAGGGACACGGATGAGGTCTTTGGTTCTTCCTTGGCGCTGGCCTTCATTTTAGTTTTGGATGCCTTCTGCGGCTTCTCAGGCACTCTGTGAGCCAAAGGATCCTGACCGCCGACTTCACGTGTCATCGGTTTGGTTTCACAATAACCGTAGAAGTCTTTGATGTCGAGATCGATCGCACCAATATCCATCTGGTATGCGATGGCAACACCAACAACCCAAAGAGGAGCATCAAACGGCATAACCGCTATTTCGCTGCGGTGGTCCATGTCATACACATTTTCATTAGGCTTCATGTATACGACATCTTGCCCACTGTAATCATCCACGGCAACAGTCCAGCCAAGCGCCAGCATTTCTGCTTTCGACTTCTCGAACTCCTTGGAGTAGGATTCGTTGCGTGACCAGCCGGAGTCCCCCGCTTCTTTACCAGAGCGCCCACGGATGCGGGCATCGTACTGATAGCGGTCTGGATATGCAAAGTACAGCAGCGCCAGAGATTCAATCGGATAGTTCTTGAACATCCATTCAGGACGCCACTTGTCCGACAGCATCAGGGGTTCTCCCTCACACACGAGAGTATATCCCTGAGCCAGCCAACCCTTGACGAGGTCGCGAGCAATATCTCCAGAGCCTGTGGCAGCATGAATGGCGTCCATAGAGGTCCAAGACGCCAGGCCGGATTTATTGGACACAGTGTATTGGCCGACGAAGATTAATTTCAGCTCTTCAAATTTCAGGCCGAAAGGGCGCGTCTTATCCCCAACGGTGTACGACAATTCAGTCGGCTCCAGCTTAGTGCGGAGCCATTCGATGAACTGGACGACACGAGTCCCCTTGCCACTACCACTTGTTCCTTTGATTACGATGATCTTTGCCATTATACAGCATCCTCAATACGCCAACTCACCCCACCCAACCAAGGTGCCCAAAACACGGCAACTTGCGGATGACCATTTTCTTCAAACTTCACTTTATACTGGTCGTCAAAGTTATAGAAAATTTCGTCATCATCAGGTGCCATACCGTTTTCGATCAGAACTCGTTTTAATTCCAACGCCGCACCAACGGAAGTTGGAGGATTCTGATTACGGATGAAGTTATTCACATGGATAATGATGCCATCCATATCACTGTCACCGGAACGCTTGTCAGGGCTTTCTACAACTTTATTTTGTTCTTGCACGATGTGCTCCTATCGGACATATTGATAATGAGAAACCAGGCGATTCACCACTTCATCGAGGTTACGGTTTAAGAAGTCAAAGTGGTTTTGGCCTTCTACATGCTTAATATAAAGCATATCCTCGCAATCCGAAAGATCCAGTTTTTCATAATTGCCCTGAGGGACAAAGATAACGAAGATGTTATTCAGAGCACAAGGTTCAACATACTTCGGATTATCGTCGATCAGGACATCACCAGCAAGCAGATGCTTTTCATCGGTGCTGACGAACCCATTAATCAAAGATTCAAAGTGATGATAGATGAACTGACGCTTGCTGCGTTCGTGTTCCGGTTCGCATTTTGTAACTGCCACCATTTCCACTTGCTCAAACTTCTGAAGGAGAGCGGCCTTTAAATTCGTCAGGAATTGAACCGCACCTGGCAGTGGTGACATTCTGGAATACAGATCAGGCATGCGCCACCAATCCATCGGATCACGTCCTGTTGGCGAATCCATCCACTGACCAGCAACGAATACACGGCGCGTTAACCAGGCCGGATGCGCACGTTCACGCATGAGGATGGCCAAATCACCTGCGTGTGACATATAACACTCTTTGGTGATTGGCTGAAATTCGGCCGGATAATCGTGGCATCCCATATTTTCCGCAGCGGCTTTAGAATTAGAGATATTGAACCATTCAACCCACGGAGAAAGGGAATCAACCAGAGTCAGATCCACATCCACCAGAACGCGATATAACCCGCCGATTTTAGAACATGCATTATACAGACCAACGTGATTATTCATCAGATTTCTCCACATTGTCATAACCCGTTGCGGTGCATTGCTCTTCGGTGCAATCAGCATACAGAACTACAGAAGATTCCTTCACGTAAGTGGTGCAGTGATAGGTTTCATCTTCCTGGATGGAATCATCATAATTGCAAACAGTTTGCAACGGACCAGGAGTCGTGTTGTCCAAAGCTGCATGTGCCTTGATGGTGTCTTCCATCTTATTCACCGCTTGGTGATTGGTGAACGTCGGCGCATCGAGGTCAACAGTAGACGCAACGTCCAGAAGGGTAGAGCATGCAGTGGTAGAGAAAGCCAGAGCACACACCAGAAGAATCTTATTGAGTTTCATAACAATACCTGTTGTCAAAGGGATAACAGGGGGAATTATATCCCCCTTTGTTTTATTGAATCAACCTTTCTTGCCCATCATGGACAACAGATTAACTCGACGTTTGTGAGACCAACCAACCACGTCTAGAATAGACTGAATCGGCTCTATGAAGGTCTTTTCAAACGTGGTGTGGTAATCTACCCACTTATCCAGCCCCAACTCCGGAGGGAGGAAGTCAGGGAAGGCTATGCGGTCGTTCCCCACAGGGTTCCCAGGTTTCAGGTTAATGATTTTAACCTTATCGCCAGATTCTATCGGCGGGAGACCGAGGTCTTCATGCTTGTCTATCAGCTTGTTGTACATAATACAAGCCTTGGCAGCAAAGTGTGTGCCACTGATATAATTTCCGTTGCCGTCTAACCACTTCTCAATATCACTAACGCCAGAGGCTTGAGCAATATCATCCACGGTTAATTCCATATATTCCTTCTTATAACCCGCGATCAATTCCTGAACTTCAGCCTCCGTCCCCAGCAGAACTTTCTCATAGCATTTAACCAGACGCTCACGACACCATTCCGGCGTTGTAGATTTACGCGCTTCCAGACCTTTGAATTTGATCTTTGGTTTCTCATACTTGATGCCTTCGCTATCGTATACTGCCATACAATACATCTTCTTGGCTCGCCATACAGCAGACGATGCGATGACCTCACGTTCCCAGACCATGCGCTGCTCAAACCCGTTCATGGTATTACACAACAACTGCGCCCATTCACTGGTTTTTGGCTGGTAATTCTCTTTGATCCATTGGTCGATGTTATCAACAAGTTTATGATGATCCTTTTCATCAGGCCATAATTGCTTGACCAGGCGTTCAATGCAAATGTAGTTGGAGTCAGTATCACCCGCGATAACAAAATCCTGACCAGTAGTACCACAAAGTTTGTTCAGATAATCATCAGTGTGGCGTTTGTTCCATTTGTTGATCAGCTGGCCGGAAGTGGTAATTGCTTCAGCGATGTTGTTGTTGAAGTATTCTTTAAACCAGACGTTAGAAATTGCGCCATATCCTGCGTTCATCAAGATCTTCAGACCTTGTTGTAACGTATCTTGGGCAACTCCCAAATCTTCCCACTTATGCATGACTTCAGTCAGGTGATCAAGGTCGATATGCTTGTGTTCTTCATACCATTCAGGATCGTAGAAACGAGACTTCATGGCGGATTCAAGGTGGAAATCACCTTTAGACATTTCCTTACACCAACCAGCCCATTGCTCATACTTCAGGCCAGTTGCTTTCTCTCCTTTACGGTCAGCGTATATGCCTCGCATAATTTCGGAAAGGAAGGACATCTTCTCATTACTGAAGAACTGAACGTTCGGGGTAAACGAAACGTTATATCGGCGTAGTGTTTCAAAATGGAATTCGCCCAGCGCGACCAATTCATCAACAACTTGTATGCGTTCATCAATAGCACGCTGCAACTTGTCGTGAAGATTTTTGAGATGACGACGTTTATTCATCGGCGTTGTCATATCATTCATCGCTTTGGTCAATTCCTCACACATGGCCTCAATAATATCACGGCGTGTGTGCTTGTCAGAAACGATAGTCTCTGGACCAAGGTTGTATTGCTGTATGATGTGGGGATACAGGGAGTTTAAGTCCTCAGAGAAGACCCAGAAATATATCCCTGGTGCAACCTCCATGACATATGCGCCTTCAAAATCTGTTGGTCCATCATAGACGCGCTGGATTTTCGGGACAATCCCCTTCTCATAAAGACGATAATAGCACATCGCCAGCCACGGTGCTACAGTGCCGAGGCCGTCTTCATAGTTGGATTTAGTGCGATAAGCCAATACAAACATCAGCTGTATCAAACGCAGTTTTTGTTCTAAGCGCCACACCAGCTTGACGTCTTTGATACCATATCGCGTATGCTTGCAATAATCATTGAAATAAAGGTCATACAATGATTTGCTTTCACTATAATCCAACTTTTTCTCACCGAGTTCACAATAAGCGATCCAGTCCAGTGAGTATTTTTCGCGGGTGGTGTAAGTGTGTTTCTTGTACACTTGCATGTAGTCCATCATTGGACAACCCACAAACTGATAAGACGTGACGTCGCCTTTACGGTCTTTGATGAAACGTTTCTTCAGTTTACCCCAAGGACTGAGACGCTGGGCTTCGGATTCACCAAGAACCTGCGTAATTCGTTCAACCAAATAGGGGCTATCGAACGTTTCAATGTTCCACCCCGTCCAACCGTCAAATTGACGCTGCGACCAGTAGTTAAGGAATGAACGCAGCAGATCCTGCTCGGTGACGAACTCCATATACTCAACCTGAAGCCCACCGATTTCAGGATCGTTCTCATCATACCTGAACTTCGCGCGATCCTTGGAACACGGCATGCCCCAGACATAGAATTTATTGGTATTCATATCTTGGAGCTGTATCAGCGTAATAGGGAACGCCGCATTCATGTTCTGTGTGATTTTACCGTTACTGTCAATTATAGGGAATTGGTCAGTCACGTTGTTGGAAATAAAGGAACCAGGGAAATGCTCCCGAACGAAATCATGGTTGGCCAGTACTTGCTTATGGAAACGACGAACCCGCGCCTCGCTCCCCTTAAACGTGTGGGATTCAATCGTCGCGTGAGGAAATGGGCCTTTAGTCATTTCTCCATCGCGCCACCCAGCCGAGAAAACTTCGATATCCACGTTGGCGATGTGAATATTTGAGTAATCGGGGGTAATCATCCCAGGAAAACTATGCGCTATGAATTGATATGCATAATCCGTTTGTCCGTAAACGGCAGCGCCTTCGACCTCCTTGTACTCCTCAAGATAGTTGTCGGCGTCACGCATTGACGCAAATTTTTTAGACACCAACGGTTCATTGAGGAGGCCAATCTTTTCAACTTTGGAATAATCGGCTGTGGGTAAATACAAGGTGGGTTCGAATTTCTTACGCAACATTCGGCGATTGCCGTTGTCGTCTGCAATACGAATCAGAAGGTCGTTACCCTGTCGGGCAACGTTCGTATAGAAAACAGTCATTGTTTGTCTCCGGTTAACCGTGCCGTCAGCACGTCCCCGTAATTTAACCGAGGAACGTTCAATGACCAAGGAGTTTAAAATGGCAATCCCCTTTGTGAGCATGATTCCAGGGGCGCTAAAGCAACTCTGGAATCTTGGGACTGATTTGGTGCAATATAAGCGGGAAATTGTTCAGGCTAAACACGATGTTAAACTGGAGGCAATAAAGTCTTCTTCAGAATGGGAACTTTCTAAGATTACCGAAGTCGGCGGTTCTTGGAAAGATGAATTCTGGACAATCGTTTTGGCTGTTCCCGCTATCCTTGTTATGATCGCTCCGGTTGTGGAACTTCTAATGTTCCCCACCGAGTATCATAAAGGGGATTTCATCAAAGCAGTAATTGATGGTATGCAAGCCCTTGAAACAGCACCTGATTGGTATACTGCTTCGTTATTGACAGCGATTAGTGCATCATTCGGCATTAAAGGATACAATCACTACAAAAGCAACAGCCGGAAGGCGCAAGCTGTGGATGCTCTCAAACAGTTTGGGGTCAAAGTGGTTAACAAAGATCCCACTGTTGTTACTCAGTCGGGTTCTCCCGATCTTGAGTCTGCTCCCCCAGCTGGGTCTACTGCGACCTCTGGTGCGTGGCCTGATCTGAAGAAATAAGTTCAAGGGGAGGAAACTCCCCTTTCTTTTGGTGTTAGGGAATGAAAGTGGTAAACAAGAGATTGCTCGTTACCCAAGGCGGGGCGACGATAGTACGCGGAAGGATATATGAACAAACACAGCTGGGTGATCATAAGACTCGTCTGACGGTTAAAGCACCCGACGGTGGTTGGCCAACAAAGGTGATTGTCCCAGACGGCCTCATAGAACGAGGGACGGCGACGTATAAAGGAGCAGAGTTCAAAATTTATTAAAATATTTATTGAATAAAGTTTACTTCTTCAATAACTGGCGTATACTTCTAATTGTAGTACGAACAAACAACAATCTGAAGAGAAGGAAATACATCATGGCAATCGAAATTATCGCTCAATCAAAATCAGGCAAAACAGTTCTGTTCGGAACCGAAGAAGGTCGTGCAATCACCACCCTGGGTACGGTTGACGGCAGCAATCCAGTAAAAGGCGGTCGCTTTCTGGTTGAATACGGTTCTCGTGTTGTAATGATAAGCAAAATCGATGGTCGTGAAATCACTGCTCCTCGCCAAGAGTTCTTTGATTCACGTTCCGCTGCCATGCAGTTCTTTTTCTTCCAGAAACGTCATGAACTGTTCGTTGAAGCGAAAGACGCAGGTCTGGACGACGCGACGGCTGAACTGATTGCCGAAGGTAAAATGACTCTTGAGGCTGCTCTCGGAGACATGGATTGCGAAGCCGAAGCACATTATATTGAATATTCCGCATATCAGAACGAATGTGAAGATGATCCGGAAGATGACGGCTTCGACCCTGACCTCCACGGCGGTGAAGACGATAACACCCCTTCCCTAGAAGTTCTGATGGCTGGCGGTCAGGCCGCTTGGGAATGGCAGAACGAGAAGAACGCCTGGCTGGATTCCCGTATCTAATTGATTGAAACCCCTTCGGGGGCTTACTTTGAACTGAAGGACTATATCATGAGCAACCCAAAAACTCCTGTCCGTATTGCCGTCGAGCCTCTACTGGTTGATGCTGAGAATGCTGCTGAGCAGTACGCGAACAAAGTCATCAAGAATATAATGGACGATCTGGCCTCCAACGGCTGGGACGTCGAGAAGTGCGCTCCGTGGCCGTCTTCGGTTGGCGTCAAGTTTGGTGATCCAGATTACCAACGAATGAAATCAAAACACGCGCTCTACCGTTCTTTGACCCAGGCAGTGAATCCTTCTTACATACCTGGGAAGCCGGATATTGTCAAAGCTGATCCTGAGCGCCATGCTCTGTTTGTCAAAGAAGCACGTCGAAACGCTGCGATGCAATATGAGTCTTTCATTTGTAAACTGGAAAACAAAATTGGTGGTCATAGCGCGGCTGTACTGAACGGTTCCCATGTATGGGGTTATTCAATCCTGACCGTGACTACACCAGAGGGGATTCAGCGCTGGAAGACTCAGACGATTATCAATATGTCCAAGTTGGGCAAACTCTTTAACCAATATCCAACCAGGAAGGTGAAGGAGTAAAATTAGAACAACAAAGGGGCATTAAGCCCCTTTGTTTATTTCCCATCCCAAAAGTCGTCTTCATCGTCGTCTTTATCAAACGCAGAATCCAATTCTTCGTCAGAGTACTCTGGAAGGCGACCATTCTGTTTCAGATATTCAATCTCGTCATCTTCCAATTGAAGATCCGTTGCTATAAACAGCGCTCCAGTCTCTTCATCATGTTCAATGCTATAAGACGTATATTCAGAACCTTGAACTGTAATGATGATAGATGTCGGATCTTCTGGATCCACGTGGGCTTCAAACGGGATACCGTCAATCGGAGCGTCTTCTAAGAATGTTGCAAGGGCTACGGCAGCGCGGACAACATCCGTACCCTGTACCGATGCATAAATTTCTTCTGCGCCCGTTTCCCCGCGCTCAAAGAATTCAATCGTTGTCCCGTCTTGAACCCCAGTCCAGATAGGCATATCGGCTGGCGTATCGGCTTCAAATAATTTTGAAATTGGCATGTTCGTTTCCTCTTGGATAAACCTTATGGGATATTTAGGCTTCTCTCTTTGCCAGCCCTGGTTTGAATACCACCATTTCTTCTACGTTATTGGCGCTCATAGAGGCTATGGAATCGAATCCTTTATTGATAAGTTCCTTCACATTATCGTGAATCTTACCAGGTTCTATTCCCAACTCATGCATTTTGTTTTCCCAAACAGAAACGTTATTAGAATCTATTACCAGAGTCTTCTTGGCCTTAACACGAAATGCCATGACAACAGGTTCACCAGATTGACGATAGCGAACGGCGTTTTCTGCGTAGATCTGCGCTTTTTCTGGATCCCCTGTCAAGTAAAATCCAGCACCCATCGTACCAGAGTCAGTCTGGCCAAATTTTTCAAAGTCAAAGACGTCGAATTCAACATTCGATCCATGATATAAAACAATATCCGTAAAATCGGGTAATGTTGATTCACGATAGAATTCTAGAAAGGTTTTCATAGATACCCCACACTTGCTGTATGGGGTATTTAGGAGGGATCAATCAGGGGTAAACTCGTTCACAGGAACTTGTTCCGGCATAGACAATTCGGGGCATGCTGCCTTCATTGACTCAATATACGGCTTGCTACCAACAATCCAGAACAGAGTATTTTCGTTGAGCAGTTCTGGCTTATGCTGTTGGATCCAGGTCATGACCTTGCCTTCATAGCGAGGATGCAACTCAATATCGCCCCACTGGTAATCCATCAGGTCATTATAGCGAACCCAATTCGTTGTATGCAAATCCCAATGGTGTACTGCAAAGCGTGGGAGCGTTATCTCCGGCTCTCCCTTCTCGCGGATACCCATCAGGAGGCCAGCCAGCGAAACGCTCTTAGAGGCATGCTGAAGATCCTTCTTGCCGTACACATAATCTGGGTTGTCGTGGTAGCAACGAGTGAAATCCGTTATGTGTGGAAGATTAGCTTGTTTTCCAATAACACGCAAACGGCTTTCAATAAAGTCCAGACGGTTGGGACCAATCCCGATCAGATATACATTTTTCAGATTCGGTTTCGGGTGCATAGCCAGCCCTGTCAAAATGCTGGTACAAGAATTACATGACCCCGCAGGAATGATCAGATCTGTGATATGGTCCGGAATGTTAGCAACCTGCTCGCCGCCCAGCATATGGAATCCTGCAATTCGCTCTGGAGAATGCAACGTATGATCCAAAGTGATCCCATATTCTAGATAATATGCTTTTGGATTCTGCTGCTCAATCAATTTCTTGCAGCGCGGTTGGATAGTGCTGTTGTAACCCGAACCGACGAAGTTGAATTCGCTGCCGAACCATGCACTCATCTTAACCATATCGTGGTTCATACAGGTGGTTGGTTTGGTCGCGCCCAGGACTGTAGTTGTCTTGCCGCCAAAATGCCGAGAGACTGCCGTCGCCATAGGGGACTGCGGACTACCAACAACAGTGCCATGGATAAGGTCGGGGGAGCCTCCGACCTTGAGGTGCTCAACCATCAGCCAGATGGCCTGACGCAATTTACTACCATTGATCCCCTGCTTACCATTCATATAACAAGACAGCGGCGCGAAGTAATCTTCACGTTTGAACCAGACCTGCTGATTGGTTTCGGGGTTGGCAACGAGTTCGCACGGGGTGTGTTTGTAGAGGTAGTCTTCCCAGTGAATGATATTTCTATCAAGTGAGAGAGCATTGAAGATTGTTTTACGCCCTGCCATAAGGGCGTCAGGGGTATATGGGGCAAAGATGATACCTTCTTTCGCCATCTCTTCTTTTAGAGTAGTGGCCAAGAGTTCTTCCACTTCTTCACCGTGTAAAATTTCTTGTTCGGATGTAGGCTTCATTCTATTTCTCCTGTAGACATTGGCTTATCATAGCGTATCTACAGGAGTATAGAAAAGGAGAATCTGAGATTACTTGGTCAGAAAATCCATCAGGCGGCGGAAAAACGATTTGCGTTCTACTGGTTTCTTAGATTCAGGGACCGGAATAGAACTATCATATTTAACAACCGGAGCACCCTGATCGTTCAGAACACGACTGGCTGGTGGAGTCGGTGGAGTCGGCTTCAAAGATTTGATCGCCTGATTCAGATCGGAATTGTCCACAACACTCGCTTCTTCAGCCACAGAAACACACGGCTTGATTAAAACAGATTTCTTGGACTGCTCATACTGATGAGCGATATCTAGATATTTCTTGCGCTCAGCGTAGAAATCTACGTTCTTAACTTTACGGCGGCGAGCAGTAGAACTCTCTTCACCATAAAAGTCATATCCATTTTTGAACATCCAATTCACTGCTTGCTCAAATGAATTGAATACCATATACAGGCCGCGCCGCCCGTTGACCATATCGTCTTCGCTGGAATAACCGATGAACACCGCTTGGCCTTTCTTGTTCAGATCAAATGGGGTGCAGACGCCCGTATCATCTAGGGAACGCGGTGCGAGGTGCCCGTCTCTGTAAATGTAAGCCGGATACAAGAACTCATTCAGAGTGCGCTTGTTGCCTTTATATGTGTACAGACGAGCAAATGGAGGCAGATCACAAACAACATCATTGTAATCCCAAATTGTTACATTGCGCATGGTGTTTCCTCAAATCAATGAAGGGGTTTATAAACGGTTAAATTTTAAACCCCTTATTGTCATTGAACAAATCAAATACTGGTCATATAGAGTGGGACAACCTGCTCAGCGATGAAGATGGCTTCCGTAATGGTAAAATCATTTCCATAAGATCTGGCAATAATTTGACTACCGTTTGTTGCTAAATTACCGTCCTTGTCCACACTGAAGAATGTAGGAAATGACAAGATATCTTGTCCCGTTAACGCAGCGTCTCGACTTTTCGTTAATTGGTTCCCCGCAGACCCAACAAAATTCAGTTCTAATGTTCGGTTATTGGTGGATCCTTGCCATGCGCCTATCAAATTTATTTTCAGCGTTACAGTTGAGTCATTATTAAAAACTTTGAATTTATTAGTTGCTAAATCAAAGAATGGTGTCATCGCCGTAGAACCAGCGACAGGAGTTTTATCAACAAACAACGACAATAAATCTACGCCAGTTGCACCAGTAGGAATATTGAGAGACAATCCGGAAAATCTGACTTCTGTTTTGATGCGATGGGTCTGAAGCATATTCCCCAAATAGGGAGATGTCAAAATGGCCATACTCCCTCCTTAAGAAACGATAACCGTCGCATCAGAATTAATTGCCTTAACCCATCCCACCGTCGGCGGGGTTAAAACGACCATATTTCCTTGATATATGATATGCGCGTTGTTACCCGTTGGAGTGCTGGGGCTATCACACAGATACACAGAACCGTGAGTCACTTGAAGAGTTTTCAAAGATGTGCCGTCTGAGACTTGCGTCCATGTACTTGCGTTTGGTGTGATCTTAGCAGTTGCCATAATAGACCTCCTTTACAAGTCAGATCTATTTATTACAGACAAAAAGAAACCCGATCATCCTGATCGGGCTATGTTAAACCATCGTGGGGATGGAAAGACTACTCACAGCAATTTCTGATAATGGGCGTTGGGAGAGTGCGTCGGGAATCGAACCCGAAATCGTCAGGACGCTGAAAGCTATTTGCATTTCACTTGCATATCCTGCGACTTTCTTAACTTCCTTAACCCCAGATTGTTATGAAGTCGGCATGCACACCTTCTTCATCTTCAGGAAGTCACACTCATAATTTGATTTGCGATGATGAACCCATTTCATCTGGGGTTGGGTGAGTGGGAGTTGAACCCACAACGCTTGGCTCGCTTTCCCTACCATTCAGGCCACCCAATTCCAGGAGGTAGAGCACCTTTGCCGTCGGTGCCCATATGCCAGTCTTCCGCCCTGGCCTCCACTCGCGTCTGGGATTTCCGCGATGATCGCAAATTTGGTGTGAGTGGATGGATTTGAACCACCGCGCTGTTACGGGGAGATTTACAGTCTCCTGCATTCGACCGCTCTGCCACACTCACGTTGTTTGGTGCTCGTTAGAGGATTTGAACCCCAGCTCTCTGGTGATCAACCCAGAGAGTCGCGCCTCATCCATTTGTTAGCCTAAACGAGTCTTGCAAAACCCGCACCGACCGTCTACAAACAGACTGCTTGACCGAGCGTAATGTGGACGGGCTTCACACCCGATTGAGCATTTGATCTGCCGTAGCCCAACTCCCCGCGCTTCACAGCGCCGATTGGTTAACTGGCGACCAGTGCCTTCTGGTTCGATCTCCTGGAACTTTACAGGCTTTGCGCCCGACCATTTCTGGGAGTTGGGGCATCGTTTCCGATGTGGAGTCACCCCATTTTATACACAGCTGGCTGCAACGCTTACTGTGTTTGGTGTGAGTGGATGGATTCGAACCACCGCGTGGGATACCTGATTTACAGTCAGGCGCATTCGACCGCTCTGCCACACTCACATTTAGTCTACCGCCGCGTGCTGGGCCACGCTTGAGGACATCGGCCATCCTTCCTCAGCTAATCCACGCGGCGGTAGATTTGGATCAGAGTGTACGGTGTAGCATTCCGCAGGGGTGCACCTACTGTAGCCCTTCCACTCTGAAATTGGTGGGTGTTACTTCCGTCGGGTTCAGATTCCGTTCGGCTATTGGACTTCGCTTCAAGAGCTTGTCGTTCGCGTACTTCGTGCTTACTTGCTTTCGTTCACACCCATTGTTTGTCGTCGGGTGGGGGATTCAAACCCCAATCTTTAGTTTGCGTTTCTTCAAAGCTATCATATGTTCACTTTGAATAATAAACTCCCCTGGACATCATAACAGGATCTCTATTTCATCCTGCAAGACCCGACATAATATGGCGACGATGACAGGACTTGAACCTGCGACATATGGATTAACAGTCCACCGTTCTACCGACTGAACTACATCGTCAAATTTTGTGAAGACCAAACGCCGGATCGTAACGGTCGTATGTCTTCGGGTGGCTGTCGTTCTTGATGCTTACCATGCGCAGATCATAAGACTGATTCTGCAGGACATACACCAACCACAGCTGTTTTATAAATTCCATCATAAAGATACCTCACCAAATTTTATTGAACAACTGGTTTATTTAGTGGTGACCCTGGCTGGACTTGAACCAGCGACCAATGAATTATGAGTTCACTGCTCTAACCACTGAGCTACGGGGCCAAAATTGGCGGGGTCTGAGGCTTTTCACCTCACCTGCTGGATTGGCCTCCAGCTGTTCTCTCTGGGGATTCACCTTCCGGACGGCTATCCCTTAAACTATCACCCCATATTCAATAGCACCAGAGCATAATTACCGCTATACGACCACCCTCTCGGGCAGGTTGGTTCTGACCCAACGTCTCTCTGATGCGTTTTATTGTGTGCCCAATCAAGGACTGTCAACCTTTTATCCCGTTTGTGCATGATCAGTTCATGCATGCCTCTTTGTGCGCCTCACGGCAACGCGCTTCTGTAGGTCATTGACTTGCACCGTAGTCTCACCACAGGCGTTTATTTTTCCAGGGCTTTCCACTTACAAGTCTTAACCAGATCGGGATACGGGCTTGTAAGATCGGATTGGACACAACTTTGATGGCTCTAGGACTAAAGATCCCGCGTCACCCATAGACTTGGTTTATAAAATCTAGAGCCATCAAAGTTGCAACCAATGTCGCAACTCGCACTTCAGCGTCTTCGTCTCGCTTCAGCACTTGTCCTCTACGTTCGGACCAAACGAGGCTGGCCGACAGAAACATAACACCACTCATCACTAGAGCGAGGATGTGGTTGATAGCCACGATGTTACGTCTCTGTCGTAGAGTGATCACACTTGTCAGGATGATCACTGTTTTGCGAACTTGAAAATACTGCGCCTGTCTCGGGTTTCCCCTTAGTTCGGCCTCTCATTGTTCGTCTGGTCAGGGAGCTACCCTTGATGACCAGCTTATTTTGAGATCTTCGCCAGCGCCCACCAGTGTCTAGAATGTGTAGGCGTCGAGGTCTGCAAGGCATTGCCCTATTTCATACAACGCTCTCTCAAGTACGCAAATCGAAGTTCTCTGGGCTTAACAGGTTCGACCCAACATGTTGTATATCGCCTAACTTACTCATGGGACGGCCACTTCTGTGTACAGACCTTGAGGGTTAAAAGATATACCCAGAGAACTTCGATTTGCGTTGCCCTTCACTTGCCAGAGATCAGGGCAATTGGTAAGACTTCGCTCACATCTTAGAGGACACTGCACGGGACTCGAACCCGCCACGAACATTTGGCGCCAAATGCTTCCACCTGTCAATGTCCTCTAAGATGTGGAGCCGTTTTAGGGAGTCGAACCCAAATGCTTGGCCAGCGCTGACCTTACATCCCATCTGACTTAGGCAACCCACCTCTGCTTACTCAGGAGCTTATCCCCTTTGGACAGTCAGATATAACGGCATCGTCGACGGGAGATTATTAATCACACCCTCCCGTCTATTTTAGTGCGCCGAATTTGGTGATGAGGAATCGGAAGACCTCACTGGTGTATGGCTGTTAAGCTACTGCCAGGAACGTGTTATCGTTTGCATTTATCTTTGTGGTCAGTTTCTAAAAACCCGCAAAGTCGCATCCAACGAGAACGAAAACCTGTTTGAGTCCTAAACCTACCTGTCTTGGTCTCACATCGCTATGAGTGGCCAGGACTCAAACAGCTTGCCGTTCAGTGAGTTAACTATACTTTGTAACCCGTTATTGATAAAACCTTTTATTTTTTGTTGGCGAGGGTGTGGAATCGAACCACACTTCTGAGCGCTACCCCGTGTCACCAATGCACCACCTCACCATCGATTTGCCGGAACTTACGCATCCGGCCTCGTCCTGTCGGTGTTCTTCTGAATCCGGGAAGATCAGCAGGAACTATGAATCAAGTTAATTCAACCAACAGGAATCCTCGTGTTGCCCTTTGACGCAACATTATGAACCCTCTATGAAGACTCATAATGTTGTCGGCGTGATGGAGATTAGCGCCCCCGACCCCCCCTTATATGTTGGTGTCGACTTGCCAACAGGGTGCTCTCTGATTCTGAGCTAATCACGCTACAACAGGGAGTTTCGTTCTCCGACGGTCAAGTGCGTCCACTGACACCAGCGAGGTGGCTATTACGCCTCTATTCACACAAGCCCCTGAGACTAGGGGTTAACTGGTTTTGGGCTGCAAACCCGACTCCCACTGTGTTATTTCCCTCATGTTTAATACTTTACCGCAGCCCAGCTAATTTGAAAAGTCCTCTCCCCTTTGAGCTACACTGCCCACAGCAGTGCGGACGAACCTTCACTCAAAACCGGATGCGCCGAAGTGGGCAACTGTTTACCGGACTGATCGGGTAGACCCAGGAGAGAGCAGGTAATCCCGATCAGGAGGATGAGGAGTAACATCATGTAAAACATAGTGTTCCCTCCCTTCCATGCAACTAACTTTACTACAATTATTTATTGAATAAAGCGTTATTTTAACACTTCTAACTTCACAACACGACGCAGAAGGTAAACATATTCGCCAGCAGCTTCATGCGTCATATAATGGGTAGAAGGTGTGGAATGATTGTTCTGGGTTTCTTTTAATCCAACACGTTCTGCCCAACCATTAATAGAGTTCCCATAGAAACCGATAATCGCGCCAAAATAAATGCGCTGGCTTTCTGGCTCTAAAACATAGTTGACGGTAAAGCAAATATCAGAACGAATAGACTCCAGTTTCATACCAACACGACCTTCGGAGAATTCGTTACGAACATATAAATGACGGAAACGATCGCGCCGCGCTTGTGATGATTCTTCCAATTCTTGTCGAAGTGAAGAAGTTACGTCAATATTAAATGAAAATGTTGGATTTTGTAAATCAGAACGGGCCAACTCTAACGCAGATTCAACAACGCGACGGAAATTGATACTTTTACCCGTCAGGCGTTTCACTTCATCTGTGATTGTTCCAAAAGGGATTTTCGTGGCACGTTCCCCTTCGTATTTTGCCAATAAAGGAATAATGTGTTTCATGATTGCTGTGTTAATGTGCATTCCGGAGCCTCACCGAATTGATTAAATGTCTCCATTATTATATTGGAGATACGTTTATTGAATATAAACACAGGAATGGCCAATAAAATAATGACAGTGATTATTAATAGGTAAAAACTACTTTTCTACAACATCAAGAAACTGTATCTTAACGCGGTGCCCTTCGAGTTGTGAGTGTTAACGAACAACGAGAAGCAGCCTCCATGGCTGCGGAATGGGACTGCCTGTCAAGGCGGTGTTACGAGCGAGGGCGTCAGCCCCCTCGCGAGTATATTCGAATAAATTAAACGCGCGCGAGCGTTTTGATTCCCGTTGGCTAAATATCTTCAACACCATATTCAAACTCAGGTGATGGAGATTATCATGGCCACGCAAACAGTTCCTTCACTCGACGTCAGAGCATTTGAATACATTATTAAACAGCGAATGAAAGCTGATCCCACCTTTAAAGATTATGACTTTGAAGGTTCTGGTCTTAGTGCGATTATTCGTTTGTTGGCATCTGACGCGAACGCCATAGCCTTTATGCAAAACATGCTTAATGGTGAAGGCCATTTGAAGACAGCAAATCAACGTTCAAACGTCGGTTTATCTGCTGCATTTCTTTCCTACACGCCTGACAACTATCGGGCAGCATACATGTATGTCAACATCAAAGTTACGCCTTATGACGCCAGCACAGCCCCCAATGAGATCATCATGGATCGGCGCGTAATGTTCGTTGGGGCAAAAGACGGCAGTTCCTACAACTTTACTGTTGAGAAACCAGTGTCGGCAACGTTGACTGCAGACGGTTATTACATGTTCAACAATGTAAAGTTGATACAGGGGAATTGGTTGTACAAGACATATGATGTTGAAGGAAGCGCGATTTCAACATATACGATTCCTTCTGGGAATGTCGATATCAATCATATGGTCGTGCAAGTACAAGAATCAGAGTCTTCCGACGTTTCGACGACATATCAACGTTACAACAGTCCATTTGATCTGAGCCAATATGCTTACCTGTATTTCGTAGAATTGGGTATTGATGGTCTGTATGTGTTTGAATTCGGAGATGGTTATCTTTCGCGTCGAGTAGAAGATGGGAACGTCATATTCCTTCAATACTTGGAAACTTCTGGTGCTGATGGGAATGATATCACAAGCCTGTCATCAGCGTCATCCATAGGCGGGTTTAACCAGGTCGATGTAGAATTGGTTTCCGAACGTAGCGCAGGTGGAGACGATCCGGAATCTATCGAGGACACTAAACGGCTGGCTCCTTTAGCTTATCAGGCTGATGGTGCTGCGGTTACAGAAACAGATTATGGTGTATTGACTGAAAGGTTATTCTCCAACGTCTCCCGAGCTAAATCATATGGTGGTGACACGCTGTCTCCTCCTGATTCTGGCTATGTTTACATCGCTGTTATACCTTCTGTTGGTGAGACACTTTCGGACGCTGAGAAGGCCGATATCGTTGCTGCTCTGGACAAGTATAATGTGGGATCTATTACCCCCAAAGTGGTAGACTCCGAGATCACATATATCCAAGTCTCAACGACTATATTTTGGGATCCTACTTCTACAGTCTACGTTGAAGAACAGATGAAAGTTGTTGTTGGAAACAGTATCGTTAAATGGGGTGAAAATAATCTCGGCGGATTTGATCAATTGTTTGACAAAGAAATATTACAGGAAGCAATTACAAAAATGGAGCGTTCTATTAACTCGAATATTACTTCGGTTGGTTATAAACGCCATTTCAAACCCGATTATGGAGTCTTAGACAGTTTTACATTCAGTTATGGAAGAAGTATCAAACCTGGTTCTGTGAAAATAACGGGGTTCAAACCGCTTCCTGCCGAGGTGGATTTCACTTACTACATGCGCGACAATAATGGCGATCTGAACATGTATAAAGTGAATAACAATGACACGACAAAAGAGTTTTTAGTTCAAAAAACAGGGGTTGTAGATTATGCAAATGGGGTTGTAGACCTTCAGCAGATCACGGTCTCTAACTATAACCCTGAAGGGGTGACCATAGTCGTGTTACCGGATGGACTGAACCAGAACATACAGGCTACACAAAACCAAGTATTCAAGATTGGTGATGTGGTTGTTACGCCAGAGGTGCGCTATGTCCAAAGATCTTAATAATGGACACAACGGGGTTAAGTATGAAACTCCGTTGTTCTACCAGAATGATTTCCCTCTGTTCATAGAATTTATGGACACGTTCTTCAATTGGTTGTATAGACAGCAGGGGTTCACTCAAGAAGAGATCTTGGCATATCTGGCAGATACGTCTAGTTGGATGAATCCTGAGAGTGAAGATTCTCCAGTTAAGCAGCTGATTGATTTAAAGGCTGACAAGACTCCAGGCTCAGAGGCCAAGGATTATTTGTCTGATAAATTCTTGGTTCGTACCTTTGAGAACATGATGGCTCTGGATGCCGAAGAACTTTTAGATGCCGACGGAAGACCGCTATTGTCAATAGAAGATAAGAACAAACAGATAGATGACTGGTATAATGATTTTGGTTTCCAACGAACTGTTGATAAATCATTTCAGGAATTTGGTCATTTTATCCCAGTTGGTTCGGATTCTTTGCTGACAGCAACGGGAGACAGGTTCTCAGTTTACATTGAAGGAACGAAACGGAGAACGCTAGATCATCCACGTTGGCTGAAATTATTGAAACACATCTATAAAATACGTGGAACCAAGAAAGCAATTGAATTGTTCTTTTGGATATATTTCGGTTGTCCAGTCAGCGTCTATTTTACGAAAGAAGACATAGGCGGTCTGGACGGAAATTTTGAATGTGACGGCACGACAGGGATGCGTGATGATTACTATTATGATGAATACACTTATGTTATAGGAGTCCCAGGCGACGTATCTGATTTTGAAGGTGTGTTTGAGCGCGTCTTCCGTCAGCATTTCCATCCTGCTGGATTTACTGTATTCCTAGAAAGCACAAGGAGCTAAAAATGGCCGATTTCCTGAGTCAATATACAGGTCAGCAGATAGATCAGATATTGGGTTCTGTTGACGACAAAGTAAGTAAAAATGACGTTATTAACGATTTTGAAGTTAACGACCCATTATTTCCACCATCTGCTCGCCTGACATATGAGTTGAAAAGATCTGTTGACACAATCAATGATACTTTGGCCAACAAAGTTATTCGTACAGATAGTGGTGAACAAACAATCAATGGCAAAAAGACTTTCAATGCGTTGTTGGTGACCAATGGGGGCATACAAGTTCCCGCCGGAAAATCCGTTTCAATCACAGATGAACCAACGAACTCGACAGATGGTGTTAACCTGAGCATGTTGAGAAAGCATGGCGTCAGTGAAGACACTACCCCGCCTGGTTCTGGTTTGGCTGGGGAGTTGTTGACATCCGGATATTACAAATTCAATTTGGATTTCACCAGATTGTCTGCGTATACCGGACCAACATTGCCGACTTCAGTTCCAGTGCAAACAGATTCTGGAGCGCGTTATTGGACAATGACTGCATTTTTTGATGCGTTGTTTGCAGACAACCGATTTAATGGATATGTGACAACGACAGCGTATGACGCAGATATGCTGAGTCTAGAGTCTCAAATTAATAACATCAACACGTCGTTGAACGGGAAAGTCAACACCTCGACTTACAACACTAAGATGGCGTCGTTGGATTTGAGTATCTCCAATATCAACACGTCTCTGGGTAATAAAGTCGAGGTCAGCACATATAATACGAAGATGACTTCCTTGGACGGCAGTATCAGTTCTCTCACGACTGGTAAGGTCGATGTATCAACGTATAATGCCAAAATGACCACAATTGATAACAGTTTAGGGAACGCAGTTTATCGCACAAAAACAAACTTGTCGTCATACACAGTTTCGGCTTCTGGAACGACGGCTCTTCCAGATTTTGATTTGGTGAACCTTTGTCAAATACTGGTAACTGCGCAATGGGGGGCAGGTAACGTTGTTGACACATATCGAGTAACCATAACTCGTGACGGAACGATCAAATCAGAGTTGTTGGTTCAGAAAAGTACGAGTGGTACAGTGACGTTCACAGGGGCTGTGGTGGGTGGTAAATTGAGAATTTCCGTTGTTAATGCGAATACAACAACTGCTTGTTCGGTCGATTATTCTATTGCAGCTTCTTTCTAAAACTAAATACCCCTAGATGACATGAATACATTTAGGGGTATTACAAATGGCCAACAAACCAACACAGCCTCTTTTCCCTTTGGGTTTAGAAACTTCTGAGTCTTCGAACATAAAAGGCTTCAACAACTCCGGCACTATTGAGCATTCCCCTGGTGCCGTAATGACATTTCCTGAAGATACTGAAGTTACAGGTCTTCCATCTTCTGTGCGTTACAATCCTGATAGTGATGAATTTGAAGGTTATTACGAAAACGGTGGTTGGTTGTCTTTGGGGGGCGGTGGAATACGCTGGGAAACGCTCCCTTACGCTCCCTCTAGCAATTTGTTAGAAGGTCGTAGCTATCTCATTAATAATACCACAGGGGCATCTACAGTGGTTCTCCCTTCCCCTACGCGTATTGGGGATTCCGTTACTATTTGTGATGCTTATGGGAAATTTGCCACTTACCCATTGACCGTGTCTCCTTCTGGAAATAATTTGTATGGCTCCACTGAAGACATGGCTATAACAACTGATAATGTTTCAGCAACGTTCACTTGGTCTGGACCTGAACAAGGTTGGGTTATCACATCCGGCGTCGGTCTTGGTCAAGGCCGTGTCTACAGTCGTGAAATCTTTACGCAAATTTTGGCGTCTGAAACAAGTGCTGTTACTCTCAATACTCCACCAACAATCGTGGACGTGTATGCTGACGGAAAACGTCTTGCGGAATCCAAATATTCACTAGATGGAAATGTAATCACTTTCAGTCCTTCTTTGCCAGCCAGCACAGAACTTCAGGTGATTGAATATACTCCTATTCAATTGGGTAATGGCGGTGGTTCTGGTTCTTCTACAATTACCTGGGTCTATAATGGGGGTTCAGCGATTGGCGGTGAAACCGAAATCACGTTAGACATCGTTGTTGATGATGTTCCGGCCATTGATATAAACGGAAGTCGCCAGTATAAAAATCTGGGGTTCACATTCGATCCATTAACCAGTAAAATCACTCTTGCGCAAGAACTGGATGCAGAGGATGAAGTTGTTGTAATTATCAATGGAACGCCAAACATCTATAATCAAATTGATTATACTTTGCGGGAAGTGGCTCGTGTAACCAATGTTAAAGATACAGAGGTCATTTATTTTAGTGTTGGTGCTGTGTTAAGTGGATATAAAGTTATCTATGATAAAGTAACACAGAGATCATATTTTATTCCAGAGCTACCGACTGGAACCACGGCAGTCAGCCTTAGTTCTTCGGCTGTACTTGTGCATTCTGCTGGTAGTGTTGATCTGGGCGCATTAGCTGTATCTCGTGAAGAATATGTTACATTGTCTGGTTCATTTGATTCTGGTGCTGTCATCAATGTTAAAAATGAATTACTTACTCATACAGATGGTAAGTATCGTTGGGATGGGGCATTACCTAAAACTGTCGATGCTGGATCAACGCCTGCATCAACTGGTGGCATCGGCGTAGGGAAGTGGTTAAGCGTTGGCGATGCGGCATTACGAACTAATTTAGCTTCTTATAATGGTTTTTCCCTGATTGGTGTGTGTCCTGATGTAATCACGTTGCGAACGCTTTCCGTACCAATTGGTAAGAAAGTATTGTTGCTCGGATATCATTCAGATCATCCTGGCACTGGCGGCGGAACCCTTTACGCCTCAAGTGATACATCACTAGCTGATGATGGTGTACGTGTTTTTGTCACATCAGATGGAACCCGTTTGGTAAGAGAGACTAATGGGGAGTTATATGCCTCATGGGCAGGTGCTGTTGGTGACTGGAACGGAACTACTGGCACAGATAATAAGGAAGCAATAGAACGGCTTATCACAGCATCAGGGACTGAATTTAAATGGGTTATTGATTTAACGAATATTGGCGTAAGTTCTGTCGTTATTGATAACAAAAATAACTGGAATGGGCATATAAACGGCAGTGTAATCAATATTTCAGCTAAGCCAGCTGCCGGTGCCGTAGACAGAAAAGATCAGGATGGTGGATTGCTACCAACCATTAAAATTACAAACTCTGATGGCTGGAAATTAACAGGTTCTTTTGTCGACAATCGTTATCGTGAGGCTTTCTATGTAGAATACTGCGATAACTTTGAACTAGGCTGCGCAAACCTTGGTAGTGGAATTAACAATAATCTTGCGGCTAACCATTTCAGATACTGTAACCATTTTAAGTTAAATGGATGGAAGGTTGAAAAGTCGGGGGTTATTCCACTTGCAGGTTATTACGATTGGGTTCAAGCTATAAGGATGTGGGACTGCTCTGGATTTATCATTGATGGATTAACATCACACATGAATGCAGGTAATGGTATTTATATCGCCAGTAACTGCAAAGACTATGTTGTTACTAACTTTGACATAACAGAAAACGCCATGTCAGGAATACAGCTCGCTTGGTCAGGTTTTGGTGTAATGCCAATTAGAGGTGTTATCTCTAACGGAACCATCACTGGAAACAGGGCTGACAGTATAGACGTTAACAATACCAGCGGTATCAAAGCGAGACTTGATCTGATAATTTCCGGTGTTATAAATGCAAACAATGGTTACAACTCTGACGGAACGGTAACTGCCGACGGTTCTGGTTTGGGTACATTTATTAATGTTTCCCATTTCATAGTTGACGAGTGCTCTTCAACATCGCCAGCCCGCTCTGGAGTAGCTATAAGTAACTGCTCCAATTTCAGAGTAAAAGGTATTATAAAAAAAGACCAGCCATCTAATAGTGATGGACATGGGGTATACATTGAAAACAGCGCTGATGGTGAAATAGACGTTGACTGTATTACTGACTCTGCTAACGCAAACATGTACTCCATACGAACTTACGGGGCGCTTGAAAACATACACCTTTCAGGCAAATATGTTGGATATACCTTGTTTGGAGATGATGCAACTTATGTTAACTGCTCTCTTGATAAAGCGTCAATAATTTCCCCGACTACAGTCGCAAATCGTTTCCCATGGGAAAATGTGAACGTAGTTGTTTCTGGTTCAAATGCTGTTGATATCAAATCAACAGTGAATAGTTGCCGATTTGTTTCTAACAATGGTCATGGGGGTGTGTTGTCTTCAGGTAACAACGATATTTCTGACTCAGAATTCTATGGAACAGATGGTGGACTTTACTGTGCTGACAACATTGGTCAGGTTAGGGTTAGAGGTGGTGTAGCCCAGGGTGGCTCAGCAGCAGGACTACGAATTAGTGGTGGTGAAAAGCATATCATTGAAGGGTTAACCACAAAATCAACATCAGGCAACTCCTGTGTTATCACCAATGCTTCCAAAGTGATATACATTGGAAATGATGACTCTGCTAACCCAACAAACTTTACAGGAACAACATTTACACTTCAGAACTAAATAAAACGGGACGTTAGCTTTTTATTTTGAGGCAGGTTCCCTTAAAGTTTTGTATAAAAGACCAGACGGAACATATAATAGAGTAAATATAGGTTAAAAACCCCGCTTTGGCGGGGTTCTTATTATACCTTTGTTCATATTTGATTAGTTCAGACTAAATACCCCATATTGGTCATCCTTTATGGGGTATTATCATGATTTCTCAATTCAATCAACCACGCGGCTCCACTTCCGTAGAAGTTAACAAACAATCTATCGCTCGAAATTTCGGTGTCAAAGAAGACGAAGTCATTTATTTCACTGTCGGTATTGATCTCAGCGGATTTAAAGTAATTTATGATGAGTCTACCCAACGGGCTTATTCTCTTCCTTCGGGTATTGTTTCAGGAACGACTGCGATAAGTCTGAACGAACAAGCCATCCTCACTCATTCCGCTGGCTCTGTTGACCTTGGGGAATTAGCAGTAAGCCGCGAAGAATATGTGACTTTACCTGGTTCTTTTAATTTCGGCCATACCATTAATGTGAAAAATGAACTTCTTGTTCACGATGATAAAAAATATCGATGGGATGGTTCACTTCCTAGAACTGTCTATGCTGGCTCAACACCTGAAACATCTGGTGGCGTTGGTTTAGGTGCATGGTTGAGTGTTGGTGACGCAGCATTTAGACAGGAAGCCAACAAAAAATTCAAATATTCAGTAAAGTTATCTGATTATTCTACATTACAGGATGCAGCGACAGCAGCCGTAGATGGATTGCTTATTGATGTTGACTACACTTTTACTGCAGATGAGAGTGTAGATTTTAGCGGTAAAGTTTTAATCATTGAATGCAAAGGAAAATTCATTGGCGATGGTATGTTGGTTTGGAATGGTTTGGGTGAGGGTTCAGTAATTAAGAAACCGCACATGCATACTAAAACTACGCCGTATACTGTTTACCGATTCGATGCAAACGGTAATTGGGTTACAGACCCAACACAAGTTCTGGCATCTGTTCAGCAGCGTTTGGATGTTGGATATAAGCCAAATATTAACGATTTAGATATTTGGGACGACCTTCCTGATAATGTAAAAAATCAGGTTGCTGGTGCTACTTTGCGAATAATGAGCGGCGATAATATCATCGTAGAGAACCCAGAAGCTACATTTGGTGGTTATCTATTTACTTTATGTAATAGGATTCTTGTTAAGAATCCACGCAATTTTATTGCTTTGGAATCGGGTATTACATTTGAGAACCATCATACAACTGCATGGGGTACTGGCAACTGGGTTGTTGGGGGTGAGATTAAATATGGCTCTGGTTCCGCTGTACTGTTCATTCGCAATGATGGTGGTACAGACCATGATGGTGGAGTAAGAGATTTAATCTCATACCGTGTTGGAGAATCAGGTATTAAAACCTATCAGAACGAAATTGGAGGTCGTTCAGCCAGGAACTACCGTTTAGTGTTCGACAATATAACTACAATCCAGTGTTACTATGATGGTATTGATGTTAATGCTGACACAGGGTCGCCAACTGAACGTGTGGATGACTACTCACTCGCAGAGTATCCATGGTTCCACCTACCTACTCAACATATCATCCGTAATATTATTACTCGTGATTGTATGGGGATTGGTGCTTGGTGGGATGGTCAGAAAAATATTATTGATAATGTTGTTACTTATGAGGCCCATAAGGAAGGCGTCTTCGATAGGGGTACTAACAATGATATTACTAACATTACTGTAGTAGGTGCGAATAAGGATTTAACTAACTTAAATCAGCTTACCTGTGAGGGAGGTAGTAGACTTCGTGGTATTAACATCCATGCATATACTACACAAGGTTACGCTATATACGCTCCGTCTTCAGAAGTAAGTAATGTTTCCTGTGCTGGTTCCGGTACTAAGAAATTACTATGTACCTATATAAGCGATATTCAGGGAGGTAATATCAATGTTCAGCATAGTGCCAACCAAATGACACTTGCAATGCAACCTGCTATGGGTGGTACTACAAACCCATCTTTGCTTATGACGGCAGATTGCCAGGTTGCTACACCAGGGGGTGAGGCAAGTATTGTCAAGCTTTCGGCAATTCAGGAGGGTGTACGTGTAGGTGAGTTTCAGCTTAACCGCTTAGGCTTTAAGCATATGAGTATACCTGCTGCCCCTTTACAATTACCAGAGAGCGCTCTGGAACATAATTCATCTATAGGATTCTTCTTCGGAAGTGACGGAGCATTGAGGTTGCTTGCTAAAAAACCAGATGGAAGTTATGTAACATACACACTTTAATTTATCTTGAGCAAAAACCCCGCTTTGGCGGGGTTCTTATTATACCTTTGTTCATAAATTTTATTAGTTCAGACTAAATACCCCATATTGGCAAATCCTTTATGGGGTATTTTCAAATGACCAGAAATGTAGAAGAATTATTCGGCGGCGTAATCACAGCTCCCCACCAGATTCCTTTCACGTATAAATCAAATGTCGGTGGAGAAACTTTTCTTTCCTTGCCGTTCTATCCCGTCACTGGTGTTATCACAATCAACGGTGGTATGCAAGTTCCGTTAGACAACTTTGAAATCGAAGGAAATACGTTGAATCTCGGACGCGCATTGTCCAAAGGCGATGTTGTGTATTGCTTATTCGATAAAATTCTTTCACCAGAAGATACAGCCAAAGGTATCCGCATATACAAATTTCAGGCCGTAGGAGGGGAAACCGAGTTTACTCCTGATTTCACATCTTATGGAGTCCAATCTCTTTATATTGGTGGCGAGTACAAAACACCCGAAATTGAATATTCCTATAACAGCACGACAGGGAAAGTGTCTTTGCAAACTGCACTGACTGCAGGCGTTTGGGTAGTCGCTGAAATGTCTGTTAAACAACCGAATATCAGTCCGGCGTTTGACCGAAGTATTCAAGAAATCGCCCGTTCTGCTAATGTGAAAGACTCTGAAGTCATCGTTAGTACGGACACCATATCTTTGTTGGATGGGAAGAAAGTTGTTTATGACATAGCGACGCAAACCAGTTATGGTTTACCAACCATTCCTGATGGTTCTGTCATTTCTACGATCTCAGACGGGAAATTGAATTACAACCCAGGTGATGTGCAGGTTGATCTCTTACCATTACCAGATTCTTCTCAGGCGGTTAAATTATTCTATTTACAACCAAGCGGCGCAGAAAATATTAAAGTTTCCAGTGGAGACACAGTACAAGATATTCTGAATAATATCAATAAACACCGTGTCGTTGGTAGTATGGCAGAACTTTTGAATGTGTCTCCAACTGAAACGACCTTCGTGTTTGTGACTTCTTTCCACCCATCAACCAATTATGGTGGTGGTTTCTTCCGTTGGGATCCTTCTGGGAACAAGGCTGCTCACAACGGCGGCACGATCATCGATCCTGGTAAAACGTTCCCGACTTGGGACAGCGCAGGGAAGACTTCTTGGTTTACCGCAAGCGGGACAGGTACTGGAGTTTGGCGTCGTCAAGACGTGATGGGTCATTACCGCGCTGAAGACTTTGGTGCGCTTCCTTGGAACGTCGGGGACGCGCATGACAGTACCAAAGAATTCCAACAAGTGGCCAACGTGGCATATCGGGGTGGTTGCTGGAGATGGACAGGTCGCCATCGCATTACGAGTTATATTGATATTCCCAATAAACAGACTTTTGGTTCATACGCCCAAATGACTTCTGTTTATTCTGAACTATTCCAGCCCAGCAATTTCCAGGGGGTGCACGTTATTTCTGATCCTTCTTTAGCGCGTTCTGTACAAAATGCTGTCTTCTTTGATGCTGCGACTGGAGAAGCATTCCGTTGTGGTGAAGGTGCATCACCAACAGATTGTTTGGTGTACGGAAGAGGGTTTACAACTACTGGGATGGATTTGGCGACATCATTACCTTCGGCGGCTTCGTATTGTGACACCCAAGCATTCCGTCATGGAAAGGCCATTAACGTGCGAAATGTTACTGTGGCGCTTATGAAGTACGCGTTGGATTCTAATCCATGGGATGCCAGCAAAGGTGATTATTATTCCACTACGGATCATATGACGATTCTGTATTGTTATTGTATTAGTCGTGTTCCATCCGGACAGGATATAACATTCAATACCAAGCATATCAATATGCGTGCTTATGTAAACCAGATTGGCGATTATGGATTGGCGGTTCGAAATGTGGTGTTCATCGGCGGTTCGATCGAAGGGTATAACACTTCAACATACTTACGTTCCAGTACTCAACTTTCTTTCAAAGGGACATATTTTGAAACGGGAGATACAGCATTCAATGGTACTGTATTCAGTCTTGTTGGTTGGTGTACTTTGAACTTTGAAGAATGTCTCGTTTATTTGAATAATACCAAAAACTTCGTGTCTTCGGGTGGTTCAGGACAGTCTGCTGGCGTCTTAGGTTTAACAATTAAATCTCAAGGTAATGTGTGGCGCAAAACTGACGTGGGAACAACTACGGTGTTTGCAGTTGATCCGGTCACTAATAAGCAAGCCTTGCTTGGATCCGAAATATTGAATGCTGTGAGTGGGGCAACTATCGCATATTGGGCTGGTGCCGTCCCACCTGGCACATACACAGCTCCAATCAGTGTTGCATTTTAATTTCCCCCTCCTTCGGGAGGGTTTATTAGAAAAACAGGAGATTCATCATGAATCCGCAATTTGCTCAACCAAAAGGTTCTACTTCAAAAGAATCGAACAAAGATAGTATTGCCCGTAAATTTGGGTGTAAAAAGTCGGAAGTCGTTTATGCCAAAGCGGGACAGTCATTGTCTGGTTATAAAGTGATCTACGATAAGTTGTCTCAACGTGCCTACGCTCTCCCTTCTAACATTGGTGCTGTAACAGTCACCAGTTTGGTCGACGGCATCCTCACACACTCTGGAGGCACTGTAGACCTTGGGAAATTAGCCGTATCCCGAGAAGAATACGTCACATTATCTGGGTCCTTTTCTTCTGGTGTTACGCTTAATGTTAAAAATGAATTACTTACCCATACTAATGGTAAATATCGTTGGGACGGTGCGCTCCCTAAAACTGTAGCCCCTGGTTCAACGCCAGCAACAACTGGTGGGATTGGCTTGGGTGCTTGGGTTAGTGTTGGTGACGCAGCTTTGCGTAGCGATTTGACTGATTTAATCAGTTTTGTTCCTGATAATCCTCATGAAAAATTAAACAGTGCTTATGACGACAATAATACATTGTCTGTCAGTACATGGAATATTCAAAGCTATCAAGTTATTTCATCTAGATATGGTAGAAATATAACTTCACCGAAACGTTTTTTTGACTTAAGCAACTTCATAACTCAAACAGCGCCGCAAATCGTAGGTATGCAAGAAGCATATGACGGGCCATCAGCGCATATGAGTAATCTCGCGGTTGAGCCGTATGTAGATGAATCTTTTGGCTACGGAAGCGTAAATACAGATACAATCAATCTGATGGTTGGGTATCGCGCTGGTAATTCAACCTTGTCAGCATATCCACTAAGCGAGAATAAGGTTATCAGAGTGACAGATGAGGGAACATATATCAGACTTGCTTCTCGAGATACGTTAAATCACCCGATTATTGGTAAAATAGCCATCTATAACGTTCATGGTAGTTGGTTTGAAGCAGCAGCCATGCAGCTATACTCAGATATTATTTCTGATTACAAGACACTTGGCGTAACAAAAGTAATCGTAATTGGTGATTTCAACCACGACACCACAGAGCCTTGGTTTTCAGCTTTTACTGATGATGGATTTACTATAGTCAATAACATGAATTATGACACACGTAATGATGGTTCGGGGAGTTGGTATATAGATAACATCATAATCAAAGGATTTACCGTGCAGGATGTGCAGGTTTCAGCGCCTGACCCATCACTTTCAGACCACAAAATGTTAACCGCTATTCTCAAGGTGGCATGATATGTATAATACAATCGATGGCGATGTAATGCTTTCCGGTGGAAAATCCGCCGATGTGATGCTGAGAGCTATTCTGGCATCAGTAAAAACACTATCAGACAATAAAACCATCCCCGTAATTACCGATCTTTCAGATATAGGGATGAGCAGAGAGACTAATACCCTATCTGAAATAGCTCAGCATATGCCTGTTGGTGCAATTGCCGTTATTGGTGTGTCAGGTTCTGGCGCTTACGCCTCTACTCTTCCTATGCCTACTTTGTCTAATGGAGGATCGGCGGCATATACGTCAGGTCAGATTATCGCATTCAAAGATTTAGGTGACTGGAATAAGGTGTATTTCTGGTATGCGGGTGGCGCTGATTTTACCGCTACGGCTATGTATAACGGAAATTTAGGAACGCCGTGGAGCGGATGGAAATTCCCCCAAAGCGCCCCCCTGATCGTAAAACCAGTGCCAGCAGAATTTAATAATTTAATGTCGAACATCTGGGTTTCCGGGGACTACTACTTTTCTGGAACGCAGGTGGCCGCATTTACTGACCGCCCGCCTAATGCTGGCGCTGGGTATCTAAAGGTTATAAATGCAACTGGTCGTCAGGATTCAGATAAACTATTGGAATTCACTGAAAATGGACCAACTACTAAAGCTTGGCGCAGAGTTTCATATTCAACCCAGTGGGTTTCAGTGCCATCAGTTAATTTAACCGCTGTATCTGATTCATCATTAAGGATTGGAGACATGAAAGTAAATTCATCAGGAAATTTAATGATAAGAACAAATTCAAATACAGTTAAGGAAATTTAATAATCAAACAAAAACCCCGCTTCGGCGGGGTTTTTATTTCTATCTGTTTGTTGGATGTATACTAAATATCTCTATAAAATGGCACTCGATGGAGCATCAAAATGCAATCTACAAATTTAAACCGTCGCCCGTATTGGGATGACTGGAATCCTGGGAAACGTTTTTCACGGATTCTTTTTCGTCCGATGCCTATCAAGGTTCAGACTCGCGAACTGAACCAGATGCAGACTATTCTTCAGGATCAAATTGAAAAACTGGGCAACCATTTGTTCAAAGATGGTTCTATGGTTATCCCTGGCGGTCTGACGATCACCAATGCCGCAGTCTCTTTGAAATTCACTTTGGCGGGTGGTACTGAATTCACCGATCTGGAAGGTATTTCTGAACTCTACGTTTTGGGGAAAGACAATAACGCCAAAGCGCGTGTGTTGTCTCTTGAACGTGATCTGTCTGCTCCTGATACGATGCTGGCTATCCTTGAGATGACTGAAGCGGGTAATGCTGACGGATTCCATGTTAACGATAATCTGTATTTCCAGACTTACGACGTGAATGATAATTTCATTCGTATTGGTTATGGTATCGCGGCTGCTGTGACTGGTTCTATCGTTGCTCGTATGACGAAAGGCGTTTACTTCATTCGTGGGATGTTCCTAGACGTTGATGACGCAACTCTTATCGTTGATAAAACTTCGAACACGTCTTCCCATCGCGTCGGATTTAAAGTCACTGAAACCATCGTGACTGAATCTGAAGACGAATCCCTTTATTCAAATGCTCAGGGAACGATTAACTCTAAAGCGCCAGGCGCTCATCGTCTTCGAATAGATCTGGTCTTATCTCGATTTGATTATGATGCTGTGGTTGAAGACTTTGTTGAACTGGCCAAAGTTCGTGATGGTAAAATCCAGTCTATGGTGACTCAGTCTACCTATAATATTCTGGAAGACACGTTGGCCCAACGGACTTATGAAACCAACGGCGATTATAACGTTTCGACTCATCAGATCGATATTCGTGAACACCTGAAAGTCAATAACAATGGCGGGGTATTCAATGCTGCTGATGGCGGTGACGAGAGCAAATTTGTTTCTGTGATGAAACCAGGCATCTCCTATGTTCGCGGTCGCCGTATCGAAAACGTCGGGGAAGAGTTGGTGATCGTTGATAAGGCGCGGGATACCGATGTCCTGAACAACACCCCTGTTGCGGTGGCCACAGGCAATTATCTGGTCACTAAGAATTCTAAAGGTGTGCCAGTGATATCCCGCACCGTTCGATACAAATTACTGAATGCTTCAGGCGTTACCCAGGCTACAGCACTTTGTATATCAGCTGAACGTAATTCAACAGAATTTCGTCTATATATGCGCGACCTGGTCGTTACTGGCGATGCATCCACTATCACCAAAGTGTCTTACGAAGAAAGCGGTATCACCATGTTCTCTGCTGAACTTGAATCCAATCAGTTTAACCAGAGTTCTATGATAGATCTGATCTTCTCTCTTCCGGTATTCGGTGTCAAGACTTTAGCACCAACTGGCTCCGTGGATATCAACTACACTGTTCTCAGAACGTATAAAGTGACGTTGGACAACAGCGGCGCGGGTTCTATTTCTGCTCCATTGGGATATAGTTTTTCCCCAGAATTTTCGTTGTACTCTGCAGCGAAATCAGATGGTTCAGAAGCGCAGTTCGATATCTCTGGTTCTTTGTCTTTGACTGGTTCTCCGGTCGGTTCGGCGCTGCAGATTTCTCTGGGCAGTGGTAATGCTAACCAGTCAATCAATTTGCTGGCGCTGATGATTCGTACCACGGCCACAATTAAAACGAAGACCATCACTGAAACAACTGAAACAGTGACGTTCACCTCGCAGACTAGCCGTCCTTTGGCGAATCACGATGGTTGGAAATTGGTATCGGTCAAAAACGATACTGGCGCAGACGTGACCTCCAGCTTCGTCCTAGATGGCGGACAGCGTGATGCAGGGTATTACAAGTCTAACTTGTTATCCAGCGCTGGAGCAATCTCAGGGACGTATACAGTGGTGTATCAATACTTCGCCCACAGTTCCGGTGATTTCTTCTCTGCTGATTCGTATACTTCGATGGATTATAAAGATATCCCGAATTATACATCTTCTACATCAGGCGCGGTGTACGGTCTGGCAGATAGTTTGGATTTCCGTCCGAAAATTACCAACGGAACTTCTGACACAGATATGGTTCGTCCAAACACTGCAGTTATTCTGGACACAGAATATTATCTGCCGCGTATCGACGCGATTTATCTGGCAGACAACGGTGTGTTTGGTGTGGCTCGAGGCATCAGTTCTAATAATCTGGCTTCTCCAGCAATCCCAGCGAACGCCATGCGTTTGTATGAATTGTTGATCCCGCCGTATACACCGAATATTGATGATATCCAAATTCGAACTATTGATAATCGTCGTTATACAATGCGCGATATCGGTAAACTGGAAACCCGTATTTCTAATGTTGAATACTATACCTCTCTGTCACAGCTGGAATCTTCAGCGATGACACAGCAAGTGTTCGACCCCATCACGGGCAATCCCCGTTTCAAAAATGGTATTGCAGCTGATCCGTTCAAAGACTTCCGGTTGATTGATGACTTGTCTGAAGATTGGATGGGTTCTATCGATACCGAAAACGGACGTCTGCGCCCGTTTGTACAACAAAACGTTGTTGACATGACTCCGGTTGGCTGGAACAAAGTGATGGATGGGATGGTGGTTTGTAATTACACGCCTGAAATCTCGGTGAACCAAGAATATGCGACGACGACGATCAACGTTAACCCGTATGCTGTATTCAATTGGGAAGGTTTCTTGAAGATTAACCCGACCACAGACTACTGGTTCGAAAACTATTATGTTGCGCCGCGTATTATCAATGAAACGATCAACACCCGTGGTACTGTACAAGAAGGTTCAGTGTACGGAACATGGCGTACTGTTTCTGTTTCTGATCGTGTTTGGGAACCGCATGGTGCTGGTGGTGTGTGGTGGGGATATCGTTACCGCACGACTGTTTCTGCCCGTGATGTCACCACATATACATACACGGACAAAACAACCACGACCATGACTGGTGAACAGATTGTGGAGACGCAAGTTATCCCATACATGCGCGAGATCGATATTTCTTTCGACGCATCTGGGCTGCGACCTTTCACTCGTATGTATGCGTTCTTCTCTGGTCGTGACGTCAATCTGTATTGCAAACCGAATGGCGGTAATTTCGGTGACCCAATCACCACTGATGCCAATGGTGCTGTTAAAGGTGTATTCCGCGTTCCACAGAACGATACAATCAAGTTCAACACAGGCGACAACGTGTTCCGCTTAACGGATAGCCCTGTTGACAGTAAATCTGCGGATGACACACTGACCAATGCAGAAATTGTTCATAAATCTTTCGGTAAGAAACAAGGTATTCAAAAGACCTTTGTCAACACTCGTGTCCTGGGTTACACTGCCAGTACTCGCACCGAAACCAGCACTTCTGAAGTTGTGGTCGACCAATGGCGTGATCCGATTGCCCAATCGTTTATGGTGGCGACTAAGAATGGCGGCGAGTATATCGAAGGCGTGGAAGTGTTCTTCTCTACCAAGTCACGTGATGTTCCGATCACTCTGGAAATTCGCGAGATGGAGAATGGCTTACCTTCTCATACAGTCATTACTCGTAAAACTTTGAACCCGTCTGAAGTGACGATCTCTACAGACTCTTCCGGCGGTACGAAGTTCACCTTTGATTATCCGGTGTATCTGCAAGCAACGACTGAGTTTGCTATCGTTTTGTTGGCGAATACTCAGGATTACAACGCGTATATCGCGGAAATGGGCAAGAAAAACCTTCTGTCCAACGAATATATCGCCAAACAACCGTATACAGGGGTGTTCTTCACTTCTTCAAACGGTTCTACATGGTCTCCGAACCAAATGGCCGATATGAAATTCCGCATATATCGTTGCAACTTTGCGGCTGGACAGAACGTTGTAACATTTGATCCGAAGCTCGGGCCAAAACAACGTCCGTTGGGATTGAATACTCTGAACTGCGTGAGTGGGTCTTCTGTTGTGACTGTGTTTGCACCTGGTCATGGTTTGGTTGCTGGGAACAATGTTACTCTTTCTGAATTGACAGGCGGTTGTGGCTTTACTCCTGAACAACTTAACAAAACGTTTACTGTGACAGATGCGAGCTATACTTCATTCAAGATTGACGTCGGTACGGCAGCAGAGAGCAATGGACAAATCGGTGGAGATAATGCTTCTTTCTTGGGCAATTATCTGGTTGATATGTTCTATGCCAGCGTTACCAATTCGGCTCTGGAAGGTTCAATTCTGAAATTGGAATACCGTTATCGCGATGCCACTTCAAATTCTATGTCTGATTGGGCTGAGTTTGAAACTGACACTGACGTGGCATTGCCGACTGAAGGTATCTATCGTCAGGTCGGGGATTTCCAAATCCGAGCCACCATGACGCGTAGTGAAAACAACGTGTACACTGCTCCAATGATTGATGGCGATGACCTGAGCGTAATCTTCAACTCATACGGTGTGGATCCATTTGAAGATGTCTTCAAATACGTGACAAAGGACATCGGATTTGATAATCCGTGTTCTACTGTGAAGTTGTTCTTTGGTGCAATGCTCCCATCTCAGTCTTCGATGAAGGTGCAGGTGAAACTTCTACGAGCAGGGCAAGAGATGGATAGTGTGGCTTGGGAAGACGTCACCCCAACTTCGCCTCTGGTTAACGACGGTTCCACATTCTTTGAATATGAGTATGACAAGACTGTGGCGAGCAATAACCCGTTTGTTGGCCTGAAAGTCCGAGCGCTTGTACGGGGGAACCGCGTTGCTCCTCCTTCATTCAAAGACTTCCGTCTTATTGCTCTGGCATAAATAATGTTGAAAGGTGGGCGTAAAGCCCACCAAACCAATAGAGGATAAAGATATGCGTGGAGTGAAAGTACAGGGGCACGCATCCATGTTGAGAAGCAGTTCTTGCCCTGGCGCGATTATTTACACCGATCACGCCGCTGGCATGGCTGCATTGCAAGCCCGTCAACGCAATGAAACTCGTGAAGCCACCATTGTTGAACAATCAAACCAGATATCTAATCTGGAGGCGACAATCAAAATGATGGCCGAAAAGTTGGGGATCGAAATCCCCGAAGGAGGCCAGAATGGCGACGCAAGCTGAAAGAACGGGGCTTGACATCCGTGGTATCTTAACTGCCGTCGTGGCTTCTGCATTGGTCTCGGCAGCATCGTTCCTTTGGTTCATGGGTGGGATGGAAACGCGCGTGAATGTATTGGAACGAGATTCCAACAAGATGGATCAAGTTCTTCAGAAAGTGAATGACATGAGTGAACGTATGGCGATCATGAATACTGACCTCGCATATGTCAAACAAAACATGGCTGAGTTAAAACTCAATAGCAGCAGTCTTTCAGATGATGTTCGCACACTGCGGATTACTGTATCTGATTTGCAGCAAAAGGGGAATAACAATGGCCGTCAATAAGATTCGAGACAAAAAATCTTTTATGAATTATGTCTTGCGTAAATTGGGCGCTCCCGTGATCCAAATTAACCTTGACAGTTCACAAGTCGAAGATGCAGTCGATGATGCTCTGCAGAAATTTTGGGAATATCATCGTGATGGTAGCCAAGATGCGTTCTTCCTGTACCAAGTTAAACAAGAAGATATCGACAAGGGATATATAGAATTTCCCGATGATATTGACGATGTGATTGAAGTTATCCCTGGACCTCCTATTGAGTCAATCGGAAACTGGGCAACTCCTCAATGGCAAATGGCTCAAGCAATGCTTGTCCCCAAAGCAGCGCTGGTTTCTATTCGTCTCATTGATTATGTTTCCATGCAACAACGCCTGTCGGATATCACAAGCGTCTTAAATGTTCGCCGTAATTTTGTGTACAAGAAGTTCCAGCGACGCCTTTACCCGCAGTTTGCTGCCATTGTTGATGAAACTCTGGCTTTTCGTTGTTATCAAAATATCGACCCCGAATCGGAAGAAAACGCTGAAGCATGGAATGATATGTGGTTGAAAGCGTATGCGACTGCATTGGTCAAGCGCCGTTGGGCAGAGGTGCTTAAGAAGGCAAGAGGCATCCGTCTCCCTGGTGGTATCGAACTGGATGGTGATAGTATGTTCAGTGAGGCCGAGACCGAGATAGAGCGGTTGGAGGAAGAATTGCGTACTGGTCAGCAATACCCTATCGATTTTATGATGGGATAAGAGAAGGCGGGATAACCCGCCTTTCTTTTTATAACTTGATGTCGCGTCCGGAAGGATCTGAATTTGCTAGAATATAACCATCAACCACGTTCTTTTCGTCCCACCATTCAATAAAATCATTTCCCTTTTCGCCTTTGATAAGACCCACAATGTTATATGAACCATCGGCGATTTTAGCATCTACACAGATAATTCTCACACGCCTTCCGTCACGAGTTTCTTTAATATCTTCAACCTTCATTTATCAATTCCTCAAAAGAATTAATGATTGACTAAATACCTTCAAAGGTATTTCTGATAAATTCGATAATTCTACTTTCATGTTTAAACCATTCAGTCGCACCGTCAAATCCCTTGTAACCCATACTAATTGACATCGCATGAGCCTTTCTTTCCATTTCTAACACGAATTGCCCATCATTTGACTTAAAAACTTCCAGGACATTGAATTCAAATGGAGTTGATCTTCTTAAAGATTTAAATCTATTATTTGGTGAATTGGATATCCCGATTTTCATACAGCCTTCTTCGCTGGACAATATGTACAAATAACCGACTTTAAAAGGATTGTATCCAGAAGTCGCGCAGTAGGGGCACCAACTTTTACTATTCACCAAATTACCGTATCTTGACTCCCAACGATGTCCTTCTGAACATTCCATGAGGCAAACTGTCACATTATCTTTATACTTTCCACCAATAAATTCTATGAATTTACCACCGTTGGTTTCAGCATGATCGGTTATTCTCTTTTTAGCTTCTAGCTGAGTATTTCTCTTGTTACCATTACATGTTGGACACCAAGAATTCTTATTGGTCAGGTTAGCAAAGGAAGCTGTTTCCCAGATATGCCCTAACCCACATTTCATTATACACTTCGTATCGTTGTTTCTATAATCACCAAGAAATCCTAAAAATTCACCACCTTTATTTTTCGCGGCAGTTTCTATTAATTCTTTAGCTCTTTCTGGTGTATTTCTCATTTTTGTGGATATAATTTCTTTGTTACAAGTTGGGCACCAACGCCCGCTCATAGCATTAGAATATTCCGTTTCCCAAGTATGTCCAGCCCCACATACTATCAAACAACGAGTTCGATTACCCACAAATTCCCCATTCAAGAAATCATTGAAAACGCCACCCTTTCCTTGGCAATAGTTAATAATATTGTTAACAGCAACTTCTCTAAGTAATTTCGGCATAATGAATACTAAATACCTTTAAATGGAGGATTCCAGATGGGCACTTCTAAATACTTTAATTATACTAACCACCAAGGGACTCAAAAATTAATTGATGACTTGGTGGTCGAGATGATACAATTGCGTGGGATTGACGTCAAGTATATCCCACGTTCTATTGTTGAAAAATACCCAATTTTAAACGAGGCCGAACACAAATTCGACCAAGCGTTTGACATCGAAGTGTACATGCAGGATTATCAAGGCTTCAACACACAGATGTGGGAAAAGTTCGGCGGTATCCAATTACAAGATGAAGTGACCTTCACTATTGCTCGTCGTCGTTTTTCAGAAGTTATTGGTAATGGTCCAGGCCTTGAACAAATGCCTCAAGAAGGTGATTTGATATATCTGCCTATGGCTAACAAAATATTTAAAGTGAATAACCCGAATAACGATGAAGAATTCATGCAATTTGGGAAATGGTACACATATTCCCTACCATGTACGTTGTTCCAATACGGTAACGAAGATTTCGATACAGGTGTATCTGAAATAGACGATATCGATAAACGTTTGCAGGATCTGGAAGGAGACGGTGTGTACAAAGACGCCAGCCTGCAAACGGATAACCAATTTGCGGACGAAATAGAGAAAGATCTTTCGCCCAATAAAATGAAGATAGACTTCGGGGAATAATCATGGCCAGACCATTTGAAAAATATTTCTATCATGAATCATTGTTGAAATACATACATGTGTTCAACGCTATCATGTCAGATTTAAAAGTCAAAACCGAACGTGGCTTGATGGAAATCCCGCTGCATATGGCCATTGGCCGCCGTAATGACCTCAACAGGAACGTGCCAGCCAATATGCTGCCATTTGCAACAATGTCCTTTGGTCAGTTCGAAATCAATAAACAGGTGACGAAGTCATACCACAACCAAATATCGACCGCTACGGCACGGTCCAAACAACGCATTCCGATCATTATAGATTTTGAATACAATATCAGAACTAAAAAATTGGTCGAAATGTTGCAAGTATTAGAACAAATTTATTCTGTGTTCACTCCTTCTGTTGACTGTCAGATAAAGGACAACGACACTTTATCTCAAGATCAGAACGTGAAGATAATGTTGGTAAATCACACGATTTCTGACAACTGGGAAGGAGACGCAACAGAATCACCACACATAGATTGTTCATTCAATTTTCAATTACATGGTCACATCTATGGAGAAGATTATTGGGTTGATGATGGTTCGGGCGGTGGGGATCCAAACGTCATCAAAGAGATAATTATTGAAATGTCTAATGATTTGAACATGCCATGGTCGGAACTTCCTGAGTGGTTCCGAGTTGATAAAGACGGCATACATCATCCGGAGGATTGATCATGAGCAATATGTCAGAAAGGTTACTCGCCACGCTTGATGCAGTGACCGCCCGAGACGAAGTTGGGAAGGAGGCGATGGAGGCTGTCGCCCCTCGTCCAGGTGAAAATACAGGTGAATGGTTTGGTGAACGTCCGGAATGGTATCAGCCGATTCCTGAACCGCCTTCATTGGAGGATATTGCTTCCAAGGAATCCAAAGTACCTGAGTTTGCGGACACCGATGCTACAACGGATTACAAACGGATACGCGACACAACATATGCCATGCAAGAAGCCACAATGTTCATGATGGGACAAGCCGCTAAATTGGCTGCATCCACAGAAGCTCCGCGAGCATTTTCTGTTTTCCGTGAATTGGGTGAACTCATGCGCGGCCTGAACAAAGACTTGATGGAAAACCAGAAAACCATCAAGGCAGTAACAGGTGATAAAGAACCACCTGTTGATGACACGACAGTGGATGTTACAACTTCACCAGACGGAACAACAACAGTATCGGTTGGGAAAAAGGCGCGATCTTCTCGCGATTTATTGAAGACGATCGAAGATGCACGCCGCCGCGCTGAAGAAAGAGCACAAGCAAAGGCCGCACAACAACCAGAAGATGAAATCATTGATGGTGAAACAGTTGATGTGAAGGAAGAAGACGATGGCGTATCAGAAGCGTGATATAGAATATGCCCCAATTAAAACGGGGTTCAAAATAGACGATGTGAAATTGCGTATGGACCAAACGTTCATGCGCAAACCTTCTGTGCGTGCTCCTCGAGTCGAGTTAATGCTGACAGATGAACAAGAAGACGAATTCGTTGAATGTTCTATGGATGCACACTACTTCGCCGCCAACTATTACAAGATAACCACGATCGATAAGGGCTTTATCCTTTTCGATATGCATGATTATCAGAAGCAGTTGTTCCACGACTTTCAGGACTATCGATTTAATGCGGTCGTCCAGGCTCGTCAGTCCGGTAAATGCGTCCGTGGTGATACTCTTGTTTATGTCTATGATACAATCAGTCAACAAGAGTTGCATCTCACCATAGAAGAGCTTCACAAGCGCTTCGAAGGACCGAACCATGCTGTGCCACTGAATACCATTGGCAACCACAATAAGTTTGTAGACAGCCGTTTCGGGAAACGATATTTTGTTGAGTCCGACACTGGCTGGGTCCCGGTTATTGCCGCTCATAAAACGAAAGAATACGCTGAATACGTTGTCAGGACTGAAACCGGACGCACAATTCATGTCGCAGATGAGCACATGTTCTTCAATGAATATGGGCGCGAAGTATTTGCTAAAGACATGGAGGCCGGAGATGCCATAATGACCCAGGAGGGAATAGAATTCATCTCTGAGATCTGGGAGACTGGTGAGTACCACCACATGTATGACTTGCAAGTCAAGTCCAGCGATCAACGTTATTACACGAATGGGTTCCTCAGCCATAATACCACGGTCGTGGCTGCGTTTCTTCTTTGGTATGCGATGTTCCACTCAGACAAAGAAATCGCGGTACTGGCAAACAAAGAGAAACAAGCGATAGAAATTCTTGACCGTATCAGAAAGGCATACCAAGACCTTCCATTCTTCCTTCAGCAGGGTTGTGAGAAGTTTGGTTCTACCCTGATAGAGTTTGAGAATGGTTCTAAGATATACGCTTATGCCACGTCTTCGGACTCCATCCGTGGTCGTTCTGTATCGCTCTTGTACGTTGACGAAGTCGCGTTTATCGAAAACGACTTTGAATTTTGGGAATCAACTTTCCCAGCCATTGCATCTGCCGATACATCACGCTGTATTTTGACAAGTACTCCGAAAGGCCAGCGAGGGTTGTTCTATGATATTGTCACCAAAGCAGATCCACGCCATCCACAATACAACGACTTCCACCTAACTGAAGTCCCATGGTATAAGGTTCCGGCATATACCAAAGATCCAGATTGGGAAACCAAACAACGTGCCCGTCTGGGGGATGCTCGTTTCGATCAAGAATTTGGCATTAAGTTCCGTGGTTCCGTGGGTTCATTGATTCCGGCCAAATGCTTAGATAAAATGACGTCCAAGTTGTATCGGGAACCTAATGAATTCACCAAGATTTATAAGGAATACGACCCACAACGTCTCTACTTTGGGATTGCGGACACTGGGAAGGGGGTGGAAGGAGATTATTCCGTCTTAACAATTCTGGATATAACTGAATATCCGCATGTCATAGCAGCCAAGTACAGGAATAACACGATACCTCCTATGATGTATGCATACACGATAGCTGATATGTGCACCGAATACGGGGAATGTCCTGTCCTTGTTGAAACAAACAACGACGTCGGCGGTCAGGTTATTACAATTCTTTATCAAGAGATAGAATATCCAGAAATCATATTCACATCAACAGATAACAAAGGGACGGGGAAACGGATTGGTGGACGTAAACCGGAACCTGGTATCAATACCAACAGAAAAGTCCGATCTATCGGTTGTGCTAACCTGAAAGCGCTCATTGAGAAAGAAATGTTGGTGATAGAAGACCAGGACACGATAGATGAACTCAGTACATTTGTGTTCAAAGGTGCTCGGTATGAAGCCGATGACGGTTGTCACGATGACTGTGTCATGCCGTTGGTCTTATATTCATGGGCGGTAAAACAAGAATGGTTCAGTGATTTGACATCTACAAGTATTTCTCAGGACATGAGAAACCGAATGTCTTCAACTGAATCTCAGCAGGTATTCCCATTTGGTGGTTTAGTCGTTGGAGACACCCCATCCGAAACTGAGCATTTGCCTGGTTTCGGGGGCATTCAAGTTTTCAACGAAATGTCAGGGATGACCATGGATGAGTGGTTTAAGAATTGATCACTAAATATCTTTCAAATTGAGCGAAACTCTACCGAGAAGGAATGATATTATGGCAACTCAAAGCTTCAGCGTTGCGCCGTCCGTTCAGTGGACTGAGCGTGATGCCACGCTTCAGACGTCTCCGTCCGTTGTTGTTCAGGGCGCGACCGTCGGCAAATTTCAATGGGGTGAAGTTGAACTTCCAGTGCTGGTGACTGGTGGTGAGACAGGTTTGGTGAAGAAATTCTTCAAACCCAACGACAGTACTGCGACCGATTTTCTCGTAATCGCGGACTTTTTGTCTTACAGCTCTATGGCATGGGTGACCCGTGTTGTTGGCCCTCTGGCCAAGAACTCTGTTACCAAAGGTCAGACAGCGATTGCGATCAAAAACAAACTGGATTTTGAAACAGCAAGTCCTTCGGCGTCCATCACTTGGACTGGTCGTTATCCAGGTTCCCTGGGTAATGATATTGCTATCAATGTTTGTGATGCTGCTGGATTCTCAACTTGGGAATTCCGTAATAACTTTGCATACGCACCTCAGTCTGGTGAATTCCATGTAGTTGTCGTAGACAAAGTTGGTCGCATTACCGACTCTGCTGGCGCGGTCGGTCAGGTTGACCGTATCTCCGTTTCTGGTACGGCTACTGCTGCTGGCACCATCAGTGTGGCAGGTGAAGATATCGCATATCTGGATACTGATACCCCAGCCACTTTGGCAACCAAAATCGGTACAGCACTAACTTCCCTGACAAGTGTTTATTCTTCTGTTGTCGTGAAGTCCAACACTGTCATCGTGACCCATAAAGCTATTGGTCCCCAGACAGTTACTGCTATTGTTCCAGATGATAAGGGGCTGACTGCAACCGCCGTGATTACCACTGTTGGCGCATCTGGTTCTATTATCGAAAAATACGAACTCATGCAGAACACACAGGGTTCCAAAAAGTCCGATGGCGCGAATGCGTACTTCAAAGACGTGATCAACGATACTTCAAATTGGGTGTATACCTTCGCGAGCGAACTGGTTGCAGGTGTCGTTGAATTAGAAGGCGGCGTAGACGATTATAACATCAACCGCGTGGCAGCTATCCAAGTCTTGAACAATGCTGAAGCATATGATGCGAAGCCAGTATTTGCGTACTGTGAAGAACTGATTGAGCAACAAGCATTGATCGACTTATCTACTGAGCGAAAAGATACGGTATCTTTCGTATCCCCGCTCCGTGATACGGTTGTTGGCAACCGTGGTCGTGAAATGGATGATGTCGTTGCTTGGCGTGAAAGCCTTGTTCGCGACTCTTCTTATTTCTTCATGGATGATAACTGGGCATATGTGTACGACAAGTACAACGACAAAATGCGTTGGATTCCGGCTTGTGGTGGCACCGCAGGTGTTTGGGCGCGAAGCATTGAAATCGCGGGTATCTACAAATCTCCGGCGTTCCACAACCGTGGTAAATACAACAACTATAATCGAATGGCGTGGTCTGCGTCTTCTGATGAACGTGCTGTGTTGTACCGCAACCAGATCAACAGCATCGTAACCTTCTCCAATGAAGGCATCGTCCTGTATGGTGACAAAACTGGCCTGACCCGCCCGTCGGCGTTTGACCGTATCAACGTTCGTGGCCTGTTCATCATGGCTGAGCAGAACATCGCCGCAATCGCCAAATACTATCTTGGTGAGAACAATGACGCGTTTACGCGTGGTCTGTTCAGCAATGCGGTGCGTCCTTATATTCGCCAACTGGCAAATATGGGTGCGATCTACGATGGTAAAGTCAAGTGTGACGAAGATAACAACACTGCTGATGTTATTGCAGCAAACCAATTAGTCATGGGCGTGTGGTTAAAGCCAGAGTACAGCATAAACTGGGTGTACTTGGATTTCGCCGCCGTTCGTCCAGATATGGAGTTCTCCGAAATCGAATCTGGTGGTGGTATCGTGGCAGCATCATAAAAGTAAACCCCCGCTTCGGCGGGGGTTTTATTTCCTCTCTATTTTCCAACCAGTGGTGTTGGTTCTCTTATCAGATGATTTTCTATACGGCTTCGGCACTGGGTTGTCTTTCCTCCCAGCCAACACCATGTTAAATGTTTCTATACACAATCCATTCTGTTCACAAAATCTTATGAGATTCTTTACTTCTTGTGAGCGCCCATCTGGTGTGGTCAAAATAAACAAACCACCCAAAGACTTGTTGATCTTTTCCTGAAACATAGGATTGGATCTGACTTTATCCATAGCGCGGCGAAGATTTTCTTTGTGTATCGGATCTTGATATGCGTTTTTCAAAGTTTCCGAATGAGATAATCTTTTTTCTTCAGACCAAGCGATAGCCTGTGATTCCACCATTTTCTTTCTGGTGTCTTCAGATAATTTCCTTCCCTTCATTATGTGTACAAATGACACATTCCAACCAGGATCTGAAACAAGCCTCATCCCGACAAATTCTTTGGTGTCGATATCGTAAGCCGCCGCCATCCCCGATATGTCTATTTGACCTCCCTTGAGAATATTCAAACCCCCTTTAGAAAAATGTGCCTCTAGGGAGTCAATATAAAAGATCTCTCGGTCGTTTAAATACTCTACGGGACATTCTTCTAGAATTTCATATGTGACCGACTCTTCGCCATATTTCCTTATGGCATTGTATAGATATGTCTTGTTGCCTCGGCGGGCTTCCGACAAATGTTCACTGAGTCTTTGTTGAAACGATTTTCTGGTCTGTCCCACGTATGGCTGACCGTTGACTCTCAGCAGATAGATAATACCGTTCATATCGTCCTCCTGTTGATAGTTTAACGTGGTTTTGTTCTACAACTAAATACCGAATAAAGTTCAATAGGAGATATAAAAATGGCGACAGTCAACGAATTTCGCGCAGCCATGTCACGAGGGGGCGGCGTACAACGCCAACACCGCTGGCGTGTGACTGTAAACTTTCCTTCTTTTGTTGCTGGTTCCGACACAATTCGTGACGTGTCCTTGCTGGCTGTAACCACCAACACGCCAACAGGTCAGCTGGGCGAAATTCTGGTTCCTTGGGGTGGACGTGAACTTCCGTTCCCAGGGGATCGTCGTTTCGAAGCGCTTCCTGTGACGTTCATTAACGTGGTGAACAACGCTCCATACAATGCTTTTGAAGTGTGGCAGCAATTCATCAACGGTAGTGAAAACAACCGCGCCAGCGCGAATCCAGATGATTATTTCCGTGATATCATCATGGAACTTCTGGACGCGAATGACAACGTGACTAAGACATGGACTTTACAGGGCGGCTGGCCTCAAAACCTCGGCCAACTGGAACTCGATATGTCGGCAATGGACTCTTACACACAGTTCACTGTCGACTTGCGTTATTTCCAAGCCGTTTCTGACAAGTCATTGTAATGTCCTCGGTGCTGGGGGAATGTTATTCCCCCTCACTAATTACAAGAAAATGTTGAGGACTTAGATCATGGCTGGATACGGCAGAGGGTTCTTCGGTTTGTTTGGCGGCGGCGGTTTAGTCAATGCCAAAGTCGACACCGATAAGTTAGCCCAAAAACAAGATGAATTGTTGCTCACCAAGGCGACAGTTGTTGCTCTGGACGATGCTCAAGACGGTTCTATAATCCTTCAGGGTGGTGCGAACACCTACAACTATGTTGGCGTTGAAAGTGAACTTCTCAGCGTTAAAACAGTTGTGGAAGAATATCAGTCCATGGCTCAACAGCCTGAAATTCGCAAAGCGGTGGACATTATTGTCAATGATGTTGTCACCTGTGAGGAAGATGAAACTCCAGTGACAGTAAACCTTGACAAAGTTGAAGGGATATCTGATACTGTTAAAGAATCTATCACCGAATGCTTCAAAGAAGTTATGCACTTGATGGACTTTGACAATACAGCATATCAGAAGATCCGGAAATGGTATGTTGACGGTCGACAAGCATATCATGTCATCGTTGATCCCACGAATAAAAAAGGCGGGATCAAGAAATTGGTTATGCTTGATTCTCGTTGCATTCGTCCTGTCTATATCGTTGAGAAGGCGATGCGTGAAGGCGGTATTGAAGCAATAGAATCTGTAACATTGAAGTATTATTACAACCCGAATTATAATCGAAACCAATTTACTGGCCAATCTGGTACTTCCCAGAACTTCCAGCCTTCACAGCAAGAACTCGTATTCGATGACGAAAGCATTGTTTACATCGATAGTGGTGAAGAGCCATTGGCCAATGGTATTGTCCCAGGCCTTTTAAATCCTGCTATCCGTCCGTTGAACAACCTGGTTACGACTGAAGATGCGACTGTAATTTATGCCATCACTCGCGCCCCTGAGAAACGCGCATTCTATCTTGACGTCGGTACTCTCGGTAAGAAATCTGCTGAAGAATACATGACCATGATGATGGGTAAATTCAAAAACCGCAACGCATATGACCGCACCACTGGTAAGATAACAGGTAATGCCCATCTTATGGGTATTGCAGAGGATTATTGGTTGCCGCGCCGCGAAGGTCAGAATGCTACAGAGATTGCGACTGTTGGGGGTGGGAATCAATTGGGCGAAATGGATCACGTGAACTATTTCCGTGAAAAACTCTATGATGCTCTAATGATCCCTAAGAGCCGCCTCCAAGAGGAAGGATCTATTAACATTGGGGGTTCTAACCTTGCGGAGATTACACAGGAAGAGCTGCGCTTCAGCAAGTTCTGTGCTGGGTTACGACGCCGTTACTCCCATTTCTTTATGGAATTCTTGCGCCGCCAGTTAATTTTGAAAGGCGTTACGGATGAAAAGGATTGGAATGAGAAGATCAAACCGTTTATAAAGTTTGAATTCACATCCGATAGTTACATTCGTGAACAACAAGAAAACGCTATCTTGAATGATCGTCTGGCTTCATTGAACACTGTTGAGCCATTTGTTGGTTCCATTTTCTCCATAGACTACGTCATGAGAAATGTATTGCGTATGTCTGATGAAGAAGTTAAAGAACAACAAACGAAGATCGCGGAAGAGAAGAAGAAAGGTCTCTATCCGAAGGTTCAAGCAGATGAAACTGGCAATTATAGCGGTTCAGATGTTAGTCCGTTGAAGTTTAAACCTGAGACTATCCCATTCTCCGGTTCAACAGACGATAGTATTTAAAGTTCAACTAAATATAGAAAATTAATTCGGAGATCAAAATCATGAGCGCAATTGATATCGTTCGTGCAGTAATTGACGGCGACACTGAAACTGCTGTTGCAGAATGCAACATGGAACTTGATGCACGTAGTCAAGAACTATTAAACCAAGGCACAGCATATGTTCTGGATTCTATCGCAGCTGATATGAATTCAAACAACAACGGCCAGTAAGGAGATGCATGATGGAAATCACAGAGATCGCCACGTTCGCTGATTTCCTGGCCTCTCGTATGGACGAGCAGCGAGTCATCGATAAAGTGAACGCTCGTGGTAAACGCCGCCGCCGCTTGAAATGTGCCCCTGGGTTCAAATTGTCGGCTGATGGTTCACGTTGTGAAGTTATGGACGCCAGCGAACGTCGTGTTCGCAAGATCGGCAACCGCAAAGCCCTCCGCTCTAAAAAGCGTATGGGAATGGGCTATCAACGTAAAATCGAGCGCCGCAAGAAAAAGGCTATGAAGTTCCGCAAAATGATGGGACTGAGTAAGAACAAGTAAGGAGTTTATGATGAAACTGTTGCGTGAGATCACAGCGATAGGGAAGGATCTTCAAATCGGTGAGGCCACAACCTCAACTGGTGGGAAGGCCATGTTCATCGAAGGTCCGTTTGTGATGTGTAACCAAGTCAACCGTAACGGGCGTAACTATGATCTGCAGAAAGTGGGTATTCCTGCTGTCGAAGCATACGACAAAGAGTATATCCAAGATCGTCGCGCAATCGGTGAAGTCACACATCCTGACTATCCTTTCCCTAATCTGGTGGAAGCTGCGCTCAAAACCGAATCCCTTCGCTGGGAAGGCACTAATGCCATCGGTCGGGCGCGAATTTTAAATACACCAAAAGGCCAAATCATACGTGCATTGGCCGAAGCAGACTTCAATCTGGCCGTGTCTACACGTGGCCTGGGTGAGACCAAGTCAGTAAACGGTTATGATGACGTTCAGCCTGGCTTTATGCTCACCGCTGTTGATGCAGTCGACCGTCCTTCTGGACAAGTTTGTTATGTTAAGGCTGTGAGTGAATCTGTTGAATGGCAGCTTGATGAGGCTTCTGGTATTTGGATGCCTCGGGATGTTAAAGGAAACGTTGTTGATCAGTTGGTGAAAGCCAATATTCAAGTAGAAGACGACTTCCTGCGCCGCCTTGATGCAGCATTGAATCATCTGGGCTGAATTTCAGCTCACTAAATACTGAAAAATCGTTCAGAAGGAAACTATCATGAAACCTGAATTGCAAAAACTGTTTGAAGGCGTTAATGGCCTCAGCACCGATTTCTTGGACAAAGTATCTGGTCTGCTGGAATCTAAAGTTGAAGCCGCCCGTCTGCAAGCTATTCAAGAAACTGAAGCGGCTGGTAACGTTGAGCGCCTGACTCTGGTAGAAGCCCACCAGAAAGAAGTCGCAGACCTTAAAGAAAATTTCACTCTTCAGTTGGCGGAAAAAGTTGATTCGTTCCTCAACGCGGTTGTTGAAGAATGGGCTAACAAAAATGCTCCGGCCATTGACGCTCAGATCAAAACCGAAGCTGCTGAACGCTTCCTCACTGGTTTCTCTAATGTTCTGAAAGAAGCAGGTGTTAGTTTCGCCACTGACCCAGACGGTCAGATTGCAGCTCTCACCAACCGCCTGGCTGAAGCAGAGAAACGCGCCAGCATTGCCAATACTGAATTGGCTCAGCTCAAAGAAAGTGAAACCAAACGCCAGCGCAATGATGTCATTGATCGTATTTGTGAAGGTATGGTTGACACCAAGAAAGACACTGTTGTCAACCTGCTGGAAGGTATTGAATTCCAGACCGAGTCTGAATTTGAATCCCGTGTGCGCACCTTCCGTAACCTGGTAGAAGGCAAAGATGACTTCTCTGATAAAGTCGGCAAAGACAATGAAAAAGGCAAGCCGGATGGCGACAATTCTGAAAAAGACATCAAAGAAGGTAAAAAACCGAAGAAAGAAGGTGAAGCCGACGATGATGACGATGACGATGATGACAAAGACGAAGTTGGCAAAGAAGTCAACGAAGCCGTCCGTCGCCAGATCAGTGCTTTGCTGAACGGCTAATTTTAGCAGCCACAGCCCTCGAAAGGGGGCTTGATTTTGAACTACTAAGTAATTTCAACTTAACTGAATATCAATGTAAGGAACGAGCATCATGACTAAGAAACTTGTAACCGAAGAAATGCGCAAACAGTGGCTGCCAGTTCTCCAAAAAGAATCTGAAGCTATTCAACCTCTGTCTGCCGAAAACGTAACCATCCGTCTGATGCAGAACCAGGCTGAATGGAACGCAAAAAACCTGGGCGAATCTGACGCACCTGGTTCTGTGAACAGCACTGTCGGTAAATGGCAGCCAGTTCTGATCGACATGGCAAAACGTCTGGCGCCGATCAACATCGCGATGGACTTCTTCGGTGTTCAGCCGCTGTCTGGTCCTGACGGTCAGATCTTTGCACTGCGCGCTCGCCAGGGTATTGGTGACAGTTCCAACACCGCACAGTCTCGTAAAGAACTGTTCATGCAGGAAGCCGATTCCGGCTATTCCGGTGATGGTACTGTACAGGCTGGCGACCCGTCAGGCTTTAGTCAGGCTGAGATCGAAGGTTCCGGCTCTGTCGTGACCACTATCGGTAAAGGTATGCCGTCAACCGACGCGGAACTGCTGGGTACTACCACCAATCCGTGGGCGCGTGTTGGTATCACCGTTCAGAAAGCGACCGTTACTGCCAAGTCTCGCGGCCTGTATGCTGATTACAGCCATGAACTGCGTCAGGATATGATGGCAATTCACGGCGAAGACGTGGATAATATCCTGTCTGACGTGATGGTAACTGAAATTCAGGCGGAAATGAACCGTGAATTCATCCGTACCATGAACTTCAGTGCTGTTCGCTTCAAAAAATTCGGCACCAACGGTGTTGTTGATATCGCGCAGGACATCTCTGGTCGTTGGGCGCTGGAAAAATGGAAGTTCCTGACTTTCATGCTGGAAGTTGAAGCGAACGGTATCGGTGTTGACACCCGTCGTGGTAAAGGCAACCGTGTTCTGTGTTCTCCGAACGTGGCATCCGCTCTGGCGATGTCTGGCATGCTGGACTATGCTCCGGTTCTGCAGGAAAACACTAAACTGGCTGTTGACCCGACTGGCCAGACCTTCGCTGGTGTTCTGTCCAACGGTATGCGCGTCTATGTTGACCCGTATGCTGTAGCAGAATATATCACTCTGGCATACAAAGGCGCAACTGCGCTGGATGCCGGTATCTTCTTCGCGCCGTATGTGCCGCTGGAAATGTACCGCACCCAGGGTGAAACCACCTTCGCTCCGCGTATGGCGTTCAAAACCCGTTACGGCATCTGTGCTAACCCGTTCGTACAGATTCCGGCTAACCAAGACCCGCAGGTTTACGTGACTGCTGACGGTATTGCTCAAGACAGCAACCCGTATTTCCGCAAAGGTCTGATCAAATCTCTGTTCTAATCGACAGGTTTTGATAACAAACCCCGCCGAAGCGGGGTTTTTCTTTATAGGGATATGTAAGATAATAAAGCCTCATTTATCAAAGGAGGTTAAAATGTCTCATCAATTATCTGGCGGTGCAGTCGATACTCTATTCGTTCTTTTCTGGTTTGGACCTCGTGAAGCTGGGGAAATACCTGCTAAATCTGGAGAAGCCGAATTGGCCTCCCTGGGGTTTTGTAAACGAGTTGATGTTAAAAACGTACCAAAAGGTCGAGATACACATCTGTGTGTACTCACCGAGGAAGGTTACAAATACGCATATCTGAAATATGTTTCTCAAAATACGTGATTGTTTATCGTAACGATTTAATACGCGAATAGTTCAATAACAATTCCTGTTGTACGATATAACTTTCTTACAACAGGAGTATCAGTCATGACAACCCGAAATATTACCTCTGAACAATCCGTGTCACAAATCCTCATTAATTCCCGCACCCAAAAAGAACGTCTTTTTGACATCCTCACTAATGTGATCAATATTCGTCGACAATTAGATGGTGAATTTCCCGAATCTGATTCTGAAGAAAAATCAACACACAATCCAGGTCTTGTTGGTGCTATCCTTAACATACAAGGAGAGCAGGACGATATCATCGATAGAATCAATGCCCACATGGACGTCATCCATACTAAACTGGGAACGTTTTATCACCCAAATTGTGAAGACGAGTCTAAAGATAATTGTTAATGTTTTCAATAAATGGGTAATGAACCATCATTACCCAACTTTCACAATAGGAATACAACTCATGGCAAAAGAAACTCTTAACAATGAAAACTCCAACTTTGCAGAATGGCATACCGAATTAGAGCGCGTTGCCCGTTCTCAACATGGTTCTGCCGCTGATGCAGATGCTTGGCGTGAAGATTATGAATCTGGAAAAACTCCACGTCAGGCTTGGGAAGACGAATGGGGGTGGGATGATGCCGACTCTAATCCGTAAGATATATCTGGATAAGAACTATTTGGAATCTAAAATCGAAGTTTTCACGGCTCAAAAAATATTTGAAGACGGTGAAACGAGATATTATCTGAATCCAGACCTTTATCTCCCAGGAAGTAATTTGAATCGCGACATATCCCAAATAGACGGCACAATCATTCGTTGGGAAATAGCGACGCAAGAAGACAACTGTCACAACATAACACTTTGAAGAGAGAACTACATCATGTCTAAACAAAATTATATCTTTATTAGTCCAGGACGTTCCCAGTTTTTTCGTAGCGACATCGATACACCTATCGAAGGTTTTCGCATTTTCAAATGCTATAAATTGGCCAGCGGTGACATTGATTATCAAAGTCACGACAATGACCGCCAAGACTTGGTTGATAACGGTTGGGAAGAAATAGATTCTCCTCAATATCTGACCGTCAACCTTTATTATATGAAGGAAAGCGGTAAATATTATTCGACTGGGGAGTTGAAAATCCGAGTTTCAGAAGCCCAATCCAATCCAGCAAAAAGTTGGTATGACACGCAAGAGTTAGTGCGTGATCTCCTGAAGAAAGGCGAACTGCCTGGCTTGGTTAAAGGTTCCCGTTTTGATACCTTCATGTCCTGTGAACAACACCCGTGCTATGTTCCGACTTTATTTAAAATCAGCAACATGTGAGAGATTAATATATGAGCAATTTACCACTGCTTCAAGTCGGCGATGTGTTCGTTCTCACAGAAGAAATGACCATTGAAACTCAGGTGCCTAAACATTTCTTGTATTCTAATTGCAAGGGAGATTGGCAAACGGACTCTGGTTATATCACCCCTGAGGGATTCTTCGGTTACATGCAAGGGCATTATGTCGTTACCAAAACAGCTCTACAAGGAGGTAGCGCTGGTCACGACCCATACCCAGACGGTCATCATGTTTGGGCACAGCATACCGAAAATGAACGCATCAGGATCTGTTTTTATCAGACAGGCAGCTTCAGAAACATGCACCGTAACGTTCCAGTAGTCGGAAAAGCCAAGGCGCAAACATGGACTTGGGAGAAATTATGAGAATCAAAAAGATTGGAGCAAGCCCGTTGACGGGCACTATCTTCCAAGGTACATTGAATACCAAAACCAGTATGTGGGTAGGTGAGAAGACCGACGTGACTAACGACTGTGTAGCGGCTACGGCTGAACACATGCGCCACATCAAGAAAGACTACTGCTTCCCTACTAAAGACGGCAAGTTCCTGGTGCTGAGCGCTGAGGTTCACGACACTCTTCCTGATCGCTTCAAATAAATTTAAAATTTATTCAATAAACGGGGTTTACTTCTTCAATAAACCCCGTATACTTCATTCCATAAGCAGCACAACACTGACTCTGAAATGAAGGAACTACACCATGAACAACATGCCAACCACCAAAACTGCTCTGGAAATCGATTCTCGCTTTATCGTTGAAGCATGGGCCAACAGCCAAAACTCTTATGTGTATTCCCTTTATGTCGGTGACACTTATGTTTCTTGCCTCGGCATCGACGGCTCCAAGAACGAGCACGGCGTGAACGAGCGCTATACCAAAAAGCAGGCTATCGCTGATGCTACCAAATTCGCGACTGACATTCTGGGTCGCATCAATGCGGGTAAACCGTACAAACGCGGTGAAAAGGGCTATGTCACCCAATTGCTTGGTGCTTGATTTGTTCTAAACCTTTGAACGGGGTATGTTAACCGCATACCCTATCCCCTACAAATAGAGGACTTTACCATGACAGTCGACACCAAACTGAATAATTCCGTGGAGATCCCCCACATCGTCAAATTCGAAAAGCCGAGCGAGCGTAAGCCACGCAAAACGCGCCGCCTGGTCACCAAGCTGGATCTTCTGAAACAGAAGTTCGGCGATCACAGTGTGTTCACTCGCATCCGTAACGCATTAAAGGAAGGGCGAACCGAGTTGGAGCTATATCGTCCAAACGGTTCGACTCGTGCGTATCAGACCACCGACGGTTTGCTGGAACTGATCCGCCTCTCGGGAATGAGCATAGAACCTCGTTCATCAGGGACTCCCTTGTGCAGCCTGTACGTCATCAGCAATCTTGGGGCGCTGTGAGTTCTATGAAGAAATATGTCGTGCTCATTACAGGTTCCCGCTCAATAACCGAGCGGGATAAAATCTTCGCCAAACTGGATGAACTGTTAGATCCCCACGAGATCGAAACTTTTATAGAAGGTGAAGCGGTTGGTGTGGACTTGATATCTCGTGATTGGTGTGAAATCAATTATGTCCATGTTACGCCAATGGGGATCCCTAAGGATTATCACACGATATATGGGAAAGGCGCAGGAAACCAACGTAACAAAGATATGTTAGACAAAGCTACAACCCTGGCCAAACAAAAAGGTCTTGAGGTCTTTGGAATTGCGTTATGGGATGGTTCGTCTACTGGGACGCAAGACATGATTACCCGCATGAAAAAAGCAGGAGTCAATGTCAATATCACTCTCATGGGCAAACCCAAAACCAAACGATTGTTATAAATATGTTTGCCTTCACACCCATATGGAGTTAGCTATGCTGCAATTAATTTTGATTCTTTGTGTCGCTTTTACCATGTACTTTCTGGCGCGAATCAGTTATATCACACTAAATGATCTGAAAGATACACCACGCGAACCTAAATTTATATTTCTAAAGAAATACACCAAAAAGTTCTGCGAGAATTTTATCTATCATCTTCCGTGATTATAAATACCCCCAAAATTGGGGGTATTTTATGAACGCACAAATCTACGATGTCCTTTCCTCTGGTAATGCATTTAGCAACCCGCTTCCGTCCCTCTCCGGACCCTCACAGGATTTAATCACCAGTGGTAGTACCAATATACCATTGATAACTGCCAACGCGACTCCGGAGATGCAGGCGGCTATGGTTGCTGGTGGACTAACACCAGAAAAACTCACAGCAGCCACCACCATGTATAGCGCCGCCAACACGGGGATAACGACACTGAACACATATGGCGACCAAAGTATCAATGACGCGTATTCTCGCATCGGTACTTCCGTGTCATACAAATCAGGTCTGAAGGGTATATCACGAGAGCCAAACAATTGTGATTTGATCAACAAGGCTTTTGGTGTTGTTCAGGATTTAGGACGCCAATGGCTGAATGCTATGGAAGGTGCTCTACAGACCGTAACAAACAAGATATCGGAATTGTATGACATGATTATGGAAGGTGCCTCAGAAGGGATGGCAAAACTACAGCAATTGGCTGCTGAAGTAACAGGACATATCAATGAGGCAATAACCGCCGTCAATGGAGTTATAAACGATATCACCGATGGGATAGCTGCAGAACTTGCTCATATTGAAAGTATGATCAAAGAATGTCTAAACTTCTCTTTTGCGAATGTTCTTGGAGAATGGGCTAAAGATCTCTGTGCTGGAGGCGTTATTGATAAAATAGGGACTCCAGAATTAAAAGAGTCCCTGAAATAATCAATGTCTAGCGGGGAGAACTCCCACTGGTTCGATACCTTCCATCACCAGGGAGTTCACCCCAACATCACTCATTCGAATCCATACTTTACCGCCTGGTCTTATTTCATAGATGTTCATTTCATTACCCACAGCAGATCCATTAACGAAAACACCCTGAGTGGCAATTCGGATCGGAGATTTGGTGTTATTAACTATCTGAAATGATATTGCAACGTCTCTGGTGATTTCTACGTCCCTTGCTTGAGTATTCCTTCTGAGTTTGTCAAAGAAAGAAGGGTTGAAAGTCGCTATGATGCTATTATTCTGAGAGTAATAAATACTTGCGGATAGATATGGGATCTTTCCTTCGTCACCTTTCCTCAATAGGGGAATCGTGGTTTTCCAGTATGGTCTCAGTGACTGGTTGTTATCATCAAAACAACCAACAGCTTGAAGAGTCTGGAAGTTCTGAAAATCAGATACTACTTGATTCAGAATATTTTTATTGCATTTATCAATGTCGGCTGAGATGTTAACAGGTATGGTTCTGATTTCAGGATCCCAGAGGTCGGTTACAGAAATGACGGACGTGACAAAGATACGGCAACTTGTGAGTGCAAGCACCATTATCATCGTCATGATCCATTTTCTGAATCCGCGTATCAGGAACACTAAAACGTTCTCCACAGCAAAGGTGCTAACATGACAGGTGTACAATTCAAAAACGAAAATCCTAATTTCGCGGCTTCCGATAAATGGCGCTTAACTATCGGAGACCTGATATTGCTTACTCGTTCAATACATGACTTCAGTATTCCTGGAGTGTATTCTGAAGGTATCGAGGGACCATCCCCTGGCGATGTGCTCAACTCCATACCTTCAGAACGTCTCACGTATGACCCCATCGTATTTACGTTCGTTATCGATGAGAGTTGGTACAACTGGGAACAGATTTACAATTGGATTGCGTCCAATGCTGGATCTGATTTAGCTGTTAGCCGTGACATCACCATCGACCTTCTTGATAACATGAATCGACCTGTTGGTCTACAATTGTTGTTGGAAGAAGCCCGTCCCACAGCTTTGGACAACGTATTGGTGGATGTGGATGCTGCGGTTCCCCAACTGGTCACGACTGTCACGTTCAAATATTTGAAACTGACTCCGACTCGCGTCACCCGCGAAATTGATAAACAATAAGTTATAATACAGAGAGTTGAAACAGCAGGGAATAAATCATGAGCGAAACAAAACTTGAAACGATGAAAACCGAAGATATAATGGCAGAATTGGAGCCTCTTATTTCGGTAAATCCTGAAGACATGAACTTAGACCAAATGTCATTGAAAATTGGTCGTTCGTGGATGACTGTGCAACGCCATTATATTCGTGAAGGAAGATATCTGGAGTATCTAACTGGCAAATTCCGCCAAATAGATCTCTATTTACGCCGATTTTATGCAGGGGAATTGCCGCCCAACGTTTATGTTGAACGCCCATTAAAAGTTCGACCCCTGAAATCTGATATAGACGTATGGGTAAAAGCAGATGATGATTATATCGAATTGTCTAGCATGCTTCAAGAGCAGAAAGCCAAAGTCAAGTTTATCGAAAGTTGCTTAGATCGTTTGAACAAACTCGGATATGAAGTGAAGAATGCTATTGATTGGCGAAAATATTTGGATGGGATGTAATGGTTTCTCTACAGGCTTTGCGCAAACTTAATGACTTTGAAAATCGTCATCATACATTTCAGCAATATTCCTTGCCGTTTAAGGAACTGACTTGCGTAACTACCGAAAATGGTCGTCACTATGTTTCCCCCACTGGAGTCAAACTAACTTCAGTGACGACCATGTTAGGGCGTACTGGTGACCACACATGGTTAGAAGCCTGGCGGGACAAGTTGGGGCATGAAGCTGCTGATATAGAAACACATCGTTGCGCAGACCGTGGGGAAAAACTCCATTTGGCTTGTGAGTTGTATCTCAAAAACAGACCAATGAAGGAAGTTCTGGAAGCTGCAGGGGAATACGTGTTTATGTTCAAACAGGTTTTCCCCTACCTTAACAAAATGAGCAAGATATATGCACAAGAGATTCCATTATATAGCGAAGTCCTGGGTCTTGCTGGTCGTGTTGACCTCATCGGGGTTTACGAAGGAATTCCAAGCATAATCGATTTCAAAACATCTAACACCCTAAAAACTCGAAGCATGATAGAAGATTATAGTATACAATTGTGTCTATACTCAGTCATGTTTCAACAAATGTTTAATGTCAAGATAGAGCGTTTAATCAATATTATATCCAACGAAAATGCCCTTGTTCCCACCATAATCGAATTCAATCGCAAAGACGTTATTTCTAAAATGTTTGACCGTGTCCGTCTGTATCACAAAATGGACAAAGAACAGAACGGAATCTGGGCGGATCGCTAAATACTCCATAATATTGGGGGAATTGGTGATGTCAGAAATTCAAATAATCAAAGTTAATGAAGTCCGCATGCGTATCTTGGCAGAGGACTACATCCGCGAAGAACTCAACGATTACTTCAAATTTGAAGATCCCAATTTCCAACCAAATCCGTTCAGTAAATGGGATGGCGTGGTACGCCTATTCACAAAGAGTTCTGGTCTTATAGACATCGGCCTATTGTTTGAGGTGTTTAAATTCTGTAAGATGAATGGATACACCATTAAATTAGATCCCGCCTTAAAATATATCCAAGATATACCAGACGAAGAGATACACACATTTATCAATTCTTTGAATGCTGTGTATCGTGATGAAAACAAGCAATACCAAATCGCAACAGTGCGTGACTATCAATTCGACTCAGTGGCCACAGCAATACGCCAGTCCAGATGCGTGCTGGAAGCGGCTACGAGCGCGGGTAAATCGTTTATTTTGTACATCATGGCGCGTTACTACAGGCAACGCAGAGAGGCTCTGGAAAGCAATCTCAAGACGTTGATCGTTGTACCATCTATTCACTTGGTGACTCAGTTATATGACAACTTTGAGGAATACAGTCACGGCACAAATTGGAATACCATGATGAATGTCCAGATGATATGTGAAGGCGCGACAAAGGACATATTCAAGCCCATAGTCATTTCTACATGGCAGGGTATTCAGAATCAACCCAAAGAGTGGTTCCATCAGTTCGGGGATATTGTTGTTGACGAAGTACACACTTCTAAATCAGACAAGTTGTCTTACATCTTGAATAACTGCGTTAATGCTGACCAAAGATTGGGAGTAACCGGAACCCTCGCAAATACAAAGGTTGCGGGATTGCAGGTCGTTGCCCACTTTGGCGCATACCATAAAATTATTACAGCGCGTGATTTGATAAATCTTGGTTATGCCACAGATATCCATGTTAACATGATTGAAGTTATACATCCAATGGCAGATTGTATAGAAATGCACGGAGCCGAGTATCAAAAGGAAATAGAATTCCTCATAGCGAATGAACGTCGAAACGAATTGATAGCCAGAATGGCGTTGTCTTTGAAAGGCAACGTGGCTGTTATGTTCGAACGTATTGACGCTCATATGATGATCGTTTATGAAATGCTTTCTGCTGTCAAGAAAAACGTATTTGTCATCAATGGTGAAGTCAAAACAGAAGTTCGTAAACAAATTCAGGCGGCGATGGAAGAAGGCGAAGACATAACACTGTTGGCGTCATATGGAACCATGCAGCAAGGCGTGTCAATCAAAAAACTTCATCATCTGATATTAGCACACCCAAGTAAATCCTATATCCGTGTCATACAGACTTTAGGGCGTCTCATGCGTCAGCACTCTTCAAAGGATGTTGCCAAGATCTGGGATTTAGTCGACAACTTGCGTTACAATGGATTTTCGTACAACCATGCCCTTAGACATTCACATGAGAGATATAAATTTTATCTTATGGAGCGACACCCTGTACAAATGAAGAAAGTATCGCTCCAATAAATTTATCTGTCTTGATTCACATAGGCGGGGGTTGCCTCGCCTTCATCACCCGCTGCACCGAACAACTTGTCCAGGGAAGCCAAGCATTGAGAATTCAGGTGCTCGCCAATCGTGTCTTTCAACATCTGCTCACTGCCGAGTTGGAATGGTAACACTTTCGCTTCGATGCCGTTGTCATACGAAACCACACCGACATACAGACCAACTTTCAGGCCTGTCATCAACCCCAGCGGGATGAAGCGCGGCTCTACTGGGAAGTTTTTGTCAGCAGCCAGTTGAGAAAGAAAGACTGGTGTGCCTGTAACGAATTGCCCTGCGGTGAGGATGGCATCCGGCTTACTGCATCCCACTGCGTATAATCCTACGAACTGTTTCATATATTACTCTCGTGTGTTGGTTAACATGACTACATATTATTTCGCGCCCATGTTTAGACCAAATTAAATTAATTTTGCTGTTGAATAAAAACTGCTTTCCTGTTGAACAAATGGCGTGGTATTATACGAGTTGTGAGCTTTGCGAGCAACGAGTATTATCACGAGCGAAGCGAGTAGACTAATAAAGAAAGGTTTTATTAAAACAGAATACTATAAATGCCGTCAGGCATTTATTTACCGCGCGTAGGGCATTAACACTTGTTCTATAACTACAAACACGCGATACTAATTTGCGTCAAACATGACTTGAACCCCACTATATTTTGAGGATATAAACAATGCAAGAGATCACTCTCTCCGAACGCACTTTACAACTGCTGGCTAACTTTGAAACCATTTGCCCTTCTATCGTTCTGGCACCTGGTAAAAAGCTGCGCACGGTTAACGATTCCAGCACCGTCATCGCTATTGCCGATATTGACGAAGACTTCCCGTTTGAATTTCCTATTCTGGATCTGACCAAACTTCTGGCCATTCAGCGTCTGCCTAGTTTCAAAGGCGGTAAAATCGAAATGTCGGAAGACCACATTTTACTGAAAGGTGAAAACTCTCAGCTGCAATTCTGGCGCTCAGCAAAAGAATTGACTGTCGTTCCTGCCGACAGCATTGATCTCCCGTCCGTTGAATTCGAAGCGACGGTCACTCCTGAAAAAATGAAAGAGCTGACTCGCGCCTGTTCCACCCTGGGCCACAAAACTGTTCGTCTGGTCGCCAGCGGCGGTAAAACTCGTCTGGTTGGTACGACTACGACTATCGATAATTCCAACGATTACACCGTTGAATTGGGTGAAACTGCTCTGGCTGATTTCGCTATGCCTGTCGACGTTGTTAACCTGAAAATGATCGAAGGCAACTATGTGATCCGCGCCTGTGCTGAAATGCAGCTTGTCAACTTCCAGTCGGCCGATGGCACCATCAACTACTACGTTGGTATGCAGCTGGATTAATCAATAACGCTTCGGCGCTTTATTATCGGCGGCGGGGTTATTATCCCGCCCTTTGAAATGGTTTATCTAAAGAGGCTGCAATGTCCAACATCACTATCGTTACAGACCAATACGCGTGGGAAAACAAATATCGTCCTGATAATTTAGACGAGATCGTTCTCCCCTCAGACGTCCGTGCCAAGATCCATGGTTATGTTACCTCTGGTAACGGAAACATCCCCTCTATGCTGTTCTACTCCCCTCAGCCTGGTACGGGTAAAACTACTTCTGCTCTGGCAGTGTGCAACGAAATCGGTTGTGTGAAACCTCTGATGATCAACGCATCGCTTGACAACAGCATTGATGTGATTCGCGATCGTGTTATTCAATATGCTACTGGCGTCAGCGTTTTCGGTGGCCGGAAAGTCGTCATCCTGGACGAAGTTGAGCGTCTTTCTATGGCAGCGCAGGAATCGTTGAAAGGTATCGTGGAAAAGGTATCCAAGAACTGTTCGTTTATCTTGACCACCAATGCAAAACAGCGTGTCAATGAGCCTCTGCGTTCTCGTTGTCGTGAAATTGATTTTATCTGGTCTGAAAAAGAAGCCGACGAAGTTAAACTTCAATTCATGCGTCGTTGCGCCACTATCCTGACGGAAGAAGGTATCCCATACGAAGCTGGTGTTATTGCATCGATTGTCAAATCTTATTTCCCTGACAACCGCAAGATTATGGGAACCCTTCAGGATAATGCCACCACGTTTGGTAAAATCGATGAACGTGCTTTGGCTCAGGTGAAAGCAGGTGAATTCCAGGCGCTGGTCGATTTCTTAAAGGCCAATGATTGGGCTGGCATGAAGCAATGGGTGACTGACAACCAAAACTATATTACAGAGGACTTCTACTCTCGTTTCTTCCATTTCTGTGTCCCACAGAACAAAGAGAAGACTCCTTTGATTCAGAACGAATCTATCCCAGATTTGGTCTGCGTTTGTGGTCAGTCACAGATTGAACATCGTTCAGTTGGAGACGTCTGGTTACACGGCGTTTACTTCCTGACCAACGTCATGCTCAACATCAAGTGGAAGTGATATTATGGCCGCTCCGTCACTGTTCGATTACCTGGGTGCTCTGAACAGCACCAAAGAGAATCTGTTGTTGACCGAAGACCCCGAAATCAGAAAGGCATTTGATCCTTTCATGACTCGGCGCGGCCTTGCCCAGAGTAAAGACACGTTGGTGGTTGCAGAACGAATGAACCACTTTCATGCCATTACTCCTTGGATGCAATGGAACCTTGCGTTTCATAGCATTCCGGCGAAACGCCGTTATGATAAATGGTCTAAGAAAGGAGCCATGGACCCTGATGTAAAATTGATTTCCGAGTATTACTACATCAGTCCTGAAAAGGCTTCTGAATATGTTCGATTCCTGCCGAAAGAAGTCCTGGCTGAAATCAAGGCGAAGGTCGAACGTTCTAACAGCAACGAAAAAGCTAAACCGCGCAAGGCTAAGTAATTCAAATAATTGTTAAAGGGGTATGAGTCATGGCGCGTAATACGCTGGACATCTTAAAACTTTCAGCTGTCAACGATGAGGCCAGCATTGTTGACTGTATGGTTGAAGTTCAATTGAACCAAGACAAACCAGGGATTTTCCTGGGTATCAAGGAAACGCTGAGTCGGATAGGGGTTAACACTCGTCAAGAGCCTAACACCTTGTATCAAACGTGCCATATCTTGCATAAATTTGGCAGATATCACATCGTGCATTTCAAGCATTTGTTCATGCTAGATGGGCACTACAACGGCTTTACGCGTGAAGATGTCCTGCGTATGAATCGGATTATACGGCTTCTGGAGCAATGGAATATGGTTAAGATCTTGCATCCGGAACAAATAACCGAAGTGGCTGACATGTCTCGGATCAAAGTTGTAAAACATGACCAAGTTTCTGAGTGGAAATTGGTTCCAAAATACACTATTCGCCCAAGTCGGGCAAAAAGCGAATAACTGGAGTCGCTATATTATGACAACTACATTTAATAAAAACGTGAGATTGAATTTGGCTTTTGGTAATGCGGCTGGAGATATTACAGCCCCTGACTTCGGTAAAATTCGCAATCAGGCCAAACTGGTTCTGGAAGAGACCCGCGAATTACTGGAAGCGGCTTATTTCGACCACGAGGTGAAAATTGAGTTCACTGCATCTCCGCGAGTCCTGAAAGAACCTGCTGTTGTCGACATCAAAGACATTATGCGCCAGATTCTGGACGCTCAGGGCGACATCACAACAGTCAATGACGGCGTGGCACACATTGCTGGTTTCAACGGCGATGAGTGCTTGCAGCGTGTTTATGCCTCCAACATGAGCAAATTTATTCGCTCAGAAGATGAAGTCGGTCCGGCACTGGAATATTATTATTCACGCGGTTTCCCAGATGGCCAGTTACGCGTTGAAGGTGAATTCCCTCAGGCATGCATCAAAGTGAATGAGACTGTGATGTGGAATGGCAAAGAATATCCGAAAGGAAAATTCCTGAAAAACATGGCTGTGTTCAAAGAGCCTGATTTCTCTGATATGCTGACGAATACCCCTTCCCGTCAGATCAATGACATCGTTGCCAGCATGGCAATTGAAGAAGGTCAGGTATTTGTTGATGATATGAACGGCGTGGCGTTGGTATCTCCAAAAACGTTGGAAGTAATTCTTTCTATGGCAGTTGAAAAATCTTCTCGACCCGTAGATGTTAACGGCCAAATTGAAAGTTATGTGCCAGCGTATATCATTAACGATACCAATATGCCTAAGCTGTGTGGGGTGTGGGGTGCTAATGTTCGTGTATACGCGTGCGCACCTGTTCAAAACACTGTGACACACCTCTCTCGCTTCGATTAATATAATCCGTTATTCACTAAACAACAGAGGCTATAATGGCCTCTGTTTTTGTATTCTAGAGAGGATACCATGAAAGATAAACCATATGACATCCCATATTGCGGTGTCCGTGAAGATAAAATCAAATCAGCCAAACCTGTGCTTAGTCCGACCCATACCCGCCTGTCTTACGAATGGATGAGCGAGCGCTATAAGATCCACGTTCGAAAGGACGTCCAGCGTCTTCCTGCTCCTTGGACCAATAATCCTATACTACGGCAGGTCAAGTTCTGTAACGTCCGGAGAGAGCACGACAGGCAGTCTCTTAACCTGATCAACAACATCATCAACAACGATGCTCTGGGTATGGCAGACAAGATGTTTAACTGCGTGCTGTTCCGCATGTTCAACCTCTGGGATCCAATTCAGGCTATCGGCGGCGCGATGACGATCAAAGACTTCGCCAAGATCAACCTTGACGCAACCCGCGAACGACTTCAGAAGTTCGAGGCCGACGGCGGTAAGGTATTCACTAATGCCTTCAACACGGGCGGCCTGAAGCAATGCCTGGCTTTCCCTGAGCTGGTTGTCAACCACAAGGAGCAACGCTTCGGTGGGATGATGGTGAATCTGATCTACAAAGATGGTTCAACCCAGAATATGGATTATAAGGAAGCCAAGGCAATTGCTGAAGCAGAGCCGGACTTCTACACCATTGAGGGTTGGGAGCCGTACATGCCGATGCGCGTCATCCGTTCTCTGAGGGCATTCGTCAACAAGCACCCTGATTACTTCGAGCGGCTGCTGGAATGCGAATCTCCGGATGAAGTCTACCAGGCCATGTACGACGAAATCGAAGGCTTGGGTCCATTCCTGGCCTATCAGATCTGGGTGGACTTTACGTACATTCCTGAGTATCCGTTCAGTGAGAACCATTTCACCATCGCTGGACCGGGTTGCCGCGCTGGGATCGACCTGTTGTTCCTGAACAAGGACGGCATGACGCATGAAGAATGTATCTTCTGGTTGCGAGATAATCAGGACGCGGTGTACTCCCAATATGGATATGTTCGCGAGCAATTCTGGTCAGCCGAAGAGCCTTGGGATCAGTGTATGAATGTTCAACAATTAGAAAACCACTTTTGTGAATTGTCGAAATATACCCGTTGTGTAGAGGCTTTACAGCAAGGTAAAAAACCACGCGGGAAGGTTGGATACGATGGGGAAGGACAACCTAAAGCGACGACATCTGGTTCTAAAAACCTACTAAATTTATTTAAAAAGTAACTTACTTTGTGAGTTAATAAAATATATTATAACAGGAACTTTCATTTTGGGGTTCCTGTTATGTTTTATGAATTGTTGGTTTCTAAAGGCGGCAAACCGCATTTTGTCAAGAAGTATTTGAGGATGGTTCAATCTTTCAAATATTCTGATGGTGACTACACCGAATTACACCACATCCTTCCCAAGAGCATGTTCCCTGAATATTCCAAAGACAAGATCAATTTGACAAGACTTACTGGCAGGCAACATTATCTTGCCCATGTGTGTTTGGCCTTGGCTTTCCCACACACGAGAATGGTGTATGCTGTGGTAGCTATGAGAAAGGGAGGAAGGAGAAATAAATCAGGGATTCGGTTTAATTCTCATTTGTATGAAAGTTTCAGAATTAAATTCAGTGAACAACTATCTTTACAATGGAAAGGGGTTTCTCGGTTTGTGGGTAAAGACAACCCAATGTATGGGAGAAGGGGAAAGAATAATCCCCAATATGGATATAAGAGAACTCCAGAGCAAGTCAAGAAAATTACCAAAGGATTGATGAAAATCCATGAAAGGATGGCTTCTGATCCGGAATATAAAAGAGAAGTTTTAGATCAGCGTCGTGCCAATACGGATTTAAAGCAATTTTCTGAGCGTTCCCGCCAAGCAAAACTCGGGAAACTCAACCCAAATTATGGGAAGGACTTAACCAACTCATTCACACCAGAGCAACGCGCCAAACAGAAAGAAAACGCTCAGAAAGGCATGTTGGTTAAGATGCCCTGGGAGAAGGGTAAATGGAACCCAGAAAATGATGTATATTGGGAGAAAGCTGATCAATTCCTTGAAGCCCTGAAAACGATGAAACGTTCAGAAGCCCTCTTGTTTGTGTACGGAACAAAGGATTTGAAGGCGTTTAATGCATCTAGTGGGATCATCGAACGTTTCAATAAAGGGTGGGAACCATTAAAATGTGGTAAATGGTTAAAAAGGTACAAAGGATAAAGAAATGAGCTGGAAATTGTTCAAACTGCGTAAAGCGACTGATGAGTTTCTTCTGAAAGCCCGTATGGAAGGACGTCTCGTGTACACTCCTTACCCAGGCACTACTCGGTTTTGCAGTACGCTGAGGAAACAGAAATCAGTTTCTGGGCCGAGACGTTTGATGAACCAGGGTATGTTGTCTTTTAACACGGGAGACCACAGACCGTGTGATGGCGGTCGGATTATCTGAATAAAGAATCGCGTTACTTCGTTCTTCAATAACTTTTTCAACGTATATATTGACCTCACTTTAACGACGCGCCCCGATAAGGGCGCTCACTTTGAACTGAAACAGGAAGACTATACCATGGCAGAATTCAAACCCTTCGCAACGGCAGTTAATAACAACGTGCTGGCGATGTCCGCAACTGGTCTGTTCATGACCAATATCGATAAAGATGCTCTTTGGGATCTGTATCTGGCATCTTTCCCTGCTGGTACCAACCCGCTTTACCGTGAGCGTACCGAGCACGACTGCACCTGCTGTAAACAATTCATCCGTAACATCGGCGGTGTGGTCACCATCGACTCCGACCTGAACTTAATTTCTATCTGGGACAACATTGATCTGGGTAATGAATATGACGTGGTGGCTGCGGCGCTGTCTGCGTATGTCAAGCAACACGCAATCGTCGACGTGTACTTCAACGATACCAAGAAAGTCGGTGTTGAGTCGAATCACGAAATGAAAGACGGCAATGTCCGCACCTACAACCACTTTCACACCGACCTGCTGGGTAGCTATGTTCTGCGTCCGGACGCAATCGCTTCGAAAAAAGGTGAAATCCGCCAGGCTATTGAATTGTTTGAACGCGGTCTGCGTGAAATTACTCTGGAATCAGCTGAAATCGTTCTGGAACTGATTGACCAGAATTCTCTGTATCGCGGCGCAGAACACAAAGCAGCAGTGAAGGGATTTGTTGAAACCAAAAAGGCATATGAACAAGTCCCCGAATCAGCCCGTTCTCTTTGGGCATGGCATACTGGATACCGTTCAAACAATCATGTTCCACACGGCATCCGTAACACAGTTATCGGCACTCTGCTGACTGATATCAGTGAAGGCGTGGAACTGGAAAAGGCCGTTAAGTCGTTTGAAACCAAAGTTGCCCCAGCGAACTACAAACGCCCGACGGCTCTGGTCTCCAAGTCCATGATCGAAAACGCTCAGAAAGAAGTGATTGCTCTCGGTCTGGAAGATTCGCTGGCGCGTCGTTATGCAGTTTATGACGACCTGACGATCAATAACGTTCTGTTTGCAGACCTGGCTGCTCAAAAAGCGATGGATCCATTCGCTCAACTGGCCGCCGAAGTGAAAACGCCGACCAAGTCGCTGGATAAAGTTGAAGAGATCGGCATTGACGACTTCCTGAGCAATATCCTGCCGAAAGCGCATTCAATGGAAGTGCTGGTTGAAAACTCGCATACAGGAAACCTGATGTCTCTGGTCGCTCCGGCTATCGCAGGTGCTCCTAACCTTTTCAAATGGGGCAACGGTTTCTCATGGTCATACAACGGCGAAGTGGCCGACTCCATCAAAGAGCGTGTGAAAGCGGCTGGCGGTAAAGTCGACGGGTTCCTCCGTGTATCCCTGGCCTGGCATAACAACGATGACCTCGATCTGCATATGTTCTTTAACAATATGGAACATGTGTACTTCCGCGATCGTCGTTCAATGACTGGTGCACATCTCGATATCGACATGAACGGTATGGACGGCATCGACCCGAACCGCTCTCCGGTAGAAAACATCATCTTCACTGATGAAAGAAAGTTGCGTGACGGTGAATATCGTTTTGAGATTCACAACTACAACCAACGTGAAAAGATCGACGAAGGGTTTGAAATTGAAGTTGAATACAAAGGCGCTACGCAACGTTTCAGCCACAATGGGTTAAAAGACCAGGGGCGCATCACTGCCGTCGTTCTGACTGTTAAAGACAAACAAGTCGTTAGCATCAAGTCCGAGCTGGCGAATGTTGATAAATCCAAAGAAATTTGGGGCATTAAGACAGCGACCTTCCAGAAGGTACAACTGGTCCTGAACTCACCGAACCATTGGGATGGTGAACAAACTGGCAACAAGCACGTCTTCTTCATCCTGGAAGGTTGTGCAAATCCTGAAGGTACTCGTGGTTTCTACAACGAATATCTGAAGCCGGAACTGGATAAACATCGTAAGGTTTTTGAAATGTTGGGTAGTAAAATGAAAGTCCAGCCGAATGAAAACCAACTGTCCGGTCTGGGATTCTCGACGACGCAACGCAACCACGTGTTCGTCAAAGTGTCCGGCGCGTTTAACCGTACTGTAAAAGTCATTTTCTAATTGATTTTGACCACAAATTCGTAATAAGGAACAATGAAATGTTTGATCAAGCAACCCGTTTAAAACTGCGTTTCAACTCTAACAAAGGTCTGCTGTCTGTTGAGCAGGTTTGGGATCTGAACCTGAATGCCCTAAACGAACTGGCGAAAGACCTCAGCCGTCAGGTGAAGGAAGCCGCCAGCGATGAAGAAGATTTCATCGGCGTGAAAAGCGCAGTCGACTCTCAGTTACAACTGCGTTTCGATATCGTGAAAGCGATCATCGGTGTTAAACTGAAAGAACGTGACGAAAGCGCAACCGCCGCCGAACGTAAAGCGAACAACCAGGCGATCATGGAACTGATCCAGCGTAAGAAACAGCAGGAACTGGAAGGTCTCTCTGTTGAAGAACTGGAAAAACTCCTGAAATAATCTGTCGGCTCCGGCCTGAGCAACCCCGCCGTGTGCGGGGTTTCTTTTAGGTAAAGAATATGAAACCTGTCATCTGTGATTACTGCGGCCTTCCTGCCAAATACGTCAGTGGTGATGTACTCTACCCTCATCGCCCAGATCTACACAAACTGAAGTTCTGGGTATGCTCGCCATGCGACGCTCGTGTGGGTTGCCATACCCATGGGGATGGTAGACAACCTCTGGGAAGGATGGCGAATGCCGCTCTCCGTGCTGCTAAGCAGGAAGCTCATAGGTCGTTTGACCCTATCTGGAAAAGTGGGCAGAGGAGCAGGAGTGATGCTTACAGCTGGCTGGCTCATAATCTGGGGATCAAGAAGCGCGATTGCCATATCGGCTTGTTCGATATCGTCATGTGCCGTAAAGTAGTGGAGGTCTGTAAACAAATATCATAGGATAACACATGACAACTCGTACTGGCATCAAACTCACTCCTGAAGTCCTGAAGTCACATATCGCTGAGGTGATTTACGAAGACCGCGAAGTCGGCGGTCACCGGGCTATCACTTGTCATTTCAAGATGGATAACGGCTTCGTCGTTCACGGCACCAAGCCCAGCACATCCATAGACCCGGCCAACTTCGATGAAGCCCTGGGCAAAGAGATTTCCTACAATAACACCTTCGACCAGCTGTGGCAGCTGGAGGCGTACCGGGCGCTTGTTGAACAAGATCTGTTGGCCAAAGCCACGGAAACGGCAGAGATCCGGATCGATCAATACGCTGTTGAACGTAGCGCCCTCTGTCCGGCCTATCACCTCGGCTTCAATGTGATGATTCAGGACGTGATGTTCAGAGCGGAAAATGGCGAGCGCTTCTTGGCGTCTTTCGTTTGTGGGCCGGATGACATGGAACTTGTTGTTGACTCTCACAACGCCAAATCTCGTAAGGCTGTTAGTGATTTCCTGCGCGCCAACTCCAAACTCGATCTCACTTATTCGCCATTGGTTCTGCGCATCGCCAAGATTTGTCATGAAGCCAACCGCGCATACTGCAAGTCTGTTGGTGACGACTCTCAACTGCCTTGGGAACAATCTCCGGCCTGGCAGCGTGAGAGCGCTTGCAAAGGTGTTATCTTCCATCTCACTGGTGATCGTAAGCCCAGCGAATCGCATGAGAGCTGGATGGCGGAGAAGGAGGCTGAGGGATGGGTGTATGGCCCAGTCAAAGACCCTCAGACCAAGCAACACCCTTGCATGGTTCCGTATGGAGAACTCCCGGTACAACAACGCTCCAAAGATTATATTTTCAAATCCATTGTAGACTCCTTTAAATAAGCTCTGAATAATATTTCAACCTGTCAATAATATAATGCCCGGTTATATTCAATCGGGCATTTTATTATATTAATTGGCATCAATACCGCCTGTCGTAATATAATAGTCCCATGTTGAAATAGTTGGGAAATATAACTCACGAGAGCCTGATGACCGACAACAAATTAAAACGCGCCGGACTTGATTGTCTTGACAATTCATTCCGTCCCAGTGATGTTCTGGTCGCCCAAATGGAAAACAACCGGGATTTCATTGAAACTATGCTGGAGAACGCCGACGCGAACTCCAAACACTCCAAAGCCCAAAAAGGTCAAAACGATGATTGAATCATTAACATTTAAGAATGCGGTTGCGACTGTCGCGCCGTCTAACCATGTAATCGTTGTGGATATCTCCGGTTCCATGTATCGTTCACTTCCAGAAGTTCGTAAGCATCTGAAGGAGAACCTGCCTTCCCTGGTGAAACCGGAAGATACTGTGAGCATCCTTTACTTTTCATCTCGCGGTGATTTCGGAACGGTATTTGCCGGACGTCAGATTAACAGTGCAACTGATCTCAGTGAGATCAATAATCTAATTGACCGTTTCCTGAAGCCTTCTGGTTGTACTGGTTTTGTTGAGCCACTGAAACTGGCTGCGGAAACTGCCATTAGCCTGAATAAACCTGGTTATGTTAACAACCTGGCATTCATGACCGACGGATATGACAACTGCTGGCGTTCTAATGAAATCCTGGATGCCGCTGAAGTACTGCCCAAAGCGTTTGATAACATTACCTTCATCGAATACGGTTGGTATTGTAATCGCGAACTGCTGGGGCTAATGGCAGAACGTTCTGGTGCGACCCACGTATTCGCCGAAGGACAGAATGAATATCAGACCGAATTGGAAAACGTGCTGAAAACTTCTTCACCGAAAGTTGTAGTCGATGTTCCTCTGGTTTATACCCATGCCATTTATGTTGAAAATGGCGTGGCGACTGTTTTAGCTGTGCATCCTGATGAAGAGCACCCTATTGGCCACGTCAGCATCCCTGAAAGCGTTTCTCAGCTGTGGGTTGTAAACCCCAACATGATCGACCAGCTGGATAATCTGGCAGACAACCAGGCGGCATACGTGCTGGCATTCTATGGCGTGTACACCATGGACGCCGATTTGGTCTGGGCCGCGCTGAAGAAGACGGGTGACGTCCGCTTCATCAAACAGTACAGCAACTGTTTCACCAAGCAGGATTACTCCAACATCAAAGTTGATCTGACTCAGGCTATCGTAGACGAATCTCTGCGAGGAGTTGATGGCATCGATTATAATATGGTTCCGGCTGAAGACGCCACCACCATTGTTGATGTTCTGACGTATCTGGCTGAAGCAGATGTCTCTATTGTCACCAAGCATCCGCTATTCTCTTACAAGAGCATTGGGCGCGGTACTGTACAGAAAGTTGATGACACCGAAGACAAGTTGGCCGAAGAGATTGCGAATGCGACTTCTAAAGAAGAGCGTAAAGCCCTGGCGCTCAAACTGGCCGAGCACGAAGATTGGACCCCCGAATTCAATCCAGCGGATGATAAAGGGATTGTCCCGATCAGCAATTTGGTCTACAATTCAGAACGTCCTAACATCAGTGTGCAGACAGTTCAACACGGAACGGTTGTTGTGCCTGAGTTTGTACAGAAGAAATATGAACTTCCTGAAGAACTGGGAACCTGGCGTTATCGCAATTATACCATTGTCAAGGATGGCATCATCAACCTGAAAACAATGCCTATCACTGCAGATTCTCCGATTGTTCGGGCTAAGGTGGCACAGGATTTGACTGCCATGGGCGTTCATGTGTTTGGTGGGCCGGAAGTCTTCATTGTAAATCTGGAAAGTGTCCCAATGGTTAACCGCGCCATGACAAAGAATATCAGTGCTGCTGAATTCTTTGCAGACAATGTGCGCCGTGAAGCATTGAAGGCAAAACAGAAAGTTCTGAAATTCTACCGTGATGAACTGGTTGGTAAAGGCAACGCTACTGGTCTGGCTTCAAAATATGGCAAAGAAGCGGCTGATTTCCTGTCAGCAAACGGCATTCGCGACTATGGATTTTCACCGAAGACTTCTTCTGTAGAATCAACCGATGTCTATATGAGTCGTGAATTGAATGTGAAAATCAAAGGCGCATCTTCACTGCCGAGCATCGCGTCTGTTATCAAAAAACAGACGGACGGTAAAAAACTCAATGTCGCTGATCAGCTGATCGCTAATGCCCTGGCAGAATACAATGCGTTTGTTAAATCGCCGATGATCACCAGCGTACCGGAAGAGACTCAGAAAAAGCTGATCGAAAGTTGGATCGGTGACGCAGCAAAAGCGGCCATTAACGAAGTCCGCTCTCTGAACAAAACGCTGTCCAAGGTAGTTTATGGGATTGTTGCAGGCCATGGTTGGTTTACCGACCTGGATTTGGAAGAATCCACTATGGATGTGGAAGTTGATGGGGTGAAATACACCGTCACTGCCGAACTGGCTGAAAAAGAAGTCAAAATCTAATTTCAACTGGCGGGGAAACCCGCCTTCATTTTGAGATATGCTTATGTCAAACAAACCAACTTATGTTGAAGTGATGCGTGTTCTGGCTCAGTACGCTTGTGACAACCTGAACATGGAAACTTGGCGCAATGGGGATCACAAGGACAAGTTTGATAACATTGATGATAATATCGATGCTTTAGCGCCGTTACGGGTTAAGAATGATCTCGGCGGTGACGATCTTGACATGATTGAGCTGGTCATGGAAATCGAAGAAGAGTACGATGTAGAAATTAGTGACGAGTGGGTGGGTAAACATGGAGATGATCCTACCCTCGGAGAGTTAGCTGAACTCGTCGTTGTTCTCTGCAAATAATAATCCATGAAATCCCCAATAATTATTGGGGATTTTTACTTTCAAAGGCTTTACTTGAATAAACATTTGCCGTATTATTCAATAACTGGCTAACGTGGGGTTGGTCAGAAATTGAATAGGTTGATTATAACATGTCAAACAAGAAAGTAGAAACGGCAGTAGAAATAGACCGCAATTGGGGCTTGCTCCGCGCTAAAGGATTCCGCCGTGTGTACATGACTAAGGAAGTCTATGCTTCGCGCCGAGATGTTATCATTAGCAAGAAAGGAAAAGTATGGGTTGCTGAAGAGGTTGATGCCGAAACGGGTGTCGTCGGTAAGGTTAAAGCCAAGGCGAATATTCTTTTCGCTCTTCTGAAGCATATCAATTAATTCTATAAATTATGGCGGGGTATGATTACCCCGTCGATTTGAAATGCAGGAACTATACCATGACTCGCATCAATGTTATTCCCGTTGAATCTCTTTGCGACCAACACCTCCTTGCCGAGTATAAAGAACTTGCGCCTGTTGTCCTTAACGTGGTGAATGGAAAACGCCGTAATCTCAAGGGCGCTCCAAAGCAGTACAAACTCAACGAAGGTCATGTGCTGTTCTTCCGCGACAAACTCATTTATCTGATCGAGCGTTACGATCAGCTTGTTGCCGAACTGATTTCTCGTGGGTATGTTGTCAACTATCCTTCGCTCCGCAATCAGGTGACGTCCGACAATCGACAGGAACTCGCGATCTATTTGAACGATTACCAACCGACCCAGGCCGCAGTAGAAGAGAATGCCGAGCGCATTGTCGAACGTCTGAATGGCATGGGCAAGATCACGTATAACAGAACACCAGTAGATTCATCCTACATGGTGAACGTTATGAAACAAACATTCCAATTTTGAAGAGGCTATATTATGCAAAGAATAATCCGTAACAAATTGAACATCATGGTGTCAAACAAATTAAATCTGGATTCCCGTCAGACTAATTCTGTTGTAAAACTTATGGTGATCAAAAATGATATCGACAAGGGAGATATCACTTCCGCGTTGAATGGGATTCTGGGTTTCATTTTGCGAGAATCTGATCTTGGTCCAGTTCACGAAATCGATGATTTGACTAAGATGCTGAATACTAGCGGGGAAGATTTTGATTCCGCTCGTGTCTTAATCGATGGAATTAATAAAGATGAGGTGTAACTTTGGATAATGAATTAATTTGGGAAATTGTAAAGGGTATCCTGGTGATAATCGGAGTCATCTTCGTATTGGGTGGTAATTTCTTCTATCTGTTATTCCGGTTTGAACATAAGCGGAGGGAACGACAAGAATCGAGAAGAAAAGATAGGTGGATGAACTAACTAAGGGATAACCCTATATCCCGAGGTGTGTCATGTTCCTTACATCCTTTATTGACTGGATGAATATCATAAATGGCCTGAGGATCCCTGTTGGGAACCTCGGGCTTTCTCGTTCTTCTATGCCGCAAATCGATGCCGACAAACAAGAAGATTTTCACAAATATCTTGAAGACAACGGCGTGTCTATAGATGCTGCGCAAGTGCCTATCAAAATGCTTCGTCTTACCCAGAACGAAATCAATAAAATGAAGGTCTGGAAGATTATGAAGCAGATCAGAAATAAGAAGCCCATGGGTCGAGTTTGGGTATCTTCTGACAATTACGTTGTTGACGGTTCTCACCGATTTGTCGCTGCGTTGAACATGGACGGCAAACAGCGCATGAAGGTCTACAAAGTTGATTTGCCAGCGATGGAATTTGTTAAACTCGCTAAACAGTTTCAGGGTGTGCGATACAGAACGGTCAGCGATACCCGTTTCTGAATACGATAGTTTATTGAAACCCTTTACTCAACATGGTGACAGCCCTATCATTTTATCCAATGAAATAAGGAGAATCACCATGAAACGTTTAATCATCGGGGTTGTGCTGGCTGGTCTGGCACTTCCTGCCACCGCCAAGCTGAATTCCACGGGTGAAAAACTGTGGTCTGATCTTTCCTACTGTGCTGGGTTCTCCCAAGCCGTCGCTATAGACAAAACTGGTTCCATAGAGAACTTTGCTGAACTCTGGGCCACAGGTAATGTCACAGATGCCGTTGTAAATGCTGGTATTGAGTTTAATCGATATAAGCAAGGCGCGTTCAACCTGAAAGGATATATGAACGACAAAGAATTTAACCGAGGAGGCATGGAGGCTGGCGATCTTATTATGACTGGTCGTATGGGCACACAAGGACGAATGACCGTAAGACAGTGCCGTTCTCTTCCTTCTCCAGCATTACAAAAAGGTGTGCAGGTTGGCCGACGTCAGCTGGATCTCATCAATGATGGCAACCAATGTATCCGAGTATTTGAATATAGTGCTGATCAAGAATCAGATCAACGTTTGAAAAAGGAATGGCGGACTCGCGCCCTTGGCCTGAGAGCATGGCTGGTGGAAAATGATCATTATTATGAAGACCGTGTTCAGAATGGTTTGAAAGATCTTTCCACTAATTTGTCTGTCAATCTAGACGACCCAAGGCTTTCGCGTGAACTCAAGCAAACAAGAATTGACTGCGATAATATGATGAAGGAGAACGAAAGATGAAAATCAAAATCTTATTGTTATTCCTGTACGCTTTCATGTCTTCCCAAGTATTGGCAGCTCCGGCCAGTAAGTTGAATATTTGTGCTGCTTGGTTGTCTACATATCAACAATTTCATCCGGATGATAAGGACACATCAATCCTTTTATCTGATTATGAAGGTGAATTGAAACGCCTTGATCTCTATAGTGTGGACCAGATAGAGAATGCGCTTGATTTACCCATGATGGAATCTGCTGCAGACAACAGCAAACAGACTATTAAAGATTTGACTATGTGCCGTGAAATTGCAACTAATTTCGTTGGAAATCAAAGATAGTTTCAGGTTAAAATTTTATTCCCCATTGAACTGAAAGGTGTATTTCGTGATGATCATTACCAAAAAGATCGCTGAGGCGATCGTTGAAAAGAATAAAATGTTCGCACCTAACAAAGCAAAGGTTATTCTGATCCATGATGATGGTCGCGTGGTCTTCGCTGAAAAATTTGAGCAAGGGTGCGCTTTCTGGTTTGCAGACACGATGCGTGAAAGCAAGCTACAGGGCATCATTTACAAATTAACTCTGGTTGCCAAGCGCAACGACCAGGGTGACTGGGTTACGGTTTGTGATTTCAGCTCCAAGGTTGATACTCGACCAAAATCTCGCCAAGAGAGAATTCTGGAAGCTCAGGAAAAACTTGTTGCTGCTCGTACTTCACCAGTCATTAAGCCAGCAGTCATCTCCCCTTCTATTGATCTGCCGCCTGTCAGCCAAAAGGCTGTTGAGCAATATGCAGAAAAACGAAAAGAAGAACCCGTGAAGTCTCCGGTTGAGAATAAAGAAGAATCTGAATTTATTTCAATCAGGCAGTTATGTCCGCAAGAAAGGCGATTTTCTTCACCAAATGATTTATTCGTGTCTTTCCGGTCTAATGGGAAGATTATATTGTGCAAAACCCTACGGGAACAATTGCAGTGGCCTAACATCAATATGATGGTGAGTCGGAACTTCAAACGATTCGCAATCGGTGAAGGTAAAGATTATCCTGTTAATAAGAGCGGAACATATGCAAATCGTCATATGTGCGACAAATTGTCTTTCCCAAACGATTCTGGCACTATTCGTGTTCGTTTAGAATGGGATGAAAGTTTGAACATGTATGTCGGTGATATAAAATAATTCAATAACATTAGGGCGGTTATTATTAAACCGCCTTTTATTTGAGAGATCTATATTATGAACAACAAGAGCCGTATTATCATCGGGGCTGACCAGGGTAATTTATATTTTGAAAGATCTGATGTTGTCGCCCACGCTATCCTTCCCACTGGAATTTCCGTTTATTGTGTGGAACATCCTGACCCTGCAGTTAAACGTCTTTGCTATGTCTCCCGTGAAAATGGACTAATTGTATTGCCAGAAGGCGCGATTATGCGCGCTCGTTTTTGGCCGATCGATTTTAATTCCGTGAGCAATAGGGAGATCGACGCCCGTTTCTTCGTACATAATATGAACCGGACTCTGAAAAATGAAACTCAGAGAGTTGTTCATTTCGACAATGAAACTCATGGAGTGACGTTAGAATTCAGAACTCGTGGTGAAGCTCTTCAGGTGAAGAAATCAAGCTGGAAAACTGAAGGGACGTTCACATATGATTATGCGTTAATCGACAAATTGTGTAATCAGTTTCGCATTAGCCTGACTGCCAACGACGATTTAGGTCAGTATGTTGTATGGACAGCCCGTTCACCACATATGAACGGTATCATGATGGAGAGTGAAACTCGTAATCGCGCTGTGCTCCAACTGCTGCTGTTAGACGCGTATTCTCGCAACCCGTTGGAATATCTGTCTCGGGAACAGATTGATAACGCGCTTTCTCATTGTAACCGTCTGGAGGTGTAATATGTCCGGCGTATGGTGTGATGTATTGTTGGTAAGATTTTCAAACGGGATGGATAACCAGATTATTTCATTCTTTTATCCTGTTCCCTTTTCTTCTATGGGTCTGACTGTCAAGCGCGTTCTTGACATAGAAGAAAAACTCAACGCCATGCCGTATATGGCGCGACCACACGTGCTGGGTTGTGAACTGTTAAACGAAATGATGATTGACGAGAACCTTGTTGAAACCATCATTACTCGTGAGCAAATGAAAGTAATATTGGCGCAGGGAGAACCCCATGTCGAATAAACCGTTTGAACTTAAATTTCGCGTTTGGCATATTCCCCAGGTTCCTGGGATCGCTTTTCATGTTGAGGTTCCAACATTTGAAGAAGCGCAGCGCCTGAAGAATACTCTGGCTGATTACGACCTGTTTCAGTATAACAATAACATCAAGCCGGATTATTGTAATGCTTCCGGCGTTCAAATATACCAACATGATCTGACTGAAGAAGATCTAAATGATATGGGTCTGGATGATCGTTGGGTTGATATCGAAGATATTGACGAACTCAACGATTATTTTGATCATCTGCGTAGCACAGGGTGGGAAATATGATCGGGTTAATCCGTTATCTGTTCATATTCGTAATTTCAACATTCATTTTATTTTTCTTTTTCAAATACTTGAAAGAGACTAAAATCTACCGAAGTAAACGTTGGCGTAAACGGGTGAGGGTAACTTTCCTGCTGCTGATTTCTTCGGTTACAATAACCGCACTCACATTGGGTGCTTATATTTACATTTTTGAAGGGGTACATTGATGTTCAAGAAATTGGTGTTTGGTGCAATTATGGTTCTGGCTGCAAGTCTACTTTCTGGTTGTGGTGGCGTTATCGATGAAGGTAATGTCGGCGTTCGAACCCAATGGGGTGAAGTGGACATGAACCCTGTAACCGCAGGTATCTACACCAGTTTCGTTTCAAGTGTAGATGTCTATACGACTAAAGAAGCCGTCGTGAGTCTGACGAAAATGACGCCAAAGGCCAAAGACAACCTGACCTTGGAAGATCTGGATGTGGACGTTTATTACACACCGAACGTCGCGAAGGTTCCTTGGTTCCATACCAAATTTGCAGGTCAGAGCGCTGAACTCGGTGACGGCACGATAGCGGTGGGATTCAACCTGGTTAAAACCGCCGCAGCATCCTCAACGATGGACGCCGTTTCCTCTTTGGATTCTATGACAATTCACACCCAACGGGCTGAGTTAGAAAAGATGATCAAGGAACGCACCCAGCAGCAATTGGAAACTGCTGCGCCTGGCATGTTCACAATCACACGTGTGTTGGTGAAAAAGGCGCTGACAGATCCTTCGATTGAGCAATCTATCCGTGATAATGTCATGGCCGACAAACGTTTGGATACAGCAAGAAAGAACGTTGAAATTCGAGACCAAGAAGCCAGGGCGAATCAGAAACTGACGACATCTCTGACACCTGAATATTTACAACACGAATATAACATGGTGTTGCAATCTTGCGCCAACAGCGGGAAATGTACTCTGATCGTTGACGGATCCGGCTCAGGTAAAATGCTGAACGTCGGCAAATAAACGCTTTATTCAATAATATTTGTTAGGTAAGCTGTAGTCCTCTTGTAGTGAAACATTGTAAACAACTAACTGGAGTAATCCGAATGAACCGTACTGATTTTATTGCTCACATCGCCCAGACTCAGGGTATGACCAAAGGCGAAGCTGAGAAAATCGTTGCATCTTTTATTAATGGCGTGAAAACTGCAGTCGCGGCTGGCCAATCTGTCCAATTCGTAGGCTTCGGCGCGTTCGAAGTTAAACATCAGGAAGCGCGCACTGGCCGCAACCCGCTGAACGGACAACAGATCCAGATCGAAGCGAAAAATGTAGTTAAATTCAAAGTCGGTGAAGGTCTGAAAGCTGCTGCCAACGGCCAGTAATCACACCAGGCGTCGGCCCAGCGCATGTCTGCAGTGCAGCGGCGCAAGGCTAAAAGGAGAAGCCGAGGTTAATGCCTCGGCTTTTTCGTTGTTGGGATTCGGGTAAACTATAACAGAATCCAAAGGAGGAACAACGTGACAGCATTTAATCAACACCGAAAGGCGATTGACGCCATAGGCCGTAAGGTTCCTGTGGAAGAAATACAACGCCTTGCCAAAGATGAATTCCCATATGACAAAGCGAACCCAGGCCAGATGGAATGTATCGTCGAAGCCGTTGATGCCTTGGTCAACAAAAAGGTCAAACACGTAATCATTGAAGCCCCAACTGGCGTGGGGAAATCTTTGATTGGCACTACCATTCATAAAGTGATTCGCCATCTAGTTTTACAGGCTGATCCTTATGGGCAATTTCGCACTTCTATCAGCACCCCGACCAAAGGTCTGCAAGATCAGTATGCTGCTGAAAAGGCGGTGGCGATAGACATCCTAAAAGGCAAGAAGAACTATCGTTGCCACGTACACCCAGATGTGTATTACAACGCTGTGCAATGCCGTATAGCATGCCGCGACGGGCATTGTAGCAAACGCCGTTGTCCTTATGTACAGGCGCGCAATTTATGGACTGATATTTCGTCATTGCGTTGCACTAATGCAGCTATGATGATTGAGATGTGCACCACCATCTGTATGAAGCCTGAAAACCGTTCCGATATGCTGATCTTAGACGAGTGTCATAAGATGCCCTCTACGCTCCTAGAGCACACGATCATGGAATACAATACAAAGGCCGTGGAGGGGCTGCGTTCTATCCCTGAGGGCAAGGAGATCGTCTCTACCATTGGTGATATCGTAGAACGCACCAAGGACTATGTCCTGGGCAAGTTATATTCTTTGTCTGGTGAACTACATTCAATGTTTGAAGACCTCCATCTCAAAGTAGAAAATTTGTTGGAAGTTCTTGAAGAATTGGTCGAAGATGATCGCTTGAGTGAAAGCCAAGTGATGAAACTCGCAGACATTATAGATGTCTTGCATAACTTGAGTGATTATTGCGGTATTATGTCACAAACCCAAGCAAGTACATTTATTGTGCAAGAAAAGGGGGAAGATTTTATCCGGTTTAAACCTGTTATGCCTTCTGATGTAAGCGAATTCGGGTTATTCCGAAAAGCCGATTATCACGTTCATATGTCAGCAACGATCTGCGGCATAGATTCTTATGCTCGTTCATTGGGTATTCGACAGGGGGATTATCATTCCATTCAGATCGGCAACCCTATCCCAATTGAAAACAGAAAAGTCAACTATATGCCCATAGTGAAGATGACTAACAATATGGGCGACTATGAAATGAAAAGGTTGACGGAATATATTGATGAAATAATCGCGTTCCACCCAGGTCAGTCCGGCATTATCCATACAGTGAGTTATGATCGCGCCTTGGCAATACAAAAATTTAGTAAATATCAGAATTTTATCCATGTTCCGCGCACCCGAAAGGCGTTGATGGATATTATGGAAAATGCTTTTAGAACAAAGTCCCCATGCGTCATTGCCAGTCCGGCTATGGAAGAAGGTTATGATTTCAAAGGGGATTACAGCCGTTTCCAAATACTGATCAAAGTCCCTTATGATTATCTGGGCGATCCACTGATAGCACATATCAATTCAGTGGATCCGTCGGCATATTTCCGCAATGCAGTACTGCGCATTGTTCAAATGTGTGGGCGTTCGGTCAGGGGTGTTGATGACTGGGCTGCGACATACATCATTGATTCATCCTTTGAATCTCTTATGATGCGCAACCCAGAATTCTTCCCAACCTGGTTCACCGATGCAGTGTTTGAGGTTTAATAACCCGCAATAAACGATAAATGGCACTTGATATTTGGTTCAAGTGTCGTTATCGTGATAATCATATTGTCCACATCTTGGCTGAAAGATATATTTGCGATCGGTTTGGTTTGAACATGATTATACAGGCTATAAATCAGATCTTCACCACGATAACCGATTTTGCCATCAGTGTCCTGCCAATGACCGAGGGTAGACTCTCGAGCGTGTACTCGGAATTCGACCATATGAAACAATGCTTTTGGGATGGTCTTCAGTATGCTGGTCCCAACAACCGGAATATCAATAGAAGAGTCGTTGGAGTTTCCTTCATAAACAGATTCCCAACCAAATATTGGATCCCCACCAGCTACAGGAGTTCTTTTCCAGTATTGGAATTCTGGGTTTCCGGCAGAGTTCTTTTGTAGGAGGATTACTTCACCGCCTTCAAAATTGGAAGTGTCTATATCGTCCCTTGCTAATAAATCTGCCGGAGAACCAATAAATTTCCAAGTTTCGCGATCTAAAATAGACTTATAATGATCGGTGAATACGTTACTGTCGCCAGCTGAATTAATTGCGTCTTTAAGACCTTGACCTGTGACCATCTCATTGAGTTTGATCCACATGTTCTTAACAGCTGACGCAGCTGCGACCTGACCTTCAGTCCCACCCGCCGTGTAGTCATATACGATGTCCAGCTTTTGTATGGAATCATTTATAGACAAGAGCAAACGCTCAATTTCTGGGGCGGTCAGACTGAAACGATATGCGCGTTCTGACATGATTCGTTCCTCATCGATAAAACCAGTTTGGGATACTTATACATGATTGAAATATACACTGACGGGGCATCATCCCCTCAGAAGACACGAGCCGCTGGTTGGGCATTTGCCATCAGTCCAATCACTGGAGAGCAATGGAAAGTGTTTTATGGGTATTTACCCCCGCCGTCAACGAACAATATAGCTGAGTTACTCGGGGTTATAAACGCGATGAAGATCCTATGGAAATTCTCTAATTGCGGTGAACGCTGCATTCCCCCAGCCCGCATTATATCCGACAGCCAATATGTTATCAATAGCGTTTTGGAGTGGCGTCGTAAATGGGAATATGAAGGAATGCCGCCTAAGAACACAGAACTTCTGCTCGAGTTGTTCGATTATTATGACAAAGTTTGTTCAATTTGTGAACTTGAATTAAAATGGGTGAAAGGTCATGCAGGAACGATGGGCAACGAAATTGCGGATCAGTGGAGCGTTAGAGCCAAAGAAGATAGTTCAATGGTTCTTGAAAATAACCGTTTCTCGGTCAAGAAAGTCGTTGGTTCTTTCAATGAATTCATTGGTATCTCTGAGGGGTAGATCATGAGTATTCCATTCGTTTACTGTTTGAAAAGTAAGGATGGACATTTGTATTTTGGCTCCAAGATTGGAGAAGATTCTGATCCAAAGCAGCTTATGGAAACATATTTCACTTCATCAAAATATGTCAAAGACTTGATGAAAACAAAAGGAAACGATTATTTTCAGGTAGTGGGTATAGAAATATTTCCAGGTAAACCGGAAGAAGCGTTTTGGAAAGAACAACAATTGATAGAGTCCTCTTACGACAACCCCATGTTACTAAACAAACATTATCAAACTGTTGGGACTAAACCATGGACTCAATTAGGCAGAAAGGGGAACAAACAGTATTTGTTTGGAAAGGGGCACCTCCGCGCTGGTAAAAATAATCCAATGTTTGGTAAACAAGGAGCCATGAAAGGTATTACAGGGAAAGACCATCCGGCCTATGGCGTAGATCGGTCGGGTGACAAAAATGGTATGTTTGGGAAATGCGGGGAATTACATCACCACTATGGAACTCCTCCATGGGAAGTTCCAATAAGCAAGAAATTGGGGACTTCAAAACATTGGTTGGTTGCAGAAGAAATACGATTGGAGTGGGTTGCTGGCGCAAGGCAATGCGACTTGTCAAGGAAATATGGAATTAGCATAAAGACCATTGAAACTATGGTCGGCAAATTCCGTTCCGGTTGGATACCTTCACAAGACCCTCAGTGGGTTAATTTTAAAGGTGGTGTATAATGTGTGCTATGAATTTTGTAGACAGGGGTGATAACGTCACCAAATATTTCACAGACGAAGATAATGACCGTGTTGTTGGAATATTGAGAGATTGGATTCCGGCTCGCAAAAAGGCTTTGGCCGAAGGAACACCCCTACCAAGAATCCCCAATTATGTGGCCATGAATGTTCAGATGATTATTAAGAACATGAGTATGCGCTACAACTATCGTGATTATCCATACCGCGAAGACATGGTCAGTGAGGCCGTTGTCAACATCCTTCGTTACCTCCATACATTTGACGTCAGTCATATCGGCAAGAAAGGAAAAATCAATTTCTTCTCTTGGGTAACGATGTGTGCCGACCGTTCATTCGCCAAGAAACTCACCAGTGAAGAAGAACACAATTATATCAAGTTGCGTTCATTTGAAGAAGCAGGTGGTTTCGCTGCATTATCAGATGACCCAGACTTCCAGCAACAGACATTCGTAGACAGCACTGGTATAACAATGGACTTTCGTGAGCGTATCGGAAATTTTGAAACTAAGAAAGAAGCCCAGCGCGAAAAGGAACGCCAAAAGCAAATCGCCATCAAAGAAGAGGAAAAGAATAAGAAAATTCCTCGCGGTATACTTCAATGTCTCACAAAGAGTGAAAATACCATTACCGCCGACGCCGAAGATAATTCAGACTATGACTTCGGCTCTACTCAATTCAATCTGGAAGACGAAATATGTTCTATGGAACCAGATTGGGAAGAAGCAAAGAAACGAGCATTAGAACGGGAGCAACAAAATAATGGCGATTGCTAAAATTGGCGATTTACATATTGGGAGCCGTAATGGTTCCCGTTACGTTCGAGAATTCATAAAGAATTATCTCATCAATTATTTTATTCCAGAATTGGTTGACGCCGATATTAAAGAAGTGTGGCAATTTGGTGATACGTTTGATGTTCGCAAATTCATGTATGGTCGCGATAAAGATTGGTTGAAAGATGAATTGACGCCAGCGCTGCGCAAAGCAGGTATTAAATGGAATGGCATCGTCGGCAACCATGATATCACGTTAGAAGAGTCCAATCGTATTAACTGGCCTTCTTATCTTAATGAATTGGCACCGGATGTTTATCATTATTACAGCGAACCAACTGAAGTAATGATTGAAGGTGTCAAGACCCTCCTACTGCCGTGGATTAACAAAGAGAACTATGATGCGTCCATTAAAGCGATACAAGATACAGACGCCAAGTACTGTTTTGCGCATCTGGAGTTGGCAGGGTTCAAAATGTACCAGTCCTCTGTATGTGATAAAGGTCAGATCGACTTGGCGCTCCTTTCGAAATTCGAGCGCGTGGATACCGGACATTTCCATACCCGTTCGATGGAAGGTAACATTCAGTATATTGGGACTCCTTATCACCTTACCTGGGAAGACCACAAAGACGGGACGAACCGAGGATTCTATGTAGACGACATGAATGGCGGGGAATTGTTTATCCCCAACAACGAACAACAAACGTTGTTCCGGTTCGTGGAATACGACTACACACAAATGTCTTCTGATACTGAAGGTAATTGGATCGACCCCGATTGGTTAAACAATGTTTTGGGTATTGAAGGGCAAATCGTTAAGGTGATTGTACAGAACCGTGACAATGCCAAGCATTATGAAAAGTTCTGTGACGCATTGAAGCGCTGTAAATGCATCGATTACAACTTCATCGATCGGACGATTACTGTTGCTTCCGAGAAGGTAGAAGTCACTGAAGAGATGGTGGCGACTGATGCTGTGGAAGTCTTGAAGAAAGATATCCGCGCCGCCAATAATATCCAGCGCCCTGAAAATGTTTGCAAATTAGCAGAACAATTCTATAATGCTGCCCAACAACGCCTGAACACATTGGATGCATAATAATGAGCAATGTAGATCTATTATCAAAATTTGGTTCGCTGTTGAAAGAAGCGGACACTCCTGTTTCTGTTGAAGCACCATTTGAAATCCGTGGGGAAATTACCCACAAACTGACTTTCCATCGCGGTCGCGCTAAAAACTTCCGTTCCATCGGTAATGAATTCATGGAAATTGATTACCAACGCAATTCGGCAACCTTGGTTACATCCGATGACAATGGCGCTGGTAAATCCACCATGCTTGTCTGGCTGCTGTTCTTCGTTCTGTATAATGACACATATAGCAAGAAAGAAAAGAAAGCCGGATTAGTCAATTCCCAAAACAAAAAGGAATGCGTGGGTGAAGTTGAGTTCTCCACTCGAGGAAGTGAATGGAAAGTCCGTCGTGGTATCAAACCTGATTTCGTAGAAGTCTATCAGATGGTAGACGGTGAGTGGAAGCAGGTCGTGAATGATGCGGCCAAAGCTGACATGAACAAATATATTGTGAACCTGATTGGCGTAGACCAGAAGATGTTTGAGAACTCCCTGGTTCTAGGCAAAGAGAAGTTCATCCCATTCACGGAAATGTACACTGCCGACCGTCGCGCTATGGTAGAGACAATCTGGGATTTGGGGTTCTTCAGTTTGATGAATGAAGATGTAAAAGCATCTATCAAGACAGTAACGAATGAACTCACGACGGTCACCAATGATTACGCCTTTCATGATGTAAATTTAAAAGGCCAGCAAGCGCAGTTGGAACAGATCAATAATTCCAATGCGATGATCCAGCAACAATCTGCGGATATCCTTGTCCAAGAGAAGGGACGTCTGAATAGCCTGAATTCAGATATCGGCGCAGTGCAGGAACAACTGACAGAGTCCCGTGCTCAAGACTCTAAATTGGAATCAGAATTATCAGAAGTCCGTAATCGCCTGAATGCCGAAATGAAAGGGGATATCGATGCCATCAATGACGAGTATTTTGCCAAAATTCAAGCGGTTCAGGATGAGGCTGATACCAAGGCTGAAGACTATGAGCGTATCGAGGTGTCTGATGGCGAACGTTCATTACAAGAAATTCGGGAGAGAATGGCGGTAGTCGCGGAACGTAAAAATGATCTGGTCAGCCAACGGAATGCTAACCTGGATGAACTGAACAAAGCATTAGCGCGGCGTCAGCAGGGTGAGAACTTCCGTATCAAATTCGTAACAGAAATGGAAGGACATGAATCTGCCATCAAACGTTTCCACGATATGGGCACTTGCCCTACGTGTACGCAATTAGTGTCGGACGATACCAAATCACGCATTGAAAGTCAATATTATCCACAAATCAGTGAACTGACTGACAAGATTCTTCAGGTTGATACAGCCCTAGAAGAAGTGAATTCCCTGATTGAGAATTACAATGTCAGAGATTCAGAATTATCTTCTCAGATTTCGGTTATTGACAAAGAACTGGATGCTTTGCGCAATGAAATCCGAGAAGCGGAATCAGCGATCGCTACATTAAAACGCGACATCCAAGGATTCTATGATGTCGCTGCTGTTGAGAAAACATCTTTACAGCGGGAACAACAGTCCAAAATTAACGACGTCCTCAAGGCCGTAGACACCCGTTATGAAGATATCACGACGTCAATCCGTCAAGCGCGTGAGCAGCTCTCTAAGAGTATCAACGACACGGCTGATAAACTCACCAGCCTGAAATCACGCCGTGCCCCTCTAGAGGCATCTATTGCCGATTTAGAGCGTAAATTGGCGGTTAAGCCGACACCAACTGACGCCCTGGAAGGAGAGATCGCTCGCATCACGGCATTAATGGAAGATCTGAATGCGCGGCGCGTAGAGTTGGATGAGAAATTGCAAGACCTGAACCATCTTCTGTTCTTCCTAAAAGATGACCAGACCAAAGCGCGCATTATCAGTCTGTACTTGCCTTTCCTCAATAGCAAGATAAACGAGTATCTTGAAGCACTCAATATGTTCTTGGATATTGCGGTTGATGATACATTTGAAATCACTATGAGCGCTGCTGGTCGTAAAGGGCAAAGCATATTCTCCCTGTCTACAGGACAACGCAGCCGACTCAATCTGGCGGTGACATTAGCCCTGCGGGACGTGGCCAACCTCAAGGCGTCGGTGCAATGTAACCTGTTTGTGTTAGATGAAATCCTTGAGAACATGAGCGAGCGTGGCGTACAAGAATCGGTTGAGATGCTGAAACATAAATTTGGTGGGAACAATCTATTTGTCATCAGTCAGCGTGAGCAGGAGTTCCAAGAATATTTCCAACATAACATTCGTTATGGTCTGCGTAATGGCATGACCGAAGTGATTAAGAAGGATTGAACATGAACTGGGATCATCTGTGGTTGGCTATCAGTGTCTTTATGTTCTTTGATGCGTTGTTGGGAACGTACGAGATGAGTAGGGAGTCCAGAGTCGGGGTGATGGTTTGTTGTTCCCTTATCGGCGTGGTATCCCTTTATTTCGCGATTGGGTTTGCCGCAGAGATCTTCAAATGAAAGTTGTCCACTTCAAGAAGGAGCCATACGACGTCTACATTGGTCGCCCTGGTAAATGGGGAAACCCGTTCGAGGTTAAAGACCACGGGCGGGGAAACTGTATTGAGTTGTTTGAAGACGACTTGTATGTGCGCCTGATTGAAGGGGATATCACCGAAGATGAACTCCTTGAATTAGATGGAAAGACCTTGGGGTGCTGGTGTAAGCCGCGCCCATGTCATGGAGATGTTTATGTCAAAGTGATCGGTCGTATTAAACTATTCCGTAAGTTGGGTAAATCTTTTACTGAATATTTGAGACAAACATATGTCAGAAGAGAAAGATGAAATTCAGATTGCTTGTGATATCGCTGTCGAGTTATGGAATCAGCGAAACAAACATTATCAGGTGACGTTGACCCCAAAGCGTTATCTAGAGCAAGGTGGCTTAATAGTCGTTGATGCCGTGTTAGGTTTCAACAAATATACTGATATGCAAATCTTGGACGGGGATTTCACTATTGCTTCCAATACAGCTTGGGATGATCCTATGGAATTTGTCTACGGTTGGTTGGAATGCATCGAGGAATCATACCATCTGATCTACGAATAAGGTGAAGGGCACTAAATATCACGTGCCCTTTATCTTTTAACCCTGTCAGGAGGCTCAATCGAGCTGCAAGTCGACAAACCACATAAGGAACGCCATCATGACGATGACAACGTTGAAGGCCATGGCCTTGTCCGTGACCTTTACCATTGCCAGCGGGAATGTGCACGCTTCCCAAAATACAAGTCAATGTGTTTATGATTTCTCTGAGCAACAACTTAATACGCTGGCAACCGCCTATCACATAGGCAAGACGCAAGACCTTGGTTACACTCTGGCCGCCATATCTTGGCGAGAGAGTCGCGCTGGTGAAGATGTAGTGTCAATGCGATACGGCCTCAAGGCGGCCAACATGGGAGCCTTTCAGAACAAGGTGAAGACAGTTGGTGATCGCGAAGGTTGTAAGAATCGCAAGTGTTATGCCAATGTCGCCATAAAGTTGCTGACCGACCAAGAATATGCCGCGCAAGCCGCCCTCGATGAGATGCAGTTCTGGCTGGCCTATCACAATCAGAATATCCGCAAATCTCTCTCCTCTTACAATGCTGGCTTCGCCCGTAATCCCGCATCGAACGCCTATGCCGCCGACGTCGTGAAGAAAGCTAAATATCTTCAGAAATGTGTGTCCTTCAAAGGCCAGACCATCTCCGAGGTAGATCCTCAGGTGATCGCCATGAACAAGCGCACGATAGAGAAACTGAAGAGGACAAGATAATGAACATCACTCCATCTCAGACCGGATATGAACATATCTTGGTCTTCATCGCTCTACAGGGCGCGAAGGAAGGCATCATCGTATCCGAGTACTCGGGGACTGTGCGCCTTGCCGATTATGTCGCACCCGAGGCGTTCATTAAGAAGTGCATTGATGCGTGGTGCCTCTATGCCCTCGGCACGTATCCTGCTCCTCCTGAGGGCGAGCTGTTGTTTACTGTACCGACTCCGGCTGCTGGTGATACGGATGCGATCTTTGCCGATATGCTGGCCAAGGGGTATCTGGTGTATGATATCACTCACGATGTCTATTCCTTCACCTCCCTGAACACTGTGTTTGGATTCACCATCACATCTGAAGCCAACATCCCTGACTGGGGCATCTTGGCGTGGGGCGTTGACGGCCTGGGCGCAACCTATGCATCATCTGATGTCGGTCCTGTTCTGATTGATGATGGTGTAACCATGGAGCAGTACCTTGCCCAGTTCCCTCAACACAACATCACAGGCAGCGACATCATTTTGGTTCAGCCTGGTGCTATCGCTCTCCCTCGTTTGGTGGATGGCTGGAAGTCCCAGCTGAAGGACATCATTGCCGGAATCAGATTCCATATTCCCATCGTGAACCCAGCACCGTAAAAATAATTCAATAAAAGGGGCGAAAGCCCCTTTACTTCTTCAATATCCTTCCCTATACTTCATTCCATAAGCAGTACGATACCAACTTGAAACGAAGGAGCTATATCATGACACAACTCAAAAACTTCACCGCAGATGACATGTTTGCCTTCCAGGGCGCTGAGCACTTTGCTGACGGCTCCGTCCCGCGCATCTACTATTTCTCTGATGAAGAAATGGAAGATTTCTTCGCCCTGATGGAAAAGGAATACACAGAAACTGATTTCGTCTACGTCATCCACCATGCCGAAGGGTTGTCTCTTGGTTGGACGGCCAACGGCGAGCCGGAAGAAGTGAACTTCCCTGAAGGCATCATGTCCGAGCGCGTAGAGTACCTGCTGGAAGCCCTGGATCCACACACCCTCCCACTCTGGGCGATGTCAGTTGCCCAAATTCAAAAATAAGACAAGGGGAGCCGAAGCTCCTCTTTTGTTTTCGCTAATTAAGGGAAACCGCACCGATTTTATAATCAGGAGAATTATAATGGCCATCCCATCTTTCTTGAACTTTCTTGAAGAGTCTAAACAATTAGACGAAGCGTTTAACTCATCCCCGTATGAATTGACATTCGGAAAGAAGAACGCTGGTGACATTTTCTTCACATTTGTTGATGAAGACGAAAAAGAATTCCGTATTCAATTCTATACTCCACAAGGTCTAGGCAAGAATGTTCGCCAAGTCTTTATCGGTCAGAAGCGTGGTTCAACCTATCCAGACGCAATCGGTCGTTTCAAGAATCCGATGCGTGTTATCGCATCCATGATTGAAGCAACAAAGCAATTCATGGCGACGCCTTTGGGTAAAACCATTGACGGCTTTGCAATTAACTTCTCCAAGAAAGCATTGGAGCGTGGTGTTACCCTCCTGCCGAAGATCATCCGTCAGTCCGGCCTGAAGCAGAAGCTCAATGTCATGGACCTGACGTATACCCCTATCCCTGATCGTGCATTCGTATGGGTTGTGCGTAAAGGTAAGGATCCTGCTCAGGTATTCGATGGTCCGAAAATGAAAGGTGTCACCTGGGATGACCCAGATAAGGTTGGTGATGTTCCGGTTCAGAACAATACTCCGGATGTGGGGGCTTCATCTTCTGTTGATGATTCCAACGGATGGAAATTAACTTCAAACGGGGATCAGCCCATGTTGATATGGGTTGGTAAGGAGAGAGGCCGCATGGTCACGGCAAATATCGCTCCCCACTACGATGTGCCAGGCATGTATGTTGGTGCATACATGAATGAAAAATCTGTACGTGGACAAAGCGCCGATTTTATTGCTAGTCAATTGAAATTACCGCAAGTCCCTATCGGTGTCCTGAATGATTTCACGAAAATGGCAAGCAAATTCTGGAGTACCCAAGCCGGGGAAGTCGTAAACTCCAAAACCTTAAATATCCCAAAAAATGCTTTAGTCTTTGGTGAGACTATCAACGGTATGTCCATCAGTTGGAGTGGAATCGATTTCCCTAAAAGTGGGAAGTACGCTGATGCTATAATGACCACGAACATCATATTTGATTACATTAACATCAAGGCAAAGTTTACCCCTATGGTTAATCAAAAAGGGCGAACTTTAAACAAACCAATAAGTTATGAAATCCGTTTGAAGAAAGATATTGTTCAATCCATGATCGATGAAATCTCATCAAAAATGGAATATCTTTCCAGAAACCTCCAACAGTTGAATAGTCAGGCATACAACCCAAACCAGGTTTTCTTGAATGATATAACCATCACGGATAAAGGTGAAGTGATTTGGAACGATTACAACTTGTCTGACGGCAAAGTTACACAAATTATGCTGTCCATGATAAGCGCAGAAAATAGACGCTTGGAGAAAGTGACAAACAAGCCGGATATCACATTACCAAAGAAACAAGCCGAAGTAGTAGAATTTATAAACCGGATGATTGATATTGATCTCGGACCTTATTTGAGAGAACCCAAAAAACTTGATGTGGTATTATTTGACTCTTCTGAATTGTCGATAAACCAACTCAACAACATAGAACGCCTGGGAAGAGAAACAGGAAAATGGTCTCTTCAGTCAAACGGCGGTATGGGTCATGCACTATTTCTGAATGTTTGGTGAAACTGACTGGACCTTGAACAGAATAAAGCCCCTTCGGGGGCTTATAAATAACTGAAATCCCCGAGGAGATTAAGATGAAACCGTTCATTCAGTATTTCAACGAGCAAGCTGCTCAGCCTCAGACCCATGCTGGTGTCCAGGGCAAAAGCGTATCCATCAAAAGCCAAGCTGATGGAACATTGTGGTGCTCTGGAGCAGTCATCACCCAGATCACCCCCGACAATCAGGCTGATGTCTACAACCTGGAACTCACTGACGGCAACACCGCAAAAGTCAAACTGACACCAGATCAGACTCATGGCATCACCCAAGGCCAAGAAGTTGTTGCTGTCCACGATGGCTTCGAATTCTTCTTTGGTAAGTCGGCCGACAAAGGCCAGGTGACTGAAGGGTATGAAGCTGTCCTGAAGAAAATGGGACAAGACATGGCTAAAACGCTGGGTGCGAAAACAACTCGCATGAGCGGTCGTCAGGAGTTCGAATATGGTGGCATACCAGGAATTGGTAAGCTGGTGCACATCGAATTTGGTGGTGAAGACGAGCCGTATGTGATCGTTTCTGTGGGCGGCAAAGAAACAGACTTCAGCAAGGGTAAAACCATGGCTGCCGACATTGCCAAGTTCCTCGGCGTTAAACCTGTCTAAGGAGGTTGTATGAAAGGGTTCCAGGACTTCCTCTTGAAGGAAGCAAAGGTCGACCACCGGGCGCTGGGTAAGCGCGGTCAGTATGACATCACCGATGTTGGCCGCCCAACCAAAGGCGAACTGATCGACTACTACAACCGCAACGGCGACAAGCGACAAGGGAAAGTGAAGTCTGTGAACGCACAAGACGTCATGACCCTGACGGACACCGAAACGGGGGAAACCGTCAAGCTGTATCTGGTCAAGCCGTGATTGCAATCCCCCTAAATACAGGGGATTTCTTTTTCTGAGGAAACAAATCATGGTCAATGCGAGTATTTTCATCAACCGTGGACTGCTTGCTATAGCCCACTCTCATGCCCTCCACTTCGTTACAACGTCCTATGCCAAGCACAAGGCACTCGGGGAGTTCTACGGGGAACTGGAGGACTTGCTGGATACCTTTACAGAGGCATATATCGGCGCGGGTGGTGTATATGTCCCAGGGTTTGAGAATATTAAACTGTACAACCCAGATCCTATATCGTATGTCAACAGCGTTGTTATCGACGTAAACGGAATTTATGGTCAATGCGACAGCCATCTTCAAAATACGCTCGATGAAATCAAAACTTTGTGCTATCAGACCATCTACAAACTGAAGCAATTGTCTTAACTCAATAGAACATCCTTCAGGTTATAATTTGCCCATTCGTCATCAATAGGATACAGATAACAATGGGCAAAATATTCATACCTTCGCATTCAGAAGGTTGTCAGATCGCAGCAAAATATCTTCACAAGCAAATGAACTGTGGTGCTGTGTTTGTAGAACCAAATTCTTTTGATAATCGTGAATCCCCTGACGCCATCGGGTTCAGACCTGGGGGTTGTTCTATATTAATGGAAGTTAAAGTCTCCCGCGCCGACTTCCTGACAGACAAAAAGAAACCTCATCGCATGAATCCTTCAACAGGAATGGGGGCATACCGATTTTATGTTTGTCCTGCTGATGTGATCAAAGTTGAAGATCTCCCACCAAAGTGGGTATTATTATATTTCACTCCTCGGAAATCATTGAAGCCCGTTCACGTTCCGAATATGCAATATTCTTCGTTATCTTCTCCGGAACATTATGCATCATATTTGTCTAAATCCTTGGGCAAAAGAAATCCTACAGATATCCCTCCTTACCTGTTAGGATACAAGCAGATGTTGGAAGAATTCGCCCACTTTGAACGAAATCAAGTCGCAGAGCAGAATATTCTATATGGTGCATGGAGACAGCTTTGCATAGCTCAAAGTCGCGGTGTAAATTATAATGTGACAGAAGTATTCCAAAGGCCAAACATATGAACTATAAAAGGATACACGACTCCATAATTTCCAGGGCGGTTAATCGGTCACTGCCTTCGGGTTACACAGAGAAACATCATATCATTCCTCTTTCCATGGGTGGTAAAGATAGGAAATTTAATATGGTGGTTTTGACAGCGTCAGAACATTATATTGTGCATATGTTGTTGGCTAAGATGTTTGGTGAAGTTATGAACAAAGCATTTACCAAAATGAAACATCTTACATCCAATCCATCCAATAACAAGGAGTTTTCATTAAGAAGGGAAATGATATGCACTATTTCTGGAAACAACGCTAAAAATGAAAGAAACAGAAAGACTCATTCTGATAAAATAAAAGGCCGAAAACATACAGAAATTACCAAGAAATCTATTTCGGATTCTATGAAAGGGGTTAATAACCCAATGAAGGGGACCAGTCCTTGGAGAAATCCGACTAATATAAAACGGGGTTCTCATAAAAATTGGTTGATAGCGGATAAAATATATGACAAATGGTGTAAGAACAAATCTGTTAGAGTCATAGATTTACTCAATGGAAACGATATGCAGACTTCGTATACGACAGTTACAACTATGAAATTGAAATTTGAAGCTGGTTGGGTTCCTAAAGAAGACGAAGATTGGATTATCTTTGTCAAGGAGAACAAACATGAAATTTCTCGATGAACAATTTATCAATTATCTTGCCCCGAGATTGGAAAAATTTGTCTGGGAAAGAACTGGTGCCGTTGCGAAATTTCGTTGTCCTCTATGCGGTGATTCTCAAAAACACGCCAGCAAACGTCGAGGTCATTTCTTCTATGACCATGATGAAGATGTGTTTAGATTTAAATGTTTCAATTGCAATGAGATGAGCGGTTGGGCGTTTGAATTCTGGTTGAAGAAGTTTGACGAGCGTCTGTATAATGAATACAACCTTGAAAAATTCAGGATAATGGGGGATACCAGTTCCCGCCCGTTACAAAAACTCAAACCATTACAGCGCCTGACCCAGACAGCACGTATCGGTTCTCAGGTCGCCAAACGGGATGAAGAGCACCTTGGGAATATGATACGCCTTGATCTTCTTGACCGTGATCATATCGCCCGTCGTTACGTTGAAGGCAGGGGAATGCCGGAGAGCACGTTATCTTTGTTATATTACAGCAGGAATTTTCGTCAAGATCTTCTGAGTTTTGAAACGGATGTTGAGAAGCAAAAGAAGATACCCGAAGATGAGCGGCTGGTAATCCCATTCTGGACCCAAGACGGGCGCATGAAGATAGTTCAGGGGCGCGCATTCGGCGATAACCTTCCTGATGGGGTATTACGGTATGCCACTGTCAAGCCTAAGAACGAAGATACTAAGATCTACGGGGAAGAGCGCATCATTTGGAACAAAACAAAGTTGGTAGTAGAAGGTCCAATTGATAGCTTGTTTCTACCTAATTGTCTTGCGACTGCCGATGCCGACTTATTAAGTGCTAAGGGGGATATCTATATCCCCGATAACCAATACAGGAACAAACAAGTTTGTGACGGTATACAGAAGATGATAGACAGCGGAGTCAAAGTCGTTCTGTTTCCACCGGAAATACCGTGGAAGGATATCAATGATATGGTTCGCCCCGACAAGGGAAATATCCCGATACGTGATCTGCTTCAGATCATAGCCAAGAACGTATATCAGGGACTGTCGGCGTCCTTACGATTTTCTGACTTGAGGAAGATATGATGGATTTAAAAGAACTGAATAGTATGGACGATGAAGAGATTCTTCGCGGGTATATGCAAGCCCGTGAAGGATATGTCCTATCTGGTTTAGAATCTAAGAGTTTCATCCATGGTTGGAGGAACGGAATGGTGGACTTCGGCGGTTGTCCTATCACTGAAGAACAAATGAATTTGGCTCGCCAGTATTTGAAAAAGAAGCCGACCTAAAACTTTTTAACTCAAAAACCTTCTCTCTAGGCCTCATTCTACGAGGCCTTTTAAAATACTTCAAAAATAATTTAAAAATTTATTGAAAAAGACTTTACTCTTCAATAATCATGCACTATTATAGTTCACATAGGGCGGTACACAACACCCCGCCGAATGAAAAGTGAAACGACCCAACTACATTATGAGGAATTACATCATGGCTACTACCAAAACTCTGATCACCAACGGCACCATCTCTTTTGAACTGAACACCGAAGTTGCAAAAGTTGAAATGTTCCGCATCGCTCAGGCAGCTGGCTTCACTGGTGGCAAAACTTCCTTCATGAATCTGCTGAACGGCAAAGTGAAAGCGACCAACGGCTTCACCCTGGTAGAGCAGGTTGTCGTAGACAAAGCCGTGGTTGCCAAGACTGCTGACAAAGTTGGCATGCTGAAAGACCTGGGCCATGACATCCACGTTGTCGAAGCGAATACCGAAACTTACGGCACCATCGTAGTCGGTAAAGGTCGCATTCAGCTGAACCCGCTGAACAACGGAACCTTCTCCGTGATGGTATTCCCGAAAAAGGGTTATGACAACAGTGATATCGTGAAAGCCGCTGGCGGTGAAGCGAAATCCCAGTATGTCAAAATGGGTAAACTGAGCGCCGACGCAGTAGAAACTCTGGTGAATAAACTGGCTTAACCGCAAGGGGGAAACCTCCCCCTTTCAAAGTTTTGGTAGGAGAATGAGACATGAGTAGAGCAATTATCCAAGCCTCTCCTGGCGCTCTATGGGTTGCCGACCGAATTCCCAACGCGCACTTTCCTCAGTTCCAAGAGGAACTGGAACAAGCGATGTTGAAAATATTTGAAAAATATGGGTATGATTCCGAAGTTAGGACTTCCTTCAAAGAAATCATGCCTGTCGTCGTAGTCAGATAATCGACACTAAATCCTCAAGTTCGACTTTCACTTTAAATACCTTCGCATACATTGCGGAGGTATTTTCTTATGGCCATTCTAAAACTTGGCAACCGAGGTTCTGAAGTCAAAGCGCTTCAACAAAGCCTCAACAAAATCGGTTTCTCCCTTACAGCCGATGGCATATTTGGTAAAGCAACAGAGAATGCAGTCAAATCCGTTCAGGCAGGTGCTGGATTGGTTATTGATGGTATTGCTGGGCCAAAGACCTTCTATGCTATCCGCAACGCTGGAGACGCTCATCAGGAACATCTGACCGAAGCGGACTTGGTTGACGCAGCACGTGAACTTGGTATTGAGCTGGCCAGTATGAAAGCTGTGAATCAGGTAGAATCCCGTGGCACGGGTTTTACCAAAACTGGCAAGATCAAAACTCTGTTTGAGCGCCACATCATGTACAAAAAGGTGACGGCCAAATTCGGGCAAGCAAGAGCCAATGCTCTGTACCAACTCTATCCAACATTGGTTAACCCCAATTCTGGCGGGTATATCGGCGGAGACGCGGAGTTGGAACGCCTTCAGGGTGCAATCGCCCTTGACGAGGACTGCGCTTACGAGAGTGCTTCCTACGGCCTATTCCAGATCATGGGGTTCAACTGCCAAATCTGTGGCTATTCAAATGCCAAAGAGATGTTCACTGATTTCCTGACTGGTGAACGCGCTCACCTTCTGGCATTTGTCAAGTTCATCAAGGCTGATGCCAATATGTGGAAAGCCCTGAAGAACAAAAATTGGGCTGAGTTCGCCCGTCGGTACAATGGTCCAGCATACGCCAAGAACCAGTATGACACCAAACTGGCGGTAGCATACAAGAGTTTCTGCTAATTCTCAAGGCCGGAAACGGCCTTTTTCTTTATCTGATATACAGGTATGCTGGGCGTGTCGCTTAATTAAAGGTGTCGACAACCCCTGTAGATATAGGAAGGTTCAACATGCAATCTGCGTCTAAAGTTGTATCCATGAAGCCAGCGAAGACAAAATCTGCTCGTAAGAAAGACACCATCCAGAAGGAAGAAGACTGGATGAAGTTTTCCAAAGGCGATTTCAAAATTGCTCCGTTCAATGGCCTCTCAGAAAATCAGAACCTCGCATATCAATCCGCACTCAATGAACATCTCACTATCGCTATCGGTCCGGCAGGTACAGGCAAATCCTATTGTGGTGCATCTGCTGCAGCAAAACATCTGATTGACAAAACCATCAACAAGATTATCATCACGCGTTCTCCCCTTCCAACTGGCACCACAGCAGGGTTCCGGCCTGGTGATACATATGAAAAGTTGATGCCTTATTTGATGCCGCTCATACAGACATTCAAAAAGGTTCTCAAAACAGATACGGGTTCCGACGGTTTCTTCAACTATCTGTGGGAGAAACGCATCATAGAAATTCAAGACCTTGAAACTGTAAAGGGGATGACTTTCGATGATTGTTTCCTGATTATCGAAGAGGCGCAGGAATGCGATATGGAGCAGCTGAAGAACTTACTGACCCGTGCTTCAGATTCTTCGTACATCTTCGTGAATGGAGATATCAAACAGTCTAACAAGCGACTGCGTGACAGTGCGTTACAGACGTATGTGGATTCCTTTAAAGACTTCAACAATAAGCTGGAAACAGGTTCCTTGCAAATTGACGGTGTAGAAATCGGAGATGAATATCCAGAGTGGGTTCAACCATTCAGCATCATCGAATTCGATAAGTCTGATCGTAATGGTCGCGGCAACTTCACCCGCCTGATGTTAGAAATTAACGACCTGTACAACATTTAAATACCACACGAACTTCCCCGCCGCCTTCAATCCATGGAGGCGGTGTATAATAACAGCCTGCATAAACACAAACCGAGGATCGCTATGATTAACATCATAAAGCGGGACGGATCTTCTGTCCCCTTTGACATTGAAAAACTCCATACCGTTATTGAACGAGCATGTGACGGCCTTGAAGGAGTATCGGTGTCTGAGGTGGAAGCCACATCGAAGATTCAATTCACCGATAACATGAAAACCGAACGCATTCAGGATATCATTATCCAAGCTGCGGCCACCTTAATTTCTGTTGATAAACCCAACTATCAATATGTTGCTGCCCGCCTGAAGTCGTATGACCTGCGCAAGGTTGTCTATGGTCAGTACAAGCCACCTCATTTGCTGGATATCTTTGCAAAGAACACCAAGCTGGGTGTTTATGACCGCGAATTCCTCGAACTTTACTCTAAAGAAGAATTCGAAGAACTTAACACAGTCATCAACCACAAACGCGACAAGAATTTCACTTGGGCAGCAATGGGCCAGCTGACTCAAAAATATCTTTTGCGTGATCGTTCTTCTGACAGCAAAGTGTATTATGAAACCCCTCAAGTCATGTACATGGCAATCGCTATGGCATTATTCTCAGCGTGGGATAAAGAAAGCAGACTGACAATGGTGAAGAAGTTCTATGAATACGCCAGTACAGGCAAATTCAGTCTTCCAACACCTATTATGTCCGGCGTCCGCACCCCGACCCGACAGTTCAGCTCTTGTGTATTGATCAAAACTGGTGATACATTGGACTCAATTAATGCCACTGCGAAAAGCATCGTGGATTATGTTTCCAAACGTGCTGGCATCGGATTCGATGTTGGGGCAATTCGTGGCATCGGTAGCCCTATCCGTAAAGGGGAAATGGTCCATACAGGTCTGGTTCCATTCATCAAGTATTTGACTGGTGCCCTGAAGTCTTGCTCTCAAGGCGGTATCCGTGGTGGATCGGCAACATGCTATGTTCCCATCTGGCATTATCAATTTGATGATGTCGTTGTTCTCAAAAACAACCGTGGATTGGAAGAGAACCGTGAACGCCGTATCGACTATGGGATTCAGATTAACCGCGTCATGTTCGAGCGCCTGGTGAACAAACAGCCTCTATACCTGTTTGATCCAAAAGACAACCGCGAAATGTATGAAGCATTTTTCGCAGACGTCAATAAATTCCGCGAAATGTACGACAATATGATCAAGGCCGCCGACGCCGGATTATGTCGTTCCAAAAAGCTGCAAGCTGAAGAAGTGTTCCAAATGCTACTAGACCAGCGTTCTGACACTGGACGGATCTACATCGCATTCGTTGATCACATGAACGAGTATAGTCCGTTCAATTTGGACACGATTTATAGCTCTAATCTGTGTTTAGAAATCGCGCTCCCGACTCGTGAGTTCCAACAGTATGATGATGAAGATGGTCGCATTGCCCTGTGTACACTCGCATCATTTAACCTGACGGCATTTGAAGATCCAACAGAAATGGAAGATGTTGCTTTCGTTCTGGTTTCAGCTTTGGATATGTTGTTGGAATATCAGGACTACCCAGCTCGCCAAGCCCGTTTGGCCGTAGAAGAATATCGTCCTCTGGGTATCGGTATCGTCAACGTCGCACATTTCCTGGCCAAGAATTTCACGGGTTATGGATCGCCTATCGGATTAGAACTTCTAGACAAGTGGATGGCGCATCTTCATTTCTACTTGGTCAAAGCGTCCAACCGTCTGGCCATGCGTTTCGGATCTTGTAAGAAGTCAACTATCCATGATTCCGGATTTGTAACAGCCGACCTTCAGCCTCTCCCGCTGGACATCCTACCCAATGGCAAAAAGCCTGTTGGGCAAGCCTATGGTCTTGACTGGGAAGGTCTTAAGCAGAACCTATCAGAGTATGGGATCCGTAACGCCACGTTGTTAGCCGTAGCACCAACTGAAAGCTCCTCTCAAGTGCTGAACGCAACGAACGGTATAGAGCCACCAAAAGGTCTCATCAGCATCAAAGGCAGCAAGGACGGCGTCTATAAACAGATCGTTCCGGATGTAGAAACCCTTGGTCCTCTATATGACCTGAAATGGAATCTGGATTGTATTGAATACCTGAAGACGGCTGCGGTCATACAACGTTGGGTAGATCAATCTATCAGCACCAACACATGGTATGACCCAGAGAAATATCCAGAAGGCAAGATCCCGCGCTCTCTTATGATGCAGGATATTCTGTCTTTCTACATGTGGGGTGGTAAAACTCTGTATTACAACACCAACAAAGACTCCAAGGAAGACGAGGAGTTGAAACAAATTGAAGATCCGAATCACTGCGACACCTGTGTTGTCTGATTAGGTCTATACAACACAAACGTTTAATATCAGGGGTGATTCGTCACCCCTTATTCATCAGGAAAGAAACATGAACGAACAAAAGCAATTTTCAGTATTTGACCCATCTTCAGATAATACAGGTTTGCCGTTCTTTGGCGACCCTGTGAGCATTCAGCGCTATGACATCGTGGCATGGCCTTTTGTACAGAAGTGGTATGAGAAAGGTCTCAGCCAGTTCTGGCGTCCGGAAGAAGTGGATGTCACCAAAGACAAAGCAGACTTTGCCACTCTATCCGCTGCGGAACAACACATCTACTTCAGCAACCTGAAACGCCAAACCATGCTGGACTCTATTCAGGGCGCTGCTCCGTTCGAAGCGTTTGGCCCATGGGCATCAACACCAGAAGCGCAATTTGCTATTCTGGAGTGGACGCGCCAAGAAGCCATCCACTCACTATCCTACACGCATATCCTTCGTAACACAGTGAATGATCCTGGTATCGTTTTTGACCATGTTCTGGACGTTCAGGAGATCGTCGATTGCGCCGGACAGATCAGCGTATACTACGACGACATGGTGCGTTACAGCGGGATGCGTATGGCTGGACGCGCGTTCACCCGTGAAGACATCATGAACGCCAAGCGTGCATTCTGGCGTGCTCTGTTTGCCGCCAACTCCCTCGAAGGCGTCCGTTTCTATGTTTCATTTGCGTGTTCTTGGGCATTCATGCAATTCCTCAACAAAATGGAAGGCAACGCTAAAATCATCCGTCAGATTGCTCGTGATGAGCAAGATCACCTCATCCTGACCCAGACTTTCCTGAACCGTCTGCCGCTGTTGGACCCTGATTTTGCCATTATTAGAGAAGAACTGCGCGGCGAAATGACCCAGATGTATGTCGACGTTGTCAACCAAGAAAAAGAATGGGCGAATTATCTGTTCAAAGACGGCTCAATGCTGGGACTGAATGCCAATATCCTTCATCAAATGGTGGACTGGTTGGCAACACATCGTATGGGAGCTATTGGCCACCCATATCCAGGACAAGCCCGTAAAGACAATCCGGTGCCATGGATAAATGAGTGGCTAGATAATAAAACAATGCAATATGCATTACAGGAAGCGGAAGCCCCTGATTATCTGACTGGTGTCCTTACTGGATCAGTCTCCGACGGTCTGAAATTTGCCTAAAGGTGAGAAATGATTACGATTTATTCCAAACAAGGTTGTGCGCAATGTTTACAAGCTGAAAACATCTGTCGCATTCGCGGTATTGAACACCAAATTCTGAAGCTAGACAAAGACTACAAGCTGGAAGAATTACAGAAAATCACTGGTAAGCAACGCATGTCTATGCCCGTGATTGTTCTGGCTGACCAAACCGTGACCGACGTTACTGGACTCGCCGCAAGTTTGAAACGCTGATCTTTCAAAGCCCCTCAATGAGGGGCTTTACTTTTGAAACCTTCCCACCTATACTTCCCAGTAATTCATTGGCCAACGCCACAAATTGAAAGCGGGTACTACATCATGACCAACTCTGAAATATATCATGCTTCTATGCATTATCACGACCTACGCGCCCGTCCAGGACACGCCAAACAAAAGGCATTTTGGGTGGCAGAACTCAGATTACGCCGTGCTGTCGTTAACCACCAAATAATCATGAATCGGAAAAACGACAAATCACCGTTGTTGGCAGATTCTTATCTTGAACTCCGCACAGCCTATGAACAAGCCAAACAGCACGTAATAGGAGCATAATATGTCCAACAAATTACTCACCAACCCCCGCCACAACTTTGGTTATATCCAATTACCAGAAGTGATCGATACGTTGTTTGCTGAAGACAAGGAAGAAGTTTGTTGGGCACCAGCGACCCTTATTGAACGCGAAATTTTCAAATCTGAAGTAGACGTGATGTTCCGTATCGGTTCATCCGGAGACCTCCATTATTTGGGGAAAGTGACCGAGTTAAAGACCTGCCATGCTCAAAGATTTTTGCGCATTGACACCACTCAATGTGAAGACTTTTCATTCAGCATTCTGCGTGAATATGTTCAGGTCAACCGTCCTGTGTATCAACACCGTCCTTATTTGACGTCGATGCATATAGACAATTATATTTCTGACATTCATTTACGTGCATCAACTATCCATGAAGAAGATTCTGGTATCGCGGTTGATACAGTACTCAATATGATCGTCATTACTTTGGTGCCGTGATATGTACAAATTCCCGATATTAGAAACAGTGTACTCTGTTCACAAAAAGGAAGGTCCATTATTTGAAAATTTGGATATTCTGTTAAAGGAAAATGTCCGTATCCCTCTGGTTCTAAAGGGAAAGCAAATAGGATATAGCCATGACTGCCAAATAATGCGTTCTGAAGGCACCGACGTCTTACGCATCCGTCTAACATTTGTGTTGACAGGTAATCTGGACGGTATGGTGGTTAATCTGAAACCAACCACCATAGTCCACAGAACGGGTGGGAAAATATTATATCGTTTATTAACTCATTTTGAGTTGGTGACAAAATGCTCTGCCACGGACGTTCTTTAATCAATTTGTCCGTTTCAACCATATGGTGTCTGTTATCGGCTCTGGGTTGTTGACCACATAGAACGTGATGGTTACGCCCAGAGAATGATAATCGTCCGACAATGATACATCAACAGATTGCAATTCAGCTCTTGGCTCAAAAAGAGCAATGGCATCTTCAACTTTGTTCTTCACGTCGACCTGTATCGTGGGATTTGTATTTTCTCCCAGCATGGTATACAACCCCGCCCCAATACTCGGATACGTCGGCCAATCACCTACCGTCGCCATCACTATATTACGCACAGATTGTAGTACAGCATAAATGCCTGTTTTCTTAGTGACATCTTTGGTGACCGGATGCATGCCAAACTTCAGGTCAATGTCCTTGTACTCTTTCATGTTAAACCCCTTTGGATATTGCCTCTCCAGCACGAGAGGGCATTATCTGCCCTCACCAGTGTAATCATGCGCCTTTACCACCAAAATTGCCACCGTTATCCTCTAACTCCGGTTTTATATCAATTGGACCTGGGCCTGTAGTTGTTACAGGAGTTGCCCCCGCACGTGAGGCGGCGCGGCCAGCGCCTTCAGCATATTTGATGTTGCCTTCAATAGTCTGCGCCACCGACAACTTATCACAAACTATTTCACTAGCCAGTATTTTAGGCACTTTCAAAGTATTGGAAACTTCCAACATTTCACAGATGAGACGCAACACGTTCTGTGCCTGTATCTCAGCCAATTGGGAAAATTTCATCAACGCCGTGCCAGCGACCACATTGGAGTAGTTAGAAGAGTGCAAGTGGTAAACTTCTCCTGTCTTACGCTGTACTTCAGTCCCGCCGATAGTCAGGTTATGATCGCGCCCCACATAATAACGTTTGTCAAACATCGTCAGATCATAATGATCTTTGACTGATTTATTGACCACGTCCCCGTCAGGAAGCATCTGCTTATAAGACCCCGAGGAGTGCATCCAATGGAGACGTTCCCCGCCTGGAGTGTCATCAACCTCCATAATATGCCCCGACCGAGATGCCATGACATTGTTGTAAGGATAACGAGACCCGCCAGCAGAAGGAACCGATACCTCTCCTGTGTTGTCAATATCCTGAACACGACCAGAAGGAGGCGGTGTTTCTTGGACTTTCGGGGTACGATCCGGAATAGGTTCAGACCATTTACCGTTTTGTTGTGCCGGAGCTGCTGAAGCTGTAGTTGCTGGACCTGGCCAACGATAACCCAACACGGATGAGCGGCTAAAACGGCTCACCTTCACAGAATCGGATTGGTTTCCCCCGATACACCAAACGTAGTTGGCGTCAAATTTCTGAACGAATGCAACGTGACCGAATGTCGGGTTGTTCCCGCGCCGGAACACTACAACAGCGCCGTAACGTGGTTCTGACAGAGGAGACCCCCATTGTAAATATGAACGAGCCAAAGCAGAACGTGTTGATGTATATCCGGCCTGTATCAGAACCCATCCGACAAACGACGCACACCAACTAACTTCATCTTCTGACGCCCCCAGGGAAGTTGTCTTATGATATTCCAATATCCTTGGGTTGTTATTGAACTTACCAGAATATTCTTTGACACCCAATTCCCCACGAGCCACGGTCATCCACTTCTCAGGATCATATCCGTCTACTGGTGGTTGTGGATCCGGTTGCGGTTCATCCTCAATCTTAACAGGAACATTCTCGACGGCATTATACTTCTGCCTTTCTATAGATTGAACGACCTGACCCAGCGCCAATGGGTTTGTATCTGACCCATCTGTTGGTGTTGCTGCTGGCCATACCCATGCAATACGGATGTTCTGATATGCTTTATCTAAAGCAAACCCCATGACGTCAGAGCCGACAGTGATACCCGTCGGAGACCAGCCTAAACCTGCCGAGGAGGCGTTAGATGCTGGCATAAGCATTTTACCCCAAGGCAATAATTCGGTAGGCAGGAGAGTGGTATCCTCCGTGTGTACCCCATAGATGCGTACTGCGACGCGCCCGTTTTGATCGGGATCATTCACGTCTTCAACGCGCCCGTAAAACCAACGCAAGTTGTCTAACATATTGAAACCCATTAGTCAATTAGAATCATGTGATATTTATGGCGGGGATTTGAAATCTGTCGAATAATATATTATAGGAAGCTCTGCTTCCGTTCAACCTTTATTCTTTTCGTTCCTACTCGCTGAAGCTCGTAACACCGCCTTGACAGGCAGTCCCATTCCAATGCCATGGAGGCATAAAGGCGAGGAAAATACTGTACACCTCAGAACATGCGTAGAAAAGCATTATTTTTGTTTCAAAACAAATTCAAAACAGATTTACACAACATTCACATCAGGAACAATGGTGTTATAGCAATTTCGGGTTAAACAATCCTTTCTTAAACGGTAATACAGGTAAGCAAAGAAAACCCCACATTACGTGGGGTTGGAAGATTTCTTAGACAATCTAATTTTCAGTGTCTCGGTAAGCAAATCAAGATGCCACGGCATCGATTCACTGATTTCAAATATACTATAGCCGTGTGCCTTTAATTCGTCACACATCACAAAATAGGAGAGTAAATCAATTTCAAAAATTAAATGAAAATCTCAGTGACACTGTTAAATTTGACTTCGTGTTCTTTCCCACACGAAGGGCATTTAATTTTTGTCGCGTAACGAATACGCGGAATCTTTTTAAAGAAATCATTCGAAATGTCCTGAACAATCTCAGATTCAATATTGTCCCCAACCCATTTGACAAATTCATCCTTAATGCGTTGGCGTTCTTTAGCAACTTCTGGATCGATACCAGGTTCAGCCGGATTTTCCACCTTCCAAACCTGACCATCGTCGTCATACAGACAATCGATAAAGGTGGCAATCATTTGTTCAACAGAGGATGCTTCATTAAGCACTGAGGCATCCGAGAAGGACGGCTGGCGCATCTTTATATGATAACCACCTGGTAGATCAAACGTCTCCCTGAAGCCTTCTGGGGACACGCATTTTACCTGATTGAGCGGGATCGGTAACACAAGCTCTTGACCACAATCTTTAACACCAGAAACTGGTTCTTCACCTTCATTTGTGTCGGCTTGAACTTTATTGTTACATTTGTAACGTATCTTCATGACCTCGCCGATAGATATACAGCGCATCTTTAAAAATACTTCTTCAGTAACACCGATTGGCAGTTTACTAAAGGGAACGCCAGCATCAACACAACTGTCAAATAGTTGCTCCAATGTTGCCACGCGCTCACTCATAGGAGTGTTCGGATCAGCAACCTGAAGTAACATGGTCTGTTGCCCTGCTGTAAAGGCGCGGTATTTGATCACAGTCGGCCAGAAATCACTTTTATGTGTTCTCTCAGTTTTGGGCAATGATGGTAAATTCATAATGTATCTCCACGGTATATTGTAATTGTATTTATAACGAGGACTGAAAATGCACGCGTTCTGTTTCAGTAAAGTGGGGGAGCAACTCGCAATTAATTATCCGGATGCAAACACGGACTTTTTTGTATTACTCACAGATTTTGCAAATAAATTGGGGATAAAGAATGTCGCCATGACCGTGTCCGATATGAAATTCGGGTGGCTGGGAGTTAAAGATTTATTGAATTATGGATTCAATGTGATTATCGTTGATCCAACGTACAGCCCAATAGAAGAGGATGATGTTATTCCAGTTTGGGTTCAACGAGACATAAACACTCTGGATAAGCATTATCCCGATTGTGTCATCATTGGCGAATTAATACCATATTTTCATAAACGTCGTCGGCTTGAATCAATTAAAAGTTATTTTCAAGATAGCGATGACGGATATAAAATGGATGTCCTTACGAGCGGTTGGGTTGTGAAGAATACCACAGGCAATGCCGACCGAATTACTTCCCGTCTTTATGAATATGTTAAAGAACGGGATTATGAACTGGAGAACAATAATGCCAAACGTAGAACGCGCTGATATTCAGCAGGTACAAGACGTCATCCTTCAACGCCTTCGCGCTGTGATCACAAATGAAAAGGGAGAAATTGCGCCAGGGTTTGAAGGCGCATTCGACGGTTTCGTTGCTGATGATCAGGGGAACCCCGTTGTACAAACGATCGCTGGCATGATTATGCTGAATAGCGAATTTATGGCTGATGGTAAAATCCATTATTCACCCAATCTCAGTGTTGACGGAGAATCTTTGGCTTCCGAAGTGGTTGATTTAACGGTTGCCGTTGGTGAGTTGGGTTATGTTTTGATGGTTTGCACCGCGCATTATGTGGACGCCAACGGCCATGTGTCGTATGGTGATGAGGCGCGAGGGATCAAACGTCATGTGGACACTTCTGCATTACTGCAACAGATACGTCAGATGCAAGAAGAAATGGACTCCAAACCTCGCCTGATTTTACCGGAAAGCAAAATCGTCACCAGATAATCCGGTCTAAATACCCATAACACAATGAAACTTCGTTATGGGTATTTTTATGAAATTTTGCGGAATCGACTATTCTTACGGCTGTCCAGCCATGTGCTTCTGGGACGACAAAGATCCTCTGGATTTTGATCATCTTCATTTCTATGCACACCATACCGTTGAGAAGCACTGTCGTCAAGTGCGACACAATATTCTTATTTTACGTCAACCCAAATATGAATCCCCCGAAGAACGGTTTTATAACATTTCCAAATGGGCTGAAGCCGTACTTCTTACAGAGAAGCCGGATTTCATCACCCTAGAAGGCTATGCTATGGGGAATTCAAAAAACTCCAACAACATATGCCAAACCGCCGAGAACACATCTCTATTGAAACAAGCGATGCGCCGTAACAATATGGAATTTCAGATTGTTACCCCGTCTTTTGTTAAGAAACATTTTTGTGGTAAAGGAAATGCCGACAAATTGGTCATGATAGATCACTTTGAGAAGCTGTTCAACGTTAAGATGCGTGGTATAATGGACATGTTGGACGTGAAGGATCCAAAGCCTATCGATGATCTTGTAGACTCATTCGCAAACATGGTGTCTGGACCTTACTTCATAGAAAATTATCCCGATTTCAATAGAGGTGTAAGAAATGATTAATTACTGGCTGTTGGCAGACATACTGCTTTTCGCCTTGCTGTTGATAACGGCATTTATTTGGGTTAAGGGATTCTTGACATTCCTTCATTCATTAAGTGCCATGGTATCTTTCTATGCGGTTTCGCCACATAGTGACGTCAATGTAAGAGCTGCAAATCAATCTGATATGTTGGCCGAATATGTTTTGCTGCGTGACAAAGCAATCAGGATTGTCCTGTTTTCTACGCTGGTGGGAGCAGTTATTATATTTCTGCGACACGTATTGGAGGCGATTCATGCCGTTTTATGATTATGCCTGTACAGGTTGTGGAAATTCGTTTAGTGCTCGAAAATCTTGTGCTGAACGTCATACACCTGAATTAGAGCCATGTTCTGAATGTGGCGGTGAAATAAAAATGATTATTGGAGCACCAAAGATCGTATCTGGTGTTCGTGGTCCTCAGTCCGCGCCTGATGGCTTCAAAGACGTTTTGCGTCATATTAAGAAGCAATCAGGGAAGGGGAATACAATCGATGTCTGATCAACAAATAGCACAAGTGCTCACACCAGATTCTTTTTCCGAATTGGTGTTGATGAGAGCAAGCCAACGCAAGGAATCAATCCTTGAAACGATGGCCAGTGTTTGTGAAGAGTATGACATCGAAGAAGCAAAGGTCAAAAAATTGATCACGCCTCCTCTTCTGTCAAGGCTAACAGCTGAATGTTCTGATGCTCGGTTGTTGAAGGGTGAATTGAAATCTAAAAAACTCATTTAAGGTTGTAACATGAGCAAAGAGCAAATCTATAAAATGTTGAAGGCGCAAGAGTATCTGCCAGGTTCTATCCGCTGGCGGCACGGTAGCCTCAATGAACATGCTGATGATATGGATCGTGTACGTTACACGACGCCGGAAGGTAAATCCTATGTCATCGAATACCATACATTCTTGGAAGGACACAAAACCTTCTCAGATGTGTACGACATTATTGAAATAGACCCAGCAAAACAAATGATTGCGGGTTAACTCAATAGCAAAACGCAGTATAATTACACCGTCGGAATAATTGACAAATACATTTACAGAATAGCCCGAAGGGGCGGATTATAGAGGAATATTAAAATGGGTAATTTATTTGATCGTCTTAAACAATCTCGTGGCCAACAAGCCGAAGCTATGCAACAGCGACTCGCTCAGCAAGGCCAGCGTGTTGGTGGCGGTCGTGACCCGCGCATCTGGAAGTGGACCTGGAATGACAAGGGTACTTCTGAAAACATCATTCGTTTCCTGCCGATCCCTTTGGTGGACATGAAGGCTCAAGAAGAAGGCACCATCCCTGAAGATGCTGTGTTAACTCCGTGTGCCATGATCATGAAACACGCATTCCAGGGCGCTGGTGGTTGGTATATCGAAAACTCTCCTCAGACTTTCGGTAACGATGATCCTGTTCGTGACCATGACCGTCCTCTGTGGGCACAACAGAAAGAAACGAATGATGAAAAGCTGAAAACAGTTCTCAAAAAACGTCTGCCGGACACCAAATACTACGCCAACATCCTGGTGATCAAAGATGGTAACAATCCGGAAAACAACGGCAAGGTCTTCTTGCTTGAGTTCGGTAATGCCGTCAAGAAAATCCTGGATTCGGCTCAGAATCCTAAGTTCTCAACTGACCCTAAATTCGACCCGTTCGATATGTGGGAAGGCGCGAACCTGATTCTGAACCTCTTTGGTGAAGAGAAAGAGTTCGGAAACTGGAAAGGTCTGGTGGCTAACTTCACCAATGTGAAGTGGGATACTCCGGCACCTTTGGGGACAGACGAATACATTGAAGAGATCTGGGAAAAAGAACACAGTCTGTTTGAGTTCTTTAATCCGGCCAACTTCAAATCGTACGAAGATCTGGAAAAACGTTTGCGCAAAGTTCTGGCCATCCCTGACAATCAGCCTCTGGTTGAAGGTGGTGCTTCTACTATGGCACATGCGCCTACCCAGTCTCAGGAACCCCAGCGCCCAACAGCGCAGGAAAGTCTGAACCAACAACAATCTCAGCCTTCTAATGCACAGCAATCTGTTCCAGCCAATAATGGTGGTGCCGATGCGAAACAGACGGCTACTATTGATGAGTTCGAGCAGTTCCTGAAGCAAGACTAATTTCGCTAAAGCCCCTTCGGGGGCTTTTTAGTTTTTGACAACATCCTGTAACAATCCCAACAGACTACTCTTCTCAGACGCCGTCAGGTTATCATTGCCTAAGATATCCCTCTGGATGCCGATAGAGATCCTTTCGAAATCAGCCAAGCTGATACCAGCCAGATTGTTTACAAGCTGATCGAGTTGCTTATAAGCCAGCAGGGCTTCACCTGTGAAGTTTCCTTCTTTGATCTTTTTATACAGCTGTCCGGCTTTTGACGCAGCGGTTTCCCAGTCTCCGGAAGCAAGAGCATCAGTAATACCCAAAGGAAGAAAATCGCTGGCGAGGCTGCGCGTTTCATATTCAGTCTCCGATAATACTTTGTTATAAGAAAAGGAAATATTGTACTGATTAAATTGATCGGCGGCGCTTTTATCCAGATCTATAGAACTGAAGTTGATGGGGTGAGCCTCAGTCACATAAACGCGATGAACAACCTGATCTTCTGTATCCATTTGCTCTATACAAATATCGGTCACGAAGTCTTCATAATAACCCATCTTGGTTGTGTATGGGTCGAATATCAGATTCTTCCATTTGTCCATGACCGACTTTTCATAATAATCGTTGGCGAGGAGGAACGACAACTCCAGATCAATGTTCGTCTTGTTGTTCGGCATTTTAATGTGGTTGCCGTTGTTGGTCATGGGAGTAGTGTCAATCCCTGTACCAGGTAAAGATGCGACCATACACATCATTTGCAGGGAACGAGATGTTTGGTTTGTCCCTCCAAAGAATGCGTTTACAATACGGGCGCTTTGTTTGAATAAATCGCCGAATGAAGATGAAGGATATGCGTTCCCATCATTTGCTAGTGTCGCATTGGAATCAAATATTCCAGGCGGCAACGGAATTGTAACACGAAATCTGTTCTTGCGGGAAATACCCCGTTGAAGCAGTTGCGTTAGAAAATTGCGATAGTCTTCCACGATGAGGACTCCATTTAAATAATATATCTGTTGATATTTATAAGGAGTTGACAAATGGCTAAGAACGCTATGGGTGAAGAAGACCCGTTGTTGCTTCCCGCCGAGATGGACGCCCCAGAACTGGTCAAGCGTTACATCCGCAAATATCGTCAACATTTTGGGCCGGAAGCGAAGCGTAATATCCGTCGTTCTCATGTGTGGTTTATGGAGCGCGTATCGAAAGATGCTAACTTATCTCCGAATCACATGATGAAAGCATTCGCTGAAAATAAACGTCCTGTTCAGGGTGTGCGTTATATTGTTGGCCGCATGTATTATTTCAAATATGATGCGCTGACTAAAGATGAACTCCCGTATTGGGATATGTATCCTCTGGTGTTCTTCTTCAATTTTGTGAAGGGGGATGGAGTGAAATTCGGTGAACGTGGTGTAACCTATCTTTATGGCCTAAACCTCCATTATTTACCGCCTAAACTCAGATTGTTGGTATTTGAAGATCTCATTAAATTGAGAAATGAACGGGCATATCGTTCTAAAACACGTTTGAGACTTACCTGGGATGCGCTAAAGCGGTTTGCGAATCACCCTCTGTACAATCATTGTGTCAAATTATACCGCGCAGATCAATTTCGTTCACAACTTTATGAAATTGAACCGCAATATTGGGAGGTCGTTTTGTTTATGCGTACTGCTCGATTCCAGAAACAGAGTCAGATGTCTGTTTGGAAGGACGCACGTCGTAAACACAAAAATGGTTAGTTCTAAAAGCCGTTCTACGTGATAATTCGCGAACGGCTTTCTATAAACATGAGGTTATGATATGTCACAGCTACATCGTATTTTTGGTATTGAATTCAGTTCTAATTGCGTTCGCTATGATCGCACCCATAAAGATTCGGGTGGTAAAACCGGATATGAACTCGGTAGCCAGTTGGGATATTCCAAGGAACAATTGTTTAATCAGCACAGGCTGAATGAAACGGATCTTCTTAAGGTTATGGGTATTGAACTTGATTCCGAAGCCAGCTTGGATCTGGGCGACGAAATTCGTTTTGGCAAACCAGAAGCATTGGAATTCATTGAAGACTTCGTTTCTGGTTATACCCAAGCCGCTACGAACCGCCGCGCTGCTAATGATGCAGTGGGTAAATTCTACTTTGCGGCGAAATATCTTGCCGACAAACGTATACAGATGGAAGCGGAATTCAGTAAAGAAAATCTGAAAGCGGTTTTCGGCGAAGAAGGCGATTTCCGTTTAATGCCAGAATCTGGCACTGATTCAGCTCGTGATTTCTTTGAAAAACCATTTGTGGTCAAAGGCTGTAAAATTCTTACCGACGAAGACCACGCTTTCGCAATCCATACTGAAGTCGTTTACAATGAAGAGAATTGCCTTGTTATTTCCAGATTGTTCAACAGTCTGTCATATACAGCGTATTCTTTGATTGAACGTTGTATGGAAGAAGAGCATCGTCAGGTAGTGGTGAATAAAATTCGCTTACACGTTGAGCAGAATTTTAACGGGTTTGGTTGTGAATCCGGCGAAATCCCTAATTTCTATCTGTAGCACAAGCAGGGGGCTGTATGAAGAAATATGTTCGTCTGAACACGGTACTGGAATCTGTAATCGAATATTTCATAATGCAGCACCTGAGAGCAGAAAATGATCATGTGAGCGATGCTTTGACTTATGACCACCGGATAGTGGTTCATTCCGTCGAAATAGTGGACGACGAATTGTTGATTGCCAACATAGAACATGCTCTCTGGGACGAAGTTTTGGACCAGTATGTTCAACCCAAATTCACACAAATCGAGTTATCTGCCATGTGGCCACCTGAAACAGTTTTCAATATTGATATACAAAGTTAATATTCACGTCAGTCCGCGCTGTTCCAGCGTTCCGTTGTCTAACACAGAAGTGTTAACCAACTTTTCAATAAAAAGTGGTTTACATCTTCTAAAAAGGCAGTATATTAATGTTCCAGACGCACAGTTGAACATTAAACTGCCAAAGAAGGTTACTACACAAAAGGGTTTTTATTATGTCCTATATTCTTCATATCGAGTCCGGCCTGAAATTTGAAATTGATGGTAAAACCGCTGCTGATCTTCAAGCAGAAATCAAAGGTGCAGACCTTATCATCGGCAACGTCACGTTACGCCGTATGATGGAAGGCGTCCTCCAGTCAGCCAACGGCTTTGAACTCATTGAAGGTCTGAGCCAGGAAGAGAAAGAAGAAACTCTCGAAGCTCTTGACCGCGCTGAAGCCGAAAAAGTTAAACCGACCGAAGATGCGGGGGTTAAACAGGGCGACGGTGAATCAAATCCGGTGATTGACGTGGAAGAAACCGTTAAACAACCTGTTGGTGATCAAAATTCCCATACCGTCGAAGACGGTTCTCTTGAAGTCAACAAAGACGGTTCCATTTCCCTGGTAGTTGAAGGTGAAGAAGTTCTTGACGAAGAAGCGCAAGCCCGTGCTGAAGAAGTTCGCCGTCGTATGCTGGGCACAACCGTTGCTGAAGCAATCGCCGACGTTGAAAATCCGAAGGATGATCAGGCTTTAGCGAACGCGAAGGCGGTTCTGGCCAAGAAATCTTCTGAAATGCGTCCTGCATCTTCTACCGAAGAACGCAAGCGTCGTCATAACAAGCGTGAAGAAATGGTTGAAGCGGCTCGCGCATCCAATTATGGTCCTATCCTGGCTGCGGTTGAATCGGGGGTTGTGCCTGGGGTTTATTTGAGCTATGTGAATCCGGATATGCGCTGGTTCCAGTTCCCTGTTACCGAACTGGCAGATGAAGCCAATCCACACGCCCGCACCAATACTTATGTTGATCTGGCGCCGATCGTTTCCGGCGGCTGGGGTTTCAGTCTGTATGTGAATGGTAAATCATTCACCAAACGCCAGAAAATCAAAGAAACTGATGCCGAATCTCTGGTGAAAGCAATCAATGAATGGTTACCACAGGCGTTGGCCGAAGCGAAAGCTGCTGCGTAATTTAATTCAGAAGCGTTCAATAGATAAAGGGGCTGCTATAATAGCAGCTCCTTTTGTTTATTGGAGCATGTCATGTCTTATTCGCTCAAAGGGCTGTTGAAGCGCCCTGTGCATTTGTTTGTCAAACCACCTGCTGTAGAAAGGGAATATTCGGCACGAGGAGAGTTGTATTACATTAAAGGCTCCAATGGTAGTGGTAAGTCTACTGTGCCTTCTTATTTGGCGGAGAATGATCCTCAGGCGTATGTCGTAACCCATAACAGTAAGATCATGCTCACGGTTTGTCCATCTTACAATATTGTCTGTGTCGGTAAATATGACAAGTCTAAGTCCAAAGGGGTTGATTCTCTGACGGACACTGAGCAGATGTTGTTCGCGTTGTCTATTGCTGACCAACCAGAATACCTGAAATATGATGTGATTTTCGAAGGCATCATTCCGTCTACATTATTGAGTTCTTGGATTCCCCGCCTGACACGCCCACCACGTGAATTGGTCGTCCTCTTTATGGATACCCCTCTTGAAACCTGTATTGCCCGTGTCAAATCGCGTAACGGTGGCGCAGACTTCAATGAAAGTCTGGTGGTCGAGAAGTGGGAGCGCGTTCACAACCATCGGGGGCGGCATAAAGAGTTGTTCCCTACCGTGTGTGCGGGTATGATGAAGTCTCACGGTCTAACTGTAGACCAAGCTGTAATGGCGTTCCTCCTCCGTGACTTTGGGAGCATTGACTAATGGAAATTAAAGCTATCAATAACAACGACATGCTAAAACAGGCTGTCTTGGCTATCCGTGAATACGGGATTGAATCTGATCCTGGCAACGCGGAGATCAACACTGACGGCACCCGCTTTCTTGATGGTGTGACTATCACCGTCAGTAATATCCGTGACCGCTGGTTATCCGTTGAAGGTCGCAACTCATCGGCCATCGCAGCTATCGGTGAGACTTTCTGGGTGCTGGCTGGGCGCAATGACCTGAAGTTCCTGTCACGTGTCCTGCCCCGCGCTGCCAACTTCTCCGACGATGGCCTAACATGGCGAGCCGCTTATGGGCCGCGCCTGTACGCCCATGGTCAGTTACAGAGCGTCATCAACCGTCTCCGCAAAAACATCAACACCCGTCAGGCGTATCTCACCATCTATGATCCGTCTCTGGACTCTGATGTTGGTCTGGCCAAGCACAACGGCTCAAACGAAGCGAAGACCAAAGACATGGTGTGTAACCTGGCTCTGTTATTTGCTGTCGTTGAAGGTCGTCTGAACCTGACGGTCATCAACCGCTCACAAGATGTCCTGTGGGGTATGAGTTCAATCAACTTCATTGAGTTCTCTATCCTTCAGGAAGTGATCGCGCAGGTGCTGGATGTAGACGTCGGCCAGTACAAGCTGTTCTCTAACAATCTTCATTACTACAACAATGAAGTCAGCCAGAAGCAGCTGGGTAAGATCACGAAGGACACCAAAGTAGAAGCTGGGTTCATCAACTCCATGATCTACTTCACGAACGTGACCAACCAGAACCATATCCGCAATCTGTTCACTGGTGTGCTTCATCACTGTGATATCGGCAGCCCGTGGGAAACTGTTGTCGCTCACCTGAAGGAGTACGGCGCGGATCGCGGCCTGATCGTGCAGATGGCGTACTGCCTGTACTGCAAACTGAACGACAAGCTCATCAACATGAACCTGATTCAGGATCATGGTTTGAACATCGCGCTCGCTCATTCTCCGATTGACCGCAAGATCGTTGATCCAAAGTTCCTGGAAGGTGCGTTATGATGTATCCAAACCTTGAATTCTTTACGGGGCGTAAGCGCTCCGGCAAGGACTTCTGTTTGGAGTCCCTGATCAGCTACCACCATCTACAGGGAGACAAGGACATTCAACGCCTGTCTTTCTCGGATGAGCTGCGCCGTGTTGCCAACTACATCTACCCGTGGCTGCCTGAGGAGGTAGAGGATGCCGTGAAGGACGTTCCTTACGTGCACCTTGATAACCCCAAGGGCTTAACTCCACGACAGATCTGGCTTCATCTCGGCAGCGATACGGGGCTTCGTTATGTCCAACCGGATCTGTTTTTGTCTTTCTTTAAGCGTTACCAACTCCCATTAGTTGAACAGAATCCTAACATTCATTATATTGTGAGTGATCTACGGACGCCTCAAGAATATGAATGGGCGCTGAGCACTAAATGTCCCATCACCCGCATTTCAAAGGCAGATCGCGGCGGTATCATAGAGGACGACATAGAGGCTTTCATTGATGAGATGAAAGTTGATTATGAATTTGTTAACCCATTTGAAGGTTGGCAACCATTCGTCAAATTTTATAGGGAACGGAAATGATCACAGCAGAGCATATCAAAAGTCTGCTCGAACTTCAAAAGGCCACCAATGTGGCCTATTTTGGGGAAGAGTGGCGTAAACATTGGACTCATGTGGCGGTGGTGAACTCCATCTATCGTGAGTGGGCAGAGTTTCTTGACGAAACAACCCAGGACTGGAAAATCTATGGCGGTGGGATACAATATGACCGAGAAGCAGCTGTCTACGAATTGGTGGACGTGGTACATTTTATGTTGTCTTCCATTTTATCTGGATTTGGTTCTGCTTTCCCAGTTGAAATGCAGATTGACCTTTTCTTCAAGGACGGACGAGTGATAGACAAATCGGCCAATCTGGAATCGGTCACAGAATGTTTTACGTCATTTATGGAACAACCAGATGTTATCCGTTTTGTGCGGTTTTTATCAAAGGCTTGTGGTTATTTGGATCTGGACACCGAAACCTATATGCTGGCACACAAACGCAAGAACGATCGCAATCGTCTACGTGCTGCTGGCGGTGCGAACTATGACAAGTCTGCCGAAACCCCTCTGACTCTGGAGTTCTAATGTTTACAGTCGTCGTATCATATTATGCGGAACATGCCCCGTACATGGCAGAGAACTTCGCTGAGTTTATTAAACCAGGCGGTCATGTCGTTATTGCGACCAATTTCAAGAAAGAGCCAGATGGTGCGGCTACTGTAACACAACATATTACAACCAAAGAGCCGGAAACACTTTTTAAACGCATTGAAGATTTTGCTTTTGGCGGGGAAGAAATTCCAGAGTCATTACAGCATATCTATTTTGAAGATGCGATATATTATGTTCATGCTATTCCAAAGGATGTTACAACTGAACAAATGATGTATATCCTGAATATCGCATTGAATGTTTCTTGTGTCAACAGGGCACAGCACAATCGTCTGCGTAATATGTATTTAACAGAACGCGGGGGTTCCGAAATTAACGATGAAAAACTCCCGTCAATAATGGCGATTCACGAAGCAATCAATATATTGTCCAAGAAAGTATTGGGCACCGATTTATTAATTACGATCAACAAGCAAGAGGAAACGAAATGGCCGATTCATTGATGGTACGCATGCTCAAGACAGCAAAGAAACTGGACCCGAATGCCGAAGTGCTGTCAAAGACCGATGCGCTGAAGCCTGACATTATTTGCAGTACGGGTATTCCTATTCTGAATTTGGCCTGGTCCGGTCGTATTGATGGTGGTCTGATATCAGGCATCAAACAGTTGGTGGGGGATTCTCGTACATTCAAAACCATGTTTGGGCTGGTGGATGTTAAGGCTTACATGGATAAGTTTCCTGATGCAATTTGTATCTTCGCGGATTCAGAAGGCGGTGCGAATGAAAACTACTGGACATCTATGGGTATTGACATGGACCGTGTCTTGTATCTGCCGATTGAAAACGTTGAAAAGACGAAGATCAAGCTGACACAGCTTCTGAACGATGCACAGAAAGGTGACAAGATCATCGTATTCATTGACTCAATCAGCCAGTTGCCGTCTACCAAAGAAGTTGATGATGCTATCGCGGGCAAAGACACACAAGATATGACCCGCGCTCGCGCTCTCAATAGTTTTTGGCGTGTTATCACCCCGTTGGTCACTGAAAAGAAATTCGTTTTGGTATGGATCAACTCGTACTATGATGAAATCGGGAACCAATACGCCGAGCCGAACATCAAAGGCGGTAAACAGGGGTTCCTGTCTTCTAACCAATTGTGGTTCATCACGCGTGCTCAAGTAAAAGAAGACAAAGACCTTTTGGGATGGCAGTTTACAGTCAACATTATGAAAGGCCGCTTTGTCCGTGAAAAAGCCAAGTTCCCTGTCACTGTGTTGTATGAAGGCGGTATTGACCGTTGGTCCGGTATGTTAGAA